TGCTCCATTCCAAACAGTTTCTGCTGCTGCTCCTGCTGCTGCTGCTCCTGCTGCTGCTGCTCCTGCTGCTGCTGCTGCATACCCCCTTGTCCCTGATATAAACATGGAACAAGATGGTAGGTTCATGAAACAAAACCCAATAGCTACTGTATTTAATGAAGGAATGGTTAAGAAAAAACATGGTACAATTAGAAAAAGTTTGTATAAAAAAGGCGGTCGCACTAAGAAACATTTAAAAAAGAAGAAAAATCAAAGGAAATCTGTAAGAAAACAAAGGAAAACAAAGAGGGGCAAAAGAGGTCGTTCACGAAAATCCAGGCGTTATAAAAAGTAATAAATTTAGGCATATTTATTTTATTTGATACAATTTAGGTAGGTTATTGAGTTATATTATATACTTATTATATAATATAATAGATGAGTGCATCACAAGGAGCAGCATTAGTATCAGCATCAGAAGCAGCATTAGTATCAGCATCAGAAGCAGAAGAAGAAGAAGAAGAAGGAGTTGCCGAAATACCTAAAACTATGTTTGTTTCTGTAGTAGAATATAATGGTGCGGTTATTGAAAGTCGTATTAATCGTGATAAATCATCTTTAACATCATATAATCCATTTAATGAAGCTGGAGAAATGACAGATGAAAAATATGCGGAACAATTTTTAGAAATGTTAAAAATGAAAGACCAATTTGAAAAAGCTGATAAAGATATTGAATTAGAAAATATGTTATCCAGAGTGTTATTTCAATGTTTATTATCAGGTATATTAGGATTTGTTTATAATAAATATATGCATGAGTTTATGTATTTTAATCCAACATATGATGAAGGTTCTGCACGTGATATTGCGTTTAGAGTATTACAATCAGAAATTTGCACGGATGAACAAATGTCTCAAATTGCACCTCAAGGCATAACTGGTAGGAGTTGTCGTATACGTAGTGATTATGCAGGAAACGCAAAATTTATTGATGAAGTAACAGGTTTATTACAAAAAGAAAATACGTTAACACCTGAATTTAAAAGTATGCTTGGTGTTCAGCCTCCTTTACGTCAAGAAGATATTGGTCAAAATTACGAAACACTTTTAGAAATGGTTATGCGATTGGGTACAGAAACACCGGTGATTTCCAAATCACCCGGTATAAAATTACGTGTTTTAAAAAATATTTGTAATAAAATTGTTACATTATTAACATATGCAAATATTATTAAAGATAATTATGTCGTACCCGCTTATGAACCAATTAAACCTATTGTTGGAGCTGTAGGTGATATCGCAGGAAACAATTCTACATTTTTTAGTAGGATAAAATCATTAGTTATATTGGCAGCTGCATACAATTCATATGGTTGGTTATTTGCGATAATAGCACCATTTGCAGTTCCTGCTGCAGCTAATATAGCAATCGGAACCTTAAAGGGGACTTATCAAGTAGCGACATTACCTATAAAACTTATTAAATACATTGGCACTGGATTAGGGAAACAAACAATTCGTACCCCAACTATTCGTGACCCTATAAATAGATTAATATGTATTGGATATACTACAAAGGTATTACCAGGTGATGGAGGAGTAGTAAAATTTCCATATTATGTTAATTTAAATAATATATTAGATTTAAGTGAAGAATTGCAATCATGGCAATTTTTAAAGCGTTCTTGGTTAAGCACTATAACTATTGGTCATGGTGTATTTGATTTGGGTGATTGGCAAAGGTGCGATTTACCAATGGACCAACAACGATTATTAAGTGTTAATAATCCTATTGTTACTTTAACTAATTATATTGATGATGAAATAAAACAATTGACTACATTTGAAAGTGATGACCCTGAAAATATACCTGGTATTCCGGACCTAATATTGCGTATACTTGTTAACACAATAAACGATGACGATGGCAAATCATTTGCACAAGGGCCTGTAATGCAAGCGACAGTTAGAATGTGGGGTGATTTGCTGTATCAGGGGGTATCAGGTGTTCGTTCTGCTGCATTATCATGTGTAAAAACTTTTATAAGCCATGCAGTAAAAGCAGGTCCGGGTAGAATATTATATAATAGTGATGATAGTAGTGATGATAGTAGTGTTGATAGTGCTGTTAGCGAAACTGGAACTGTTCTTAGTATTGATGGCAATAGCCTTAAGACTAACAGCAGCATTAATGATGTTTCAATTAACAAACCAGATAAACTTATGACTGTTAGTTTTAATGGTGTAAGATCATCATCATTATCACGTCAAGCAACACCAGATACTTCTCCATCATTATCACGTCAAACAACACCAGTTACTGCTCCATTATTATCAATGTCACGACAAAATTCAGTTGATTCTAATATAAGTGATTTAAGTTCAGAATCAACAACAAATTCAACTACTATTACTATTAGGTTTGAATTACCGCAAGTACCGGCGGTAGCACCAGAAGCAGCGGCAGCAGCACCAGATGAAAAACCAGTAAACTTATTTGATCCAGAATTGATATTATACTCATTACTATTAACACAAAGAGTAGCAGAACCAAAAGAAGCAGCAGCAGCAGAAGAAATAGATGGCGGATACAGACGTAAACACAGTAACATGATGAGTCATAAAGCAGCTAAAATGCAAAACAAATTAGTTAGTCAACACCGCACCGTTAATAATCAAAAAGTAATGCAATATATGCCTGAACACGATATCAATCAACGTAAATTTGTTAAAGGACGAAAAAGTAAAAATTACCGCAATAAAAAACTAAAAACTAAAAAACGTAATAAAAAACAATTTAAAAAACGACAAACTAAAAAAGTATTACGTAAACGCCGAACCACGAAAAAAAGGTATGCAATGAATAAAAACTAATAGTTTTATCATTTCATAACTTGTGAAACTGCCCATTTATATTAATTTTCCATTAATGTATATTTTATTATCATAATTATAATAAAAATCAAAACATTTTATTTCATTATCAGTTGAATAAGTTGGAATAATGTCGTTTGATGAAAAAGATAATATACCTATAATAATTTTTGACTTTAATTCTTGATTATTATTTTTTCTTCTATACTCATTTAATCCTTGTAGTAATACATCTTTCACTTCACTATCTAACCCGTCGTGGTCATCTGAAATATAATCAAAACAATATTTACCATAATATGTCTTATAGTTTTTTCCAACTTTATAAATAAAAGTAATAAATGGCATATAGATTAAATTATTTATTTATATTTAAGTATTTTTGAAACATTTAATGTTAAAGAGTGTAAATAGTATAAATATAATAACTTATACTATTTATTCAGAATGAATAGAGTGGATCAGATGAAGACAATTCAACACGAAGCCTTAGAACTATTTACCAAAAAAAATGCCGATTACGGCGATGCATTCGCAAAATACGGAGTCATCGGTGTGCTAATGAGGATAGAAGATAAACTACAGCGTTCCATGTCTATAACAAAAAATGGTGTAAACTTAATCAACGATGAGGGGATTAGGGATACGCTAATAGATTTACACAACTATGCCGCCATGGCGTTGATGCTATTAGATGAGTAAATTATTTTACACCCTTATATTTTACACAAAGACAAGATAATAATATTTCTCATAATATCATCTTTTCCGATATGGCGTTTACTGATTTTATTGACAATTTCATATTTACCATACCATATATATTCTGATTTCTTACAAATGTGTTTAACTCTATAAAGATATATATGTTGTGTTTTATTTTTATTTAATAATGGCTCATTAAATTTTTTTTCATTTTCATCCTGGTCACCATTATGTCCAAATAAAGTATATTTTACATTATTTATATCACTCATATCATCATCATAATAATAAGTATTATCAACCGATTTTAGTATAGTGGTTTTTTTGTCTATTCGTGGATTTATTCCTGCGCCACTATATGGTTTACATCCAGTTTGATTTATAATAAATTGTTCAAGTCCATCTGGACCAGACCATTTTGAAAAAGTAATTCCAGACATATTTAGTAAGTTATTATTATAATTAATATTATAATAATAATATTCAATTTTATTTTATAAAATGCATACATTATAAAAACACTCCTCTAACACACATAATAAACTTGTAACCCATATAAAACGGAAATGAAACTATCGTATAAAACCATTTGCAATATCCGCCAATAAGTTGTATACTATTTGCAACCATTGTATACACTATACTCAAGCCGATAAATATAATAATCATGGATGTAACCGGGTTAAAAAATACAATACCACCAATATCCCCTATAAATGAATAAATACCTTTTAGTCCACCAACTGCTATGCCCTGCGGTAACGCCAAAACCGTCTTTGACACCAAAATACCTGTCCGCTTCAACGGTCCGTAAATGTATAATTTAGTAAGCGTATCAAACTCCAAATTCTGGATATCATTTAAAACCTTATTTTTATGAATTTGTTGTTCCGCTGTAAACACTGTATCGGCCAAATCCTCCGCATTTTCATTCGCCACCTCTATTTTAATAAGATCGTTTATTTTTTTTGAAGCCAAATTTATTTGCTGTTGTTCTTTTACTTCCATTTGTGTAATCGGAAAATCCATAACCAATAATTCCTCCAGTTTAAACAGTTCGTTTACATTCGTTTCAATATATTTCATCACGATATCAAGTGAATTGGAAAAAGGCGTTTCCACAATAGTAATAATGTTGGTATATAAATCAAACAGCACAAGTTCTTCCAGCTTATTAGACACTAATTTAATGGCTTCAATTCGCTGCAATAAATTTTCCAATATCCGTTTTTTCACCGTTTTATCTGGCAACCCAGCAATCGTTGTCTCAATATTATGTTGAACAATAGAAAAAAAGTTGCGCATGAATTCATAAGGTATCTTATCTCCAACAATAGTTATTCGTCCATCCTCGTACCAAAAATTAAAGGCAAATGTGTTTATGCAGTAGATTTTAGCATGAGACAACCACATTTCACTGGGCGTCATACCTATTTCCGATATATTCACCTTATTTTTATTCTTATTCTTATCAATTGCGTCATCCGTGTTTCTTGACTCAAACAGCACTTCGCCTGCTACGCTGAGGGGCGTTAAATAGTCACCGGAAAAGAAGCCTGCGGTTGTGCTGAGAATAATGGCGGATGCGGCGGCTTTAAATTTTCTGCGAAACTTTTTTTCTTTAGTATTAGGGGGATTTCCGGATTTAGGAGAAGTCGGCTCTACAGTAGAATAATAATCGTCAATGGAAAAAGAATCAAAAACATTTTGAATATCGGTTTTAGCGACAATATTTAGGCATTGTGTTTTATAAAAATTGGAGAATTCATGCAATTGTTTGTTTATATGCGAAATAAATTGTTGTATCACTGTCTCGGCATCATTTGTGTAAGAGAAAATTAAAAACGGAGAAAATATTGTTTCTCTTTTTACATCATAGGTTGTCAATATATTTTTAATAGAAATGGATGGATGTGATAATTTATATAATGATGAAACAAATAGGTTTAAATCATATTTAGACGTGGACTTAATATGGGAGAATATAGTAACAATGGAATCATTTTCATAAATTTGCATATGAGTATTTGCCTTTTCTGGGAAATTAGCATCAATTGTTGTTTTTGTCGTTGCGGGTATAACATGATTAAATGATGTGAAAAATAATAGTAACTGAAATATTTTAGTTATGAACATTTGGTTTATTTGATTTTGTCTCGTTACCTGTATTTAACAAGGTAATTTTATATTGTTTTCTTAGTTGATTTAATTTTATGCGTATATATTAATTATTATATATGAGTGTTTTTGGTTTTGCACCTCATGATGGTAATATTGCTTCAAAACGGAAAAATAGTATTATAACTGATGAATGTGTTTTAGATTCAACTCCTGATCCCTCTATTATAAGTATGATAAATAGTGTGCTTAATTATTTTAATTTGCCTCAGTTAACAGAAGTATCATCTTCGTCAGATAACACACCCTTTAACATATCAAAGCATGCGGTATTACTAAATAGTTGTCATGGAGGATTACCCGTCATTAAAACCAGGAACAATAACCCTCTTCCTGAGTTTACGTATGATTACAAAACGATTTTATCACGTTCAAAATTACGGAGGTTAATTAAGTCACCAAGTACTTGTTGTTCATATATTACTCCTGAAAAACGTCGTCACTATTTATTATCTGTAATTCAAATAATTAGTCAAGGAGGTAATTATGATAATATAATTAACGCAATAAAAACAGAATTAATCAGGCTGTCAGATGATTTAACAAATGAACAAAATCCATGCAGAACAAAATCCGGATCAGAAAGTATTTGTGTAAATAGTGGCAGAGCATTTGAATATGTTGAAACACCTCGTAGAGCTACTATTATAAATAAAATATTTACTACTGATGAATATTACGAAGATTATACAACAAATCCAAAACATCCTTTGGCTCCAAGGGGCATGCTATTTTGTAATGATGTAACAATAAATGTTAATAATAGTTGGTTTTCAGGTATTTATAATTCTATTTGGAATCAAGATATACCTGAAATATTTAATAATTTTGAAAAAATAGTTAAATATAGTAAACTTTATAATTATAATATTGGTAAATATGAACGTAAAAAAGGAAAAACTACCATTACATACACAACAAAGACAAATTTACTTAGTTGTCCATATTTTATATTTTTTGCAAGTCGTATGCTTGGAAATCATATTATTCAACTTAATAATTCGCTATCTTTATCTTTAGAACGGGATAATACACAATTGATACCGATGGTTACACGAGTTACTGCTGAAGTATTATATTGGTATTTTTTTAACCAACCGTTTTTATTTATTGATATGAGTTGCGAAAATTTATGTTATCGTGATGAAACTAATCCGGATGCTGGTCATATGATTACACAAGCAGCTGCAAGAAGAGAATTACGTAGTCCGGGTTATGAACAGCAATTAGCAGCCCTTCAAAATATACTTCAAATCGGTCCATATCGCCTTCGTGGTGGAAATCGTAAAACACGATACAATCCTAAAAAATATAAAACAAAAAAGCGTTGCAAAACTAAAAGATCTAAAAAACGTGGTAATACTAAAACCAAAAAATATAAAAAACATAATATGTCTCAAAAACAGGGATAAGTTATTTTGCTAAAGTTGTAATAGCCTTTAGCAAAATAATCAGCAGTTAGTTGTGCTTAAACATTTGTTCTGAATTAATTTTATGTGTATATATTAATAATTATATAAATATGATTGCATCTGATCCTGGTCTTACTGCTGCTACTCCTACTGATGCTACTGCTAATGCTGCTGCTTCAGAATGTGTTTTAAATGTAACACCTGACCCTACTATTATAACTATGATAAATGATTTATATTGGAATGCAGGATGGTATGATTTAACAATAGAAGAAAGAGAAATTCGTGCGGAAAAAACATCAAATGACAAACTAAATATATCAGTCCATCCAGTGCTAATAAATAGCTGTCATGGAGGATTACCAGTCGTTAGAAGTATAAACAGATTAAAACCGCCCGATTTTTTGTATGAATATAGACATTTTATATCACGTTCAAAAATAAGGAGATTAATTAAAGCCCCGCCAACTTGTTGTACATATAGTTTCCCTGAGGCACGACAACAATATTTTGATGATATAAATAAAATAATTACAAGTTTAAACTTACCAAGAGACACTCCAAGAGACAATGATGTCATAACTCAGGATATAAAAGATACATTAATCCATTTGTCATTTGATATAGTTGCTGACCAAAGAACCGAACTGGAAAGACAACAATCAGGGTCAGAAGAGATTTTTGTAAATAGTGACCGATCATTTGAATATGTAGAAACTGAAAGTGGCAACCGTGTTATAAATAAGCTATTTACTACTGATGCAGTAACCCCAAGAGGTATACTATTTTGCAATGATGTAACGATAACTGTTAATAATAGTTGGTTTTCGGTTATTAGATCAGGTGACAAGTTTGATACAATTATAAATAGTAATAATGATAATGATAGGCATGGATACGAAATTGGTATTTATAACAGCGAATCAAATACAATTACTTACAAAACAGGAACAAATTTACTTAGTTGTCCATATTTTATGTGTTTTGCAAGTCGTTGTCTTGGCTCTAAAATTATTGAAAATAGTAATTCACTCTCTTTAGGAACTGGTAATCAACGTTTGATACCGATGGTTACACAGCTTACTGCTGAAGTATTATATTGGTATTTTTTTAACCAACCGTTTTTATTTATTGATATGAGTTGCGAAAGTTTATGTTATGAGGATGAAAATGGAAAACCAATTAAACAAAAGGAAGCAAGAGACCAATTACGTAGCACACCAGAATACAGAGATCAATTAACTGCACTTCAAAATAGTGTTCAAATAGGTCCATATCGGACTCGTGGTGGAAATCGTAAAAAACGATGCAAAACAAAAAGATCTAAAAAGCGTTGCAAAACAAAAAGAACTAAAAAGCGTTGCAAAACAAAAAAATGTTATAAAAAACATAGAAAATAATAAGATTAAGTAATCAAATTATTTTCTTTGAACAAATATAATATGTCTCAAAAAACAGTCATCAGTCAGTTTAAAAGCAGAGACGAATTCTTACGTCTTTTGCAAAACAATCCTGGTTTAGTTGTACTTAAATTGGGCGCCACATGGTGTGGGCCGTGTAAACGAATTAAACCGGTTTTAGACGGTTTCTTTGCATCATCCCCTGATAATGTAATTTGCTGCGACATTGACGTGGATGAATGCAGCGATGTATACGTTTATTTCAAAAGCAAGAGAATGGTAAATGGCATTCCTGCTATTCTTTTGTATAAAAGAGGCAATACAAGTTATATTCCCGACGATTCGGTTACCGGCGCTGACCCCGTTGAGTTAGATAAGTTTTTCAAACGCTGCGGTATGCATCTAAGGGCTATAAATATGTAAAATGAATTCCTTTCGTTCCTGCATTGTTAATAAAGCCCAAAAAATATTGATTTGTCTGGATACCGGCATAGTTTCAATATATTTAACATATTTGTCTACATCTTCTTCCGTCTTTAATTTTATATTACGATAAAAAATATTATAAAATTTATCAACATAATTTATGGCAATAGGTATATAATTATTAGCGTAACTAAATAAATCATTGATAAGCCAATCTTCGTCTTCTGATGGCCACGCTATCAGATTAAATGCCCATTTGTCATGATATAATTCACGTATCATCATATTAGTGATTACATAGTTTTGTATCTCTTGTAGCAGCTTCTTATCCTGTACATTATATGTATAAGGAATAATATGGTTAATGATATCTTTGGGTAAACGAGAAAAAATGGATTGCAACATATTAGACAAGAGTATAATTATAATATTGTTTATATGTGTTTAAGTTTTTATTTTGTTGCTATGTTATTTTAATAATAGTTCTTCGCTAATCAATTGCTTTACTTTACATCTAAATAATCTCTGTAAAGTAATTTCATCAGACAAAAGGGATATGTCTAATGAATGTCCATAATATGGATTATTATTACAATAATTATTGCTATAGTTATGATAGTAATGAATTTTAGCACCGTCAATTTCATACATGTGTTGAGGCATTAGCCAATGTTCACGCATGTCAATTATATACAGACTACATAATTCACGATAAATTTTTCTAATAAGTAACTTTTGAATCATGCATTTATAGCCCATAAAACCCATACTTCTATCAATTATAGTATCTTGATTTAAACGATATAATTTATTATACTCTTCTTTGATTAGTCCCGAAGTTCGTGTTCCTTGGCCGGTAAAATATAATATCTGTTTTTTAATGGAGGATGGAACATACCTGAATACATAAATAGTTTCCATATTTGTTTAGTTGATTTGCTGATTTGTTGTTATAATATTAGTTTTACAATAATATTATAAATTTATTTCAATTTTATTGTATAAACAATGTATTTATTTTTTTAAGTATGGAAAATCTTTCAACATTTTATTTTCAAATGCTTTATCATAACAATTTTCTTCTTCTCTCATAGCATATCCTTCTAACAAGTTTAGAATATTGTAATAATAACTTATTTTTTTTAAATCTGATTCTTCGTTATAAATAGTTTCTGACATAATTTCAATTAGTACAATAAACATTTGTCTTTCTTTTATTTCACTAAAGTCCATATCATCGTTTCGCAATTTATTTACAATTTTTAAATAACTTGCCAAATCTATATCATTTACAGGCAACTGAGTATAATAACTGTCCCAAAGGGTAACAAACTCTTTTAATACCTTTAATTCTTCAATGTTCATATTAAGTGACATGTTTATTTAATTAATTATAAAAATATGTTTATATTGTTTTATAATTAATTTGGTTGCTTGTTTTTGCTTGAAACCATTGCTTACCATTGCTAAAATGGTTTATGCAGTGAACAAAATATTATGGTTGAGTTTTATTACATTGAATATGGTCTTATTATTTTTCAAGTTTTGGGTTGCTTGTTTTTTGCTTGAAATCATTGCTTACCATTGCTTGACCATTGCTAAAATATTTTATGCAGTTGTTAATGATTTCACTAATTATATTAGTATACGTAATATGGTCTTATTATTTGTAATAAAATGTGTTGCTTGTTTTTGCTTGAAACCATTGCTAAATAAATCAATGGTTTCAAGCAATTAATTTATTCAAGAGGTTTTTTATCTATAACAACTTGTTTTGTAATATTTTTTATTATTTTATCTAAATTTTTACTTTGTTCTTCTTGAGTTGAGCCGCTCATTGTATTGCAAATCATTTTCATGTATCTGTCGCTGTCTCTTGAACTCGGGTCATTATAGTCGGGATACTTTTTCTGCCATTCAAAAATTTGTTGGATATTTTTTTTACCAACTGTTTTGATTGCTTGTGATAAATGAGTTTTATCAGAATCTTCTTTTGTCCATTCATTGTGTTCCTTAATATATAATGTTTCTCTCTTTGCATCGCTGCAATGAATCGGTCTCTTATTTATCTCCAATGCATTTAACCCATTAATAAATATTCTGGATACTCCTTCTGAATACCCAAGCACAGCGGTTTCTTCTAAATCCTTGAGTTTGACTTGTAGTGAATTCACAAAATCAACCAAATTAATTGCATCTTTACATGTATCATTTAAAAAGAATTGCAGATTAAAATTATTAGTTGTGTTGTTATTATTTGTATTATTTGTTGTATTATTTGGTTGCACTGTTTTAACAATCTCTAAAATTATATTTTTAAAATCTGAATTTTCCTTAATAAGCATTTTAATTAAATCAGTTTTTTCTTGTTCTTCATCTTTCTTAATTAACTGACATTTATGTTTATGAAGTGATAAACTTTGTCTATATTTATACTCTTTTCCACAATTACAGCTAAATAATATGTTTTCGTTTTTTGGCGTATTTATGTCAACATTTGTCAACATTTTATGTTTACGGGTTTGTAAATGTCTTAAATAATCAAAATGTTTGCTGCTTTTAAAGTCACAAGTAATACATTCATATTTTAGTGAGTTTTTTGGCGTAAAATTTTGCAACATTTGGTAATATAAATGTTGCAGAAAAAAACTCCTAAACTTATTCACAAATAAAATCTAATCTAATATTTTGGATACTTATAAATATTCGTTTTTTAGGTTTCTTTATAATTTATTAGTGCATAATATGATTGGTTTATTTTGGCGCTTTTTTGTGCAACATTTTGCAACATTTGTCAACATTTTGAAATTTGCGTGGCAATAATTAGTTATAATAATTATTTTTTGCTGCATACATCATAACAGTTAATACAATGAGCGTAAAGAGCGCTTTTTGGCGTAAATTATGCAACATTTTATGAAACACGATTTTACGCCGGTGATTTTTTATTTACAAAAAAATATTTTTTATCGTAACACATTTTTTCACATTTTTTCAATTTTTAGAGCATTATGCTGCCAATGTGTTTTTCGTAATATATTTTCCCAAAAGTATTTTAGGTTTTCAAAAATGGACATTTATAAATGTCCAAATTTCGTTTTCCTTTTTACTTTTGGGAATTTTTTACACTTTTTACAAAAAAGGAAACAAACAATGAATTTACATGCAAAAGTAAGAAATATTAAATTATAACGTTATTCGTAATGCATAAATGAGGTTGCGCTTTTTGCGCTTTTTATGTCAATATTTTGCAACATTCTGTATTTACGTGTGAATAATTATGTTATATAGTTATATTTTAATGCAAATTATCATCACATGTTATCAATTAACATAAAGTGCGCTTTTTGGCGTAAAAATTGGCAACATTTTGCAACATTTGTGCATACAGGTGTTTTAAACTTAACAAAAAAAATATTTTTTCATCGTAACGCATTTTTTCACATTTTTTTCATTTTGAGAGCATTATGCTCACAGTGTGTTTTTCGTAACTGTTTTTTGTAAAAGTATTTTAGGTTTTCAAAAATGGACATTTATAAATGTCCAAATTTCATTTTCCTTTTTACTTTTGGGAAATTTTTTTACACTTTTTTATTTTATGGACAAAAGGGAACAAAAAATAAAATTACATGCAAAACCATTGTTTCTTAAATTATAAGGTTTTCACAAATCATAATTGAGTTCACGCTTTTTGCGCTTTTTTATGCAACATTTTGCAACATTTTGCAACATTTTGATTTTTACATGTCAAAAAATATTTAAACTTATGCATTTCGGCTGCATTTAAGGTAACGTATTAATGGTGAGCGTAAAGTGCGCTTTTTTATGCAACATTTTTGCATGCATAAAAAACACCGAGTTTAACAGCAGTATAGTTATGACATTATAAATAGTTGTAGTATAATTATTGTTTCATTTCATTTAAGAACGAATATGATTAATTATTGAAATAATATCAAACCCCGAAGACCACATATCACTGCAATGTCCTATACATTTTTTACAATCATGTGTCATGTTTGTAACCGAATTTATATTATCTTTTATATAAGCATCTGTAATTGTTCTATTTACAATAGGGTCATATTTGCAGTAAATTTGTATTATTTTCACTTCCTTGTCTTGTTCAAATTTGAAGCCTGATAATTTATAAAATTCATTTTCTGTTAAATTATGTATTTTAAATATCATTTGTAAAAAATCAGCAGCGCCATTTGACCATTTATCATACTTTACAAAATGTTTAATATCTTCATAATTATAATGATGTAAATACGTTTTGTGAATCAAATAGTAAAAATAATAATCAGGTCTATAAAATGTATTCTTTTCAAAAGATAAAACATTATCTAAAACCTGATATGGTGTATCGTATGTTATTATTTTTTTCCTACATTTTAATGATTTTAATGAAGCCATTATATGGCTGGCAACAACGCCGCCTGTAGAAAACCCAAATAATGTTAGTTCTTCAATATTTATTTCATCATTTAAGGTTAAAATTGTAGTTTCAAAGTCTTTTACAGAAATAAATGTTTGTTTATCCAACTTTTCAAAAACAATTAGTTGATATGTATTCTTAATATAATCAATCGCTAACAAATTTGTTACCATTTTTTGCACATATGTGTCAAATGATACGCTAAATGCTCCGGATAAAAATATAATCACGTTTTTAGATTGTTTATTACCCATTTTATAAACATTTATACTATGTTCAACTGATGGAGTTTGTTCCTCTTTTAGAATATATTTATAAACTGTCTTATTTAGTCCATTGATTAAATTAACATTATTATAAAATAATAATAAATATATGTTATGCAAAATAATGATAAATAAACAATAAAACATACAAATATATTATTATGTTTACATATTTTTATATTATAAAATAATAATTATTATTTACAAAATTGGCATAAAATTATGCAACATTTTTGCATGCATAAAAAACACTGGCGTAAACGGCGTTTTTTTGTGTGTTCATTTTGTTTCATTTTGTTTCACATTGATATTTTGCATGTGATACAGTATTTTTGAGTATTTTGTTTGCTGCATATATAGTAATAAATTAAATATCGGCGTAAAGTGCGCTTTTGGGCGTAAAATTTGTTTCATTTTGTGAAACACGATTTTACGCCAAGTTTATGACAAACCGATAATGATAATTATAATGAAAAAGAAAAGGATGTAAAAATAAAACCACATAATATATTACTATCAATATGGAATTTGGCGTATTTACATTCATCATTCCAGATACTATTTTCAACAGTATAAAAAAATATATGAATTATGAATTAGTACCTGATGAAAATTCCCAGTTATTATTTACATATGATAATGAACCCGATGTAATAAAAGAGTTTGATATGAAAACAACTCCCAAAATGAAAAAAATATGGTATTCTTTGCACCAACCCCTTGTTTTACCACAAATGCAAAGTTTTCATTACCAAGATTTACCACAAAGATTTTATTTCCAAACCCAAAAAGGGTTGACATTATTTTTGGAAGATACACCAATATTTTCACAAGAGCGTGGTATATATACATTGAAATCATTAAAACATATTTTTCATAAACATATTAATTGGAAGAATTATAAAACGTCCGTTTATAATTGCGTGTATTGCATTGAAAAAGAAAATGCGTTTTCAATCTTGAAAATAAGTTCCACTCGGTATTTATTTGCGTATAATCCAAAATATCTCGTTAAAACCGAAGTGGAACAAATTGTCTTTGAATTATTTATTGAAAACAATATATAAATATTTTTGATTTACAAAAAAAAATATTTTTATTACATGAATTTCAAATATTTACAAATAAATCATCTTTAATAAAGTATGCATCACCTTCTCTCGTCCATTGCACAACCATAGTAATAATTTCCACTCCTGATTTTACAGCGGCTTTAAATGCTTCCCTGTATTCCGGGTCTATAATTGACGGTTGAAACCTATCAACATCGGTTCGTTGTATTACATAACACATGATACAACGAATCTTAGTCCTGCGTTTAATAAGTGCTAATTCATTAATATGTTTTAATGCCCGAGGACTAACTGGGTCGCTGCTTTTTTTCCGGTATCCGTCTGGAAAATAAGCTACTTTAGAATTTACACATCTATCGTCAAATCCCATTGTTTTGCGGTCTTTAGCTGTAACATCTTCGTAATCCGCAAGCGGTACATTTTTTACTTCCATTATAAAAGGCAACCCATTTTGGTCTACTCCAGTAAAATCAAATCTTGAATTGATTTGTCCCGGTACGAAAATTTTAGTTTCCCTTTTATACCTTTTTATCTTGACCAATCGTGAAAGCAAATTATTTTTAAGAGCTGATTCAGTAAGGTCTTCCGCTAACTTAGGATTAATTCCAACAATAATTTCTTGTTCTTTCTCTCGTATAACAGACAAATAAACCCTATATTCGCAGCGTAGCTTATTAGTATCAAGTTTTTTTCTAATAGGAACAGGAGCCATCAAAATAGTTGCACCCACATCAGCCAAACCGCAGCAGCCCAGTGAAGCAGTATGTCCTAATATCATTTTATTAGTTGAACCTATGTTAATATCTGCAACATACGGTGATTTTATATACTTTGATGGTCGTTTGTTAACTTGACCTTCAATTAAACCGTTTAACTTGAGTATTAATGACATTGTTTAGAATATTTATTTAATAAGTATTCTAATATTTATTTTTCAATTTTATTTGTTACCATATATGAGTTGATGCAGAAATAATCATTAGAATCAACATATAGACCCGAAATAATATATAATAAAACAACTTAAAGAGCAAACACATTAATTAGTTAAGTATGTTTCATCAGACAATATTATTTGCATTTTACCATGTATACACAAATTTTGATATACGTAATATTTTGCCAAGCTATAAAAACGTGACAACAATGTGTAAAACAGGATTATATTATTTAATGACAATGCCACGAAATATAACACAATAAGTATAACACAATAATATATATCAAAACAACTTAAAGAGAACGAACTAATATAATTAGACAACAACAAATCAAAAATGAATACGAATACGAATGCAAACACAATTACAAACGAGGAACAAGAAAATGTAAATAACGATGAGCTGCAAAGGCAGCAAGAGCAAAAAAACAAATATGATACCCTTTTAGCGAATTACGTGAGAGAAATTCCAGGGCGAATGTTTATTTTTGAGGTAACAAAGTGTTGCTATTACAGCACATTTGTTTTAATGTATAAGGATGAGAGCATGATAGAGCTGTATAACAGGGTGTCGCAGCATTTCGGAACAGCCGTAGTGGCACTGTATATTATGGGCGACGACAATAAGCGTATTCCGGTTCCGATGAATAGCTTTATGAGCGTAAAGGAATTTGTATATAATCATATAGGTGCACATCAGCGAAATTTGAAGCCAATTTATGACATGCCGCTGCCGGTAGTGTATCGTATTTTTTACGATGACGGGTTTCATTGTGCAACACATGAACCACAACCACAACTTCAACCTCAAACATAAATATATCGTTCCTTATATCGTTAAACTCGTACTATTTATTTTGTGTATTAATTTTAAATACAAAATGAATTTCAATAACTTAAACACAAATAAAAACAAAGGACCGACTTGTTCCAAAATTGGAATCAAAATACATGAAACACCTTCTAACAATAATAGCATAAATAATAATAACAATAATACAAATAGTAGCAGAGAGATATACAGACAAATAAATGCAAAATCCACAGTGAAAACTCCAGTAAACTTTCACAATACTTCTCTCAACAACTTGGATTTAGATTTAGAACATTATTCTTTAGAGGATTTGTACAATTTATTTAATATTCCAGGAATCCAATTAGACGAGCAAATTCTCAAAAATGCCAAACAAATTGTTTACAAAATGCATCCAGACAAGTCACGCCTTGACCCAAAATACTTCCGATTTTTCTCTCATGCATACAAAAGAATATACAATATTTACGAATTCCAAAACAAATCATCAAATAAAAAGTTGGGAACCGAAGAATATTACGACGATTCAAATCGCAGCGTCTTAAATAATATGTTTGAATCAAATAAATCATTAAAAGACGCCGGAAATTTCAATAATTGGTTTAACGAAAAGTTTGAAAAACACAAGGTAGAAGACCCAATTAGTAACGGATACGGAGATTGGCTTAAATCCGACGAAGGACTGTATTCAGTAAACGATAACATCACCAAATCAAACATGAATGAAGCATTTGAAAAACAGAAAAAACAAATTCAATCGCTATCGGTTTACCAAGGCGTAAATGATTCCTTCGCTGCATTTTCAGGAAGCCTATTAGATAATGAATCCACAAATTTCACAGGATGCGCAGGAAATAATCTGGGTTACACGGATTTAAGGCAAGCGCATATAGAGACAGTCATTCCAATCACACAAGATGATTTTGACAATATGCCAAAATTCAGGTCAATTAGTGAATACAAGGCAAAACGAGACAATGTAGACATAACGCCGCTATCCAAAAAAGAATCTGAGCGTATATTGATGCAACAAGGACAGAAATTAGAACAACAGTCATCCGCATTGGCATATAAATATGCGCAACAATCAGAGCGAGCGAAGCAACAGAATAACTCATTTTTCTCTGATATCAAACAATTAACTGGATGGTAAAAAATAAAATATAAAAAATATAATAATATAATATATGTTTGCGAATTATGTTATAATCGTAGTTATTATCATTGCATTGGGTATAATTTATCAAAAATATTGTGAAAAACAAGCGCTAATTATGCCCGGTGATAGCTATGGAGAAATCAAGAAATATTTACTAAACGAATCATCTTTAGCTAAGAATAAAAAACCAATAATGTGGATATATATTCCTCGTGAATACAATTCAAGGGATTGGCTCAGTTTCGGCAGCCGCAGTTCATACAATTTGAATCAACCCTATTTATATTTAACAGTGCGCAGCATTATTCAGCAATGCGATGAATCTTTTTATATTTGTCTCATTGACGACAATTCGTTTGCAAATTTAATCCCTAATTGGAATATTGACATGACAATGGTTTCAGACCCTATTTTGTCTAATATTAGGCAACTTGCTCTTGCAAAACTTATTTACATATATGGTGGAATAAATGTGCCAATTTCATTTTTATGCAACCGAGATTTAATTAGTATGTATCAAAAGGGGACAAATGGTGACACCATGTTTGTATGTGAAAACGTGAATACCAATATTTCGGCAACAAATAGTCAATTTTACCCGGATACCCGTTTCATGGGTGCAGCAAAAAATAATAATGCCGTGAAACAGTTTATAGAACATGTGCAGCGAAGCGTGTCTAATGATTATACAGCAGAATCTGATTTCAATGGTGGAACCAATTTATGGGCAAATGATAAAATAAGCAACAACCAATTGCGTTTAATACCGGGAACAGATGTGGGGACAAAAACCGTTGACGAAGAGCCTGTAGTTGTGGATACATTATTAGGACAAGATTATATCCACTTTTACGGAAAAATGTATGGCATCTGGATACCCGCAGACCAAATATTGAAGCGTAATAATTACGAGTGGTTTGCCCGTATGAGTCCAGAACAAATATTTCAATGCAATAGTATTTTAGCCAAATACATTGTTTTAGCTACAGCGCCAAATACTAAATCTGGGTTGAAAATGTTGGACGATGAACAAAATGAGAAGAAACCAGACTGGGTATCGTTTTGGAAAGTGCCGGCAACAAATGGCACGTTAAATGTATGGGGTCCGATGCCGTTGGGTTTAGGTGACAATTTACGTGGACAAGAAACTACTGGTAAAATGTAATAACCTACTGGTAAAATGTAATAACCTACTGGTAAAATGGCTTAAAATAACCTGTAGTAAAATGAAAATCACTCGTAAAATGGAACTGGTAGAATAATTCGTAATAAATATATTATAATAAAATAAATTATAATATATATAAGCATGATACCGAAAGTGATATTGCAAACAAGTAAAGGAAGGTTGCCCCAATATGGCATTGATATGACGATGCAAAAATGTGTAGGATGGGAATATAAACACTTTACAGATGAAGAAATAGTAGAGTTTTTGGAAGCGAATCCATTGACACAGTTTCCGCAAGCGATTGAAAAATTCAATGAAATCATAAGTGGGCCACATAAATCAGATTTTTTCAGATATTATTATTTATATGTAAATGGTGGATTTCACATTGATAGTGATGCATTAATTCAAACAAACATTGAAAATATAACACAAAATTACAGTTTTGTTTCAGTGTTAAGTGTTCATGAAAAAACATTATTTCAAGGTATTTTAGGATGTGTTCCAAGACATCCTATTATTTTAAAAGCATTAACTCATGCATATAATGTAGATATAAATGAACTAAATAAAAACTATTTGTTATTTTGTCTTGAAATATATAATATAATACATAGGGAGGGAGCAAATTATGAAAACATAAAATTATATAAGGAAGAAATGGACGAAAGTATTTATTTTGCAAACACATATAATGTAGATACAATTCCAAAACAAAAGTTATTTACACATTATTGTAAACAAAAAATACTTCCAAAGCAAATAAAAAAGCCTACATCCATATCAGAAACAAAAATAGCAATATCACTTTCATTCCCAGACAATGCAATGGGTATTTTTAGTAATGGTATTCGACAAAATGTGATGTTTTTGTATGATTTATTTGCGAATATAGGATATGACGTTTATTTAGTTATAAATGATGATGATATATCAAAATCAGGAGAAACAAATTTTTGGAATAAAAAGGATAAATACAAATACACAACAGTTTCAAAATTAATACATGAGGATTTTCATATTGTTATACAAATGGGAAGTGAATTGCCAATGCATATTTTAGAATTTTTGAAAGTTTGTGGTATAAAAACTGTATATTATTGTTGTGGAAATAAATATTTAATAGAGTCTGAACAATGTTTATTCCGTAGTAAGGATAATGAACCTGGATATTATCAATATAATCAGTCTACTTATTTCCAGTTTACACAAATTTGGTTATTACCACATATGATTAATACTAATAAATATTATTTGCAAACATTATATCGTACTGATGTGATTAAAGTTCCATATGTGTGGGCTCCATCTATTATTGAAGAATATGAAAAGGAGTTAGGAGCAAGCTGTCAATATCAAAATAGAGGTCCAAATAAACAAATAGCTATTTTTGAGCCTAATTTAAGTTTAATGAAATGGTCTTTTCCAGCAGTATTAGTATGTGAAAATACTCAAAGAAGTCTTGTTAATAAAAAATTAATTAGTAAGGTTTATATAACAAATGCTTTAAATAACAATACAAATGATACATTCAGTAACAAAATATTTACTAAATTAGTGTCATCGCTTGATTTATTTAAATTAAAAAAGTTATCCATTGAAAGTCGCTACAGTAGTTTATTTTTCCTGTCAAAATATGCTGATATTGCAGTTTCTCACCAAATGGAAAATAATTTAAATAATTTATATTTTGATTTGGCTTGGATGGGTTGGCCGATTGTTCATAATGCAAATTTGTGTACTGACGTTGGTTATTATTACGATGGTTTCAATTACGAAGACGGCGGAGAAATGCTTAAACAAGTAATTTTAACTCATGACGAAAATGCAGAGAAATACATCAAAAAAAATCGTATTATTCTTGACCGTTATTTACCAACCAATAAAGATCTACAAGAACAGTATAAAACATTGTTTAATAATATTTTAGAGTTATAAATTTGGTCTTTAACCATATTACATGAGACAAAAAGTAATTCATAAATTATACATCGTATAATAAATAATTTATGAATTGTAATTATTTATTATATTTTTCTTACCCTTTATTTTCTACATATATTTTTCTTAAAGATTAGGGTAGCTGGGTGGACCGCAAAGGATACCACATTCCCCGCATCGCTGTGGGTTGCCTCTCTGAATCAAAATGTATCCGCTCATTCCCCAACTGGTTCCCCAGCTGTTCTTCACCTTGTAATAATCGGTTCCATCTGTCCACGTCCCGTATCCAACAGCCAAAACACCGTGGTCCAAATTTGATCCACATGTTCCCGTCAATACACCGCTCTTGTATAGTTGGAAAGCCGGTTGGTTCGCCTGAATCGCAACAGATACTGGCTGCTGTGCAAGTGCAGTCATAAGCGCCGAATCCGAATTCTTGGTTACATCCGTAAATGATTTGGGCGCTACACCAGTATTTTTGGAACACGTAGTATAGCACGTTCCCTTTTGCCCAGTAGTTCCCGAAGTATAAGGGTAGTCACCTTCAGTGCATAGCCCACCATTGTTCTTAGTCCACGTGAATGCATTATCCATGAGACCGCCATTGCAGGCAGAGTCAATGGTGTCACAAGATACCAAATTTTGCTCGGAAAAGGACAAAAGTGTTCCATACTTGATTTTATACGCACCCTCTAAGGCACCGGTAGCCGAAAAGGACCAGCAAGAGCCGCAATTGCCCTGATCCTTAACACCGGTAACCGCACCCTTTGTAGACCAATCCACACTGGTGGGGAGCGCACTCGTAGAGACGGGTTCATCAAAAACTAAGTTAGCAACAGTTTCCGGAACAGGGTCGTCTAATCCGAGATGAATGTACTCCTTAAACTCATCAAAATTCATGTGAGAAAATCTATTATGTCCCAAAGTATATGTTGCGAAAGTGTCGGCATTGTGTGACTCAATCATATCATCATTAGTTGCAAAATTAGTCAAATAATGAGCATACATGAGTTTATCCTTGGTAAAAACCTTATGCTCGGCAATCCAATCAGCGAACTTTTCCTCATAATATGAAATATTATGTAAATTAGGGATATACTCATACCTTTTGAACTCGGTTGTAGCACTAAGGAGAGCTCCAAATGTATTAGTAAGAGAAAAAAGAGCGGTTGACAAAAGGAATAGTTTTGACATTCTATAATATTACTTAACATTTTCTTTTTATTATGTTTTTGTAAATATTATATTTAAAATGCTTCGTTAAAATTCCGATTTGTCTAATTCTAATCGAAACTGTGGTCCTTCTTTGTTATATGTGTTACGTATTATATATTTATTAGTGTACATATGTGTCTCTATTTTCATTTTATATGGGTACATTATTTTGCACTTATTTTTTATACATATTTCTTCTACATTTACATTTGCATCTACACAAAATAGATGGGTAATAAAACCCAAAGGTCCTCCTTCATACACTGAAGGTTTGGGGATATTTTTACCAAATTCATTGGTTATTGCTTTTAGTGTGGTTTTATAAAATAGCGATGGAATAGATACGTTAAAACAATTCACAAACATATAGTACATAATACGTAGTATATAGTATATAGTATAATATATACTATACATTGTTTTTAAGTAATTTTTCAAATGTGTATAAAATATAATGTTGTAATATTATATATTATGGCAACTAAAAACCGTAGAAACAGAAACCTACGCAAAAATAACAAATCACGAAGACGAAGCCGTGAAAAACGAGGAGTTGCTCGTGGAAACTTTGACGATGAAAATTTAAGCAAGGCATATAGAACTATATATGAAAAAAACGGTGATGCCAATGGTCCACCTACCTCTTATTGGTTGAAAGAATATTTAACGGATCAGGCTGGATCTGAGAGCGACGATTATAAAAAGGTAGAAAAAATTAATCATATGTTAATAACAGGATATAAAATGATGCAGGAAGGTTTTGACGAATTTGAAGAATTAATGCAGAGTGAATAATAAATAAAAATAACCAATGGATCTACCTATTTCTCAATAACAACTTCCTTTGCGATTTTATTAACTATTTTTTCATAATTTTTGAGTTGTTCTTCTTTACAGCTGCCGGACATGGCTTCACAAATAATTTTATTATATTTATCGTTTTGTTTTGAATCCGAATCATTATAATGTGGATTTAATTTTTGCCATTCAAAAATAGTTTGAATATTTTTATTAGAAACATTTTTAATTGCTTTTGTTAATAAAGGGGTTTCATTTGTTTCCTTTATCCATTGATTATCATCTTTAATGTAAAGTGTATTTCTTTTTATATCGCTGCAATGAAGTGGCCTCTTGTCAATATCCAAATTTTTAAGTCCATTTATAAATATTTTAGATATGCCATTTGCGTATCCAAGTCTACCAGTTTCTTCCAAATCATTGATACTTAAAACAAGGGAATCCACAAAATCTGTAATATTAAGAGCATCTTTGCATGTCTCATTCAAAAACACATTAATACTAAAATTATTATTATTGTTATTATTAATAGTGTTATTAGTCACAGAAGTTTGTTTAGAAAGTTCAATAATTTGTTTTGTTAATTCTTGATTTTGTTCCAAAACTTTCATAACCAAATTAGTCAAGTGTGCGGTTTGATCCATGGTAGGAGTTGGGTCGTCGCAAACAGTTGTAGGAGTAGGAGTAGGAGTAGGTTCAGTGTTAATAGTTTCGTTATAAATAGTGGTAGGAGTTGTACCTATGACATTACATTTTTTATTATGTCTCCATAATCCTGCTCTATCATTGAATCCTTTACTACATTGTTTACAAATATATTTTGAAACATCCATTGCAAAATCAACCATTTTCTTATGTTTGTTGCTCAAAACATGTGCATTATAACTACTTTTTTTATTAGTTTTATAATTACAAGTTTGACATATAAATCTTAATGATTCAATAACATTTAATTCTTCGGTAGTTTCACCTTGTAAATGTGAATCCGTATCTAAATTCGCATCTAAATTTATTTGATTAATATTAGGATTATTTATTTGAATATTGGTGTTAATATTAGTTTGTAGTGAATATTTATATTCATTAGTTTTTATTTGTGCGTCATATTGATTAATGCAGTTACATATTTTAACAATTTCAAAATTCCAATTATGCCAACCACCATGTTCTCTTATTTTTTGATACATTTCACAATTATATTGAATATTTTTGCTATTATTGCAACATTGTTTATGAAAATGTTTTTTTTGTGAAAAATTAGTTGTATACCCTATGTATGTATATGTTACAGCAGAATCATTGCAGATTAATCTATAAATAATAGTATTAGAATAATCCCTTTTGTTATTCATTATATGCAGTGTATATATATAATGAATAACATAAAAATTTATAAATAACAACTAATGACAATATTTTTTTTTAAAGTATTTCATTATTTCTAAATATATTTTAAAAAAAGCATAAAAAACAACATAATGTGCTGCCATAAAATAAGCAAAAAACTTGTTTTTTTATCGTAACAAAATATTTCACATAATTTTCTGATTTTAGAGCATTATGCTCAGATACCCGAAAAAAAACAAGATTTTCCAAGACTTTTTTTAGGTTTTCAAAAATGGACATTTTTAAAATGTCCAAAAACGATTTCCCTTTTTTACTTTTGGGAAAAAATAGAAAAAAGCTTACGGACAAAAGGGTACAACCATCTGGCGGTCAACTATGCAGTCGTTACAGAAAAAATCATCAGAATCGTGAGAGCATATATGCAGTGAAATTATATACCGGATTGTGACAAATAAAACGCATCAATTTGTTGAACAGTGCGGCCGATATAATCAGATGGGTTCATACTGATATCATTATTTTCTAAAATATGACGTAAAATGGTGTCAGCTTTAAAATCAATAAATGTTGTTTTAGTAATAGTGGTGTCAGTAGCGGTAAAAATTGTGCGTAAACGTTCATGAATATCTTGGCGATTGTATCCCATATTGACTCCAGCAATGATGATATGTTCAGAAACGACATTATGTAAATGTTTGTTAACATTTCTCTCAATGGTTTCTTTATCAATGTAAATATTAGAGATACATTTAATAGTTTCATTCAGAATATGTTCTGTTAGCATGAAGCAATCCGGATAAATAATGCGTTTAATAGCGGAATCATCAAGCGAGCGTTCAAGCCATTGGCTAACATAAGTTTGCTGCATAGCGGTTTCATGATTAATGACAAGGCGGCAAAGGGAGCATATTTTCTCGCATGTAATGGGATTTTTTTTATAAGGCATAGCAGAGGAACCAATTTGGTCTTTAAAAAAGTGTTCATACATTTCTTTTTTGCCGGATAATAGCCGGATATCGTTCATCATTTTATAGATGCTTTGACACAAAGAGCTTAGAGCTTGAAACACGAATAAATCATATTTTCTGGAATAAGTTTGACCGCATATTTGTAGTTTATTGGCGAAGCCGTATAAATCGGCCAGGTTTTCATTGAGAGCAATGCATTTAGCGTGATCGCCGCCGAATAATTTCAAAACAGTGTCTTCTGATCCGACGGTGCCCTTAATGCCACGAAACGGCAATTTATTAAGTAAATCAAGTAAATTATCCAAGTCTAAAATAATGTCCGAGTTCCAAAACGTGAACCGTTTCCCAACGGTAATTAGCTGGGCTTCTTGTAAGTGAGTATAAGCCAATGTTGGCATTTCATTATAATCAAAAGATTTCGTTTTTAAGGTATCAATTAATTTATACACCAAATCAATAATATACTTGGTACTTTTAGATGCAAGAATCATGTCAGCATTATCATTAATAAAGTTACTTGTAGCACCTAAATGAAGCATGTTTTTTCCGATAGGACACAGGTCACTGAATGCGTATAAATGTGCCATAATATCATGTTTAAATTTCTCTTCATATGCATTAATAAGATTGTAATCAATGGTATTTTTATTGGCAAAAAGTTCATCAATACCTTCATTGGTAATACAATTGAGACCAAGATTTTTTTGACAAATAGCCAAATCAATCCATAATTGTCGCATAACGGAAACCCGGTTATTGGGAGACCATATTTCAGAAGTAATAGGTGCTTTATATCTGGTATTGATTGGTGATATATATGACATGAATATATATCATCAATATTATTTATATTGTTTTTATATTTTTGTTTTATTCATCAAAAACTAAAAAGTAAAATCTAAAAAGAAATTCTGATATAATTAAATATTATATGGGTTACCAGAGAACGTAACGGCAACCAATGGCAAATTAGTTACAATATAGTTCTTCATTTTCTCAATAGTTTCAAACTGAACTAATTTTTGACCATGGTATAATTGATAGACACCGACATGTTCAAGAATATCGGTTTTGTTGATGATGCATTTGTTGCATTGATTAATGAATAATGCGTCAATCAAATTGTCAAGATTGAGATAATTGCATTGTCTTTTACGGCCAGTCGTAGAACCGTATTCTTTACCGTGTTCGCCGATTTTCTGTAGGTTAATATCATTTTCGGGTTCAAAATTCATAGTACCAACATATGTATCATAAATTTTACTGACACCATAAATGTTGCGGATTTTTTTTAGTGGGATGCCAATATTAATCGCACCAGATAAAGTGCAATTAGATGAGGTGCAATAAGGATAATTATTAGTCCAATTAATATCAAGTTCAAACCCTTGCGCTCCTTCTACTAAAACCTTGTATATTTTGTTTAGGCGTAAGTTTTTTTTCCAAAATTGTCTCATATCAACTAATTGGATACCGAGCTCTTCAAATTCAGAAGTAAAATCTTGAGCACGTTTACCGAGGCGTAGCATTTTTTGAGAATAAGTGTAACCGATGCCAGAACCGGTTGTTCCGACTACGTTATTTTGTGTGTCAAATTCAATTGCTTCCTCAGTAATAATATGACATGCTTTGCTAACAAATAATCTACCATTTAGAGAAATCCCTCTATCACTAAGATAACAAATTTCAGTACGTAGTTTTGCAATGTCAATTACGGTATCACTGGAAATCAAATTATAAACAGTAGGAAATAAAACACCGATGGGAAGCTGATGGAGGATATATTTGGTTTCATTAATATAAACAGTGTGACCGGCATTGCAGCCACCATTGAAACGAACACATAAATCATATTTAGTCTTAGTTAATAAGTCATATACAACCTTTCCTTTACCTTCATCGCCAAAGCTGCAACCTAATACGATATCAAAAAATTCCATTGTTAAAACTGTATTACATTATAGCACATATATTCTTTAAATCTTTTGTTATTATTTGTTATTATTTGTATTTCTTTAGTTTTATGTTTATAATTATATTTTTTTTGCTGTGAATAATACAATGAAAATTTTGGACGAGATTAAATTGGATTTTTCAGATGTTTTGTTAATACCGAAAAGAAGTCCATATTCTTCAAGATCAGAGGTATCTTTAGAGAGAACATTACGATTTAAGTATTCGTCATATTCATGGACAGGCATTCCAATAATGGTAAGCAATATGGATACAACAGGAACAATAGAGATGGCTAAGGCGCTACAAGCTCACCATATTATAACATGTCTCCATAAATATTACACTTGGCAAGATATTCCACCAGATTTAGATAAAGATTATTATGCGGTTTCATCAGGTATAAACACAAAAGATTTAGATAATCTGAATGAAATAATGGAAAAAGTAGATCCAAAAATAATATGTTTAGATGTAGCAAATGGATATATGACAAAGTTTATAGATGTTTGTCGGACTGTAAGAGAGAAATACCCGGATAAAATAATAATAGCGGGAAACATATGCACGTCAGAAGGTGTATTAGATTTAGCGATGAACGGTAAAGTAGACATTATAAAGGTCGGAATTGGTAACGGAAGCTGTTGCACTACACGTAAACAAACAGGAATTGGTATGCCGCAGTTAAGTGCTGTAATAGAGTGTTCAGATACAGCGCATGGTGTAGATGTGCATATAATAAGCGACGGAGGTATTCAAGTGATAGGGGATTTTGCAAAGGCTTATGCCGCAGGGGCAGATTTTGTGATGAGTGGTTCAATGTTTGCAGCGCACGAAGAGTCAGCTGGAACTACAGTAGAAGAGACGAATAATAATGGCGAAACAAAAACATACAAAATATTTTATGGAATGAGTTCAACAACAGCAATGGATAAGTATAGTGGTGGAGTTGCTAAATACAGAAGTAGCGAAGGTAAAACAGTAAAACTGGAGTATAGAGGGGCTATAGAAGCGACAATATTAGAAATATTAGGTGGGATAAGGTCCTCAATGACATATTTGGGTTCAAAAAAGATAAAGGATATCCCAAAATGTGCAACATTTATAAAGGTGAACAGACAATTGAATCAAATATATAATGGAAAGGAGATTTAACCTATGATGGTTTAAAAGCGGCAGGAGCATGTGTTTGAGCTGTATTAAGGTTTAAAAAAACCATATTCGCATAGCTCTTTTTAACAGCGTTAGCTTTTTGGTTACATTGGGTTTGATAATTGTACCATAGGTTGCCGGTTTTTCCGATGCTGGGACTGGTGCCCATTTTCATGGGTCCAGATATAGTATTATTATCAATATGATTGATGTACGATTGTTTGCATCTAACTACTTTAGGTCTTCCAGCCATTATAATAATAATAAATATAAAATTATTATTATAAAATATAAAATATAAAATATAAAATATAAAATATAAAATATAAAATATAAAATATACGTTATATCATATTCATTATAATATAGTTTTAATTATAATGAATATTCCTATAATTGTTATATGTTATAATAATTATAAATATGTTGATAATACATTAAAACAAATATATAAAATAAATAAGGAATATTTTAAAAATATTTGTATTTTAGATAATTGTTCAACTGATTTAAATACGATTAATTATTTAAAAAGTGTAAATAGTAAAGTAATTTATAATAAAACAAATAGTGGACCATGGGTAGACCCTGATATAAATAATCATATATATAATAGTTTACCTGATAAATTTATATTAACAGATCCTGATTTAGAATTTAACGAAAATTTGCCAACTAATTTTGTTGACATACTATTACATTTTAGTGAATTATATAAGTGTCAAAAAGTAGGATTTGCACTGGATATTAGTGATTTTGATAAGATGTATGATAATATTTATAGTTCAAGAGCCAATAAAACTGTAAATATTTATGAATGGGAACAAATATTTTGGAAAAATAAAATACACAATAATTATTATGAATTATATAATTCACAAATAGATACAACATTTAGTTTAATAAATAAAAAATATTATCAACTTTTTATCAATATAAGAATAGCAGGAACTTTTACATGTAAACATATACCTTGGTATAAAAATAATAGTGTATTAAATGTATATGACAATTATTTGTTGAATACAAATACAACTATAATTTCTACTTTTTCAAAAATAATTGTTCAATATATTGAATCTGAATATTTTAAAATTAATAAAAATGATGATTTTTTTTTTATAAAAAATGATGATAATGATAAGTATTTAAATTTTTGGAAAAATGAATTTTCAAAATGGAAAAATAAAACAACTGATGTATTTGATAGTTTTTTAAATAAAAATAAGATATTTATTAATATTGGTGGTTTTATTGGAACAAGTTGTATGTATGGAATCCGAAAATCTAAACATGTATATTCTATTGAAACCGATACAAATTTAATTGAATATATAAATTTAAATTGTAAAAATAATTGTGATAAAAATTATACACTAATTAATAATAACATTGATAACATTGACAGAATTAATAAATTAGACAAAAATAATTTAATAAAAACAATTACAATACAAAGTATAATAGACAATTATAATATTAATCCAAATGAAATATCATTAATTAACATAGATATTGCAGGTAGAGAAGAAAATATATTAAATGACTTATTTAATTTACATAAACTATATAAAATACCATTAAATATTTGTTTTTATTATGATTGTTGGAATGATAAAAATTTAGATAGATTTATTTTTTTATCAGAGCAAGATAAAGAGACTATATGTAATAATAATTCTATAGATATATTATTTACGTAATAAATATAAAATCTATAGTTTACTTTCAAAATATTTGCCAGTTTTTCCACAAAATTTTTCATCCGTCCTACAAGAAAAGGCGTAAAAATTAACAACTCCTATAGAATTAGGCAGAAAATAACCACTTTTTTTACATTTACCCAAAGTATCATATTCTTTATCATTTTCTATATGTTTAATAAAATTTTTGCAATCAATACATTTGGGTAATAAATCTTTTGGTTCTAAATCCTTTGGTACTGATGGTTTTGAAGTTGTAACAAATTTTCTGATTTGAATCATTATATAATTATTTAATTAATTATATAATTATTTTTAAGTTGTTTACGTTAATTATCACTTCAAAATGTATTAATATATTCATTATAATTTGTCCAAATTTCTCTACAAGTAGGACAAGTTCGTCTTGATTCCACATTTATTGAAAGCCAATGTTCAAGTGCAGTTTTATTAAAATTATTATAGCAGCTTGAACATGTCATATAATGTTCGCCTTCACCTATTTCCTCATGGGTTATAAAACATGTGGTTCGTTCATCTTCAATTAAATTATTTGTAACGCTATGAATAATAACAGGATACAAAATTTCCTCATCGTGAAACATGTATGGGGGTGAACCTACAAGAGCATTAAATGTATTATTCGTAACATTATAATTAGGTCCAGGACCTGTAGCGCCTACAGTAAAATCAGAAACATCAGTAACAATATAATTAGGTCCTGGACCTGTAGCACCTATGATAGTAGCGCCAGCAGAAAAAGTAGAAGAAGCATGATTATATACAAGTCCCATAGAAGACCCAGCTGTAGCCCCAGCTGCTACATGGTTATAACTATTATTTATTACATTTGATATAATGAGGTTTCCGGACATATCAAACATTCTGGCATGAGGGATTGCAGAAATAATACTTGAAATAGGGTGATGTGTGGTAGTTGAACGAATAAACTCAGACTGATAATTATTAACAAGACTGGCAAGACCCTGGGTTTGTAAAAAATTATTTTGATATAAATTATGAACGCTAACTACATTTTGACCTCTAAAAAAACGTAATTTTAAAATAATAGAATTAAGGTCATTAAATTTGATAGAACCATCATATCCTGAAAGGTCGTAAAAATCAGTATTATCATTAAATGGTAAATAAAGTAGATTGGGACTTATTTTAACACAATAATCTTTAATAAAAATTTCATTGTAATTAATGCGAAGAACATCATTAATATAGAATTTAATTTCGGATAAGTCGTCAACAGTGCAGCCAATAAAAAATCCTTTAACAAAACCATGGAAACACCTGATATTAAGCTGAAAATCAGTAGTGGTTGTAGTTGTAGTTGTATTTTGATTACTACCCGATTCAGAAGAAGACGACGGCTCTGGAATATATTTAACTTGTAAATTGGATAATTGTTGTATTTTGTCAACCGTGTTACTATTAATGATTCGGCTTCTATCGTCCGCATTATAAACAGTTACTTTACAAATCATGCTAAATATATGTGAGTAATTAGAAATTTCATAACAATTATAAATACCAAAATAAACATCAGTGAAATTTAATTTAACCATATCAATTTTGGGGAAAAAGGATTCAAATGGAATGTCAAGATAAATACAGTTGTTACGAATTACTGGCGTTTTTAGGTCCCATAATAGTCGTAATGGCAATTGCAATATATTTTGTTGTCCAATTTTAAAAGCAAGACGAATACCATCAAGTAGTCTATAAATAACATTTAATGTTTGTTCGGTAGGACGGGAAGCTAAATCCGCAAATAATCTTATAATAAGTTTTTTAGGCGTGTATGAATCATAATCCCGAGATAAATATAGTTGGTCATCTTGAAAATTAAATTCTTCATAGGTTGATGCATAATTTTGTGGGCTATGCATATCTCTTGAATTATGATTATTTATAACTTGCATACACAAGCCTCTATTGACACGATTGATAGACATTAATTGTTAATAAATAATATCGTAAATTATATTTAAGTATATTTTAAATATAATTAAGACAAAACAAGACAAAACAAAACAAAACAAAACAAAACAAAACAAAACAAAACAAAACAAAACAAAACAAAACAAGACAAAACAAAACAAAACAAAACAAAACAAAACAAAACAAAACAAAACAAAACAAAACAAAACAAAACAAGACCATATAGTATCAAAAATAAATATATAAATAAAATGATTTAAACCCAAGTGGCTATTATAATATAATATAATATATTAAAAGAAAATGTCTGAAACTGATAGCTGCTTGGTATTATGCATTGAAGAGAGAGATAACGACAATTATGACCAGATTGAGACTACTTTATTTGTAACATATGATTTTGAATCAGAGACATATGTATTATATGGAAAGAGGCATGACTATCTAACTAAGGGTGAAGGAATTTTCAATACAAAATTTCAGCCATTTTTTTTCAGAATGGATGAGGTAGATGATGTATATGCATTTGTAAAATTTGTAATTAGTAAGAAAAGTAAGTGTAGTTATACGTTGTATAATTATAATAATATGCCGGTAGATTGCGATACTGTAGATTATGATTTTATGAAACAAAATGCACATGTTAATTATGAGTTAGTTGCATATGACTATAAGAAGGTAAAGCGAGGAGAGCTAAGTCGTTTGATTACAATGCTATATAGTGTATACAATTATTATTAAACAGTCACAAGACCATTGAAATAAATGGTATAAATGATGTCATAATTAGATTTATCATATTTAATTTGAGACGTATAAGTAATATTATTATATTTACATATTTGTCTAATAATAGTAATAAATGAATTATAAGTGGATTTTTTCTCTAAATACTTACGTTTAGAGACATGATAATATGGAGTGCACTCAGTTAAAAATGCGGCAACGGTTTCATTAAAAATACCTTTTTTATATACATTATTATTAATAATATAACATTTATCTGTTTTAATAGCGATAGAATCAAGTAACTGAATTAATAAGTCATTAGGTACTTGATTTTTAAAAATTTGGGATGCTGACATAATATATATTATATGTATATATAATACATATAATAAATAAAATAACGCCCGCTGTAAATATTTACGGCTAAAGAAAATAAAAGTGTCAAAAAAAATAATTCGCTAAAGTAACAACAGTTATTTACAAATGATTTTGCATAAATTATTAGAGAACAATGCTAATTCAATCTCATCTTCATGAACATTATGAAAAATAGTGATATACTTGCAAATTAAAGGAACAATGTCATATTTTTGTTGTTCAGTGAACATATCGGTTGTTTTAGTAAACAGAAAAAAGTTGTCTAATATATCCATAACAGAGTAGCCCTTATCATAAATATTATAAAAAAGTAGAATGGCTTGATGTAATTTATTTTGTCGTAACAATTCAATATATTCGGTAAAAAGAAAGAAACTGATATTAGTGCAAATATTGTTGGCAAGTTCAAATGTAATGGGTAGATTAAGTAGTTTAAATTTCTCTAAATAGTTGATTAAAACTTTAGCAATATTATTAGAAACATTAAGAATAAATGTTTTGGCGTCTGTATCAATGGATATATTTTCAGCTACAATAATTTTATGCATAATAGTATTTAAATCGGAACGCTGTAATGGCTTAATTTTGATGATAATAAATCTGGATTGTAGGGATTCAATAACTTTTTGTGAGTTAGTGCAAGAAGAAATAAAGTGAACATTGTGGCTGTATTTGTCAAGGCAGTTTCTAAATACTTGTTGGCTTTGTTCGTTAATGAGGTCAATATCATCCAAAACAATGATTTTTTTTTTGCCGATAACAGAGGAGCATGTTTGGCAAAATGTTTTGACATCATTACGATAATAGTTGATGCCTTGTTCTTTGAGGCTATTAATATGTAGGATATTGTCTTGATATAGGTGGTACGGGATATCTTTATAATATTCTCTAATAGATGCATTAAGAAAGGATGTTTTGCCGCAACCGATGTCTCCGATAAATAAAACATTGAGGTTGTCAATGGTGATGAGTGTATTTAATATATCAACCATTTCTGCATCGGTTTCAAAATCTTTGAAATATCTGGGTTGGTATTTATTTAAAAAAAGTGGTGATTCCATATTTTTTTGTGGAGTTTCCATTAATATAATTATAAATATATACGTTAATAAGTATTTAAGTTTATCTTGAATAATATTAATAAAAATGAGCGAATCATTTTACAATGTATTAAATGTTCCAGAAACGGCAAGTCAGGAAGATATCAAAAAGGCATATAGAAAAATGTCAATGACTCATCATCCAGACAAAAATAATAATAGTCAGGAATCAACAGAGAAATTTCAAAAGATTAGCGAAGCATATGAAGTATTAGGAGATGTAGATAAGAAGAGAGAGTATGATATGATGCAAAATAATCCGTTTTTAAAGATGATGGGTGGAGGTAATCCGATGGCCCATATGGCACATATGAACCCGATGGCTCAAATGAACCCGATAGATGAATTATTTTCAAATTTATTTGGAATGCCATTTGTGCACATGGGAGTAAACCAAATGCCTGGACAAGGACATCCACAACAACAGCAAGGGTTTCCATTTGGACCAAATGTACGTGTGTTTCACAATGGCGTACAAATAAATCAGGGGCAAAACGGCGGACAACAATTTGGTCAAAAGCCAACCCCGATAGTTAAAAATGTGACAGTTCCAATAGATAAAATATTAACAGGGACAACAATTCCAGTAGATATAGAGAGATGGATAATGGAGAATGGCAACAAGGTATTTGAGAATGAAACGGTTTATGTGACAGTGCCAAAGGGGATTGATGAAGGTGAAATAATTGTTTTAAATGATAAGGGAAATATGATGGGGGATAACTGTAAAGGAGACATAAAGATTTTTATAAAGATAGAAAACAATACAGAATTTAAGAGAAGTGGATTAGATTTAGTTTTAGAAAAAACGATAACAATGAAGGATGCTTTGTGTGGTTTTGCATTTGAGTTAAAATACATAACAGGAAAGACCTATACAATAACAAATAATTCAGGAAATATAATAAGTCATGGGTATAAAAAATTAATTCCTGGTATGGGATTTGAGAGAGATGGTCACAGAGGAAATTTGATAATAGTTTTTGACGTAAAATTCCCGGAAAAGTTGACACCGGAAGCAATAGAGGCGTTAAAGGCGATAGATTTTTAATATTAAACTAATTTAAACTAATTTAAACATTATATGTAATAAATATTAGATATGATGAGACAAATGAGACAAATAATGCAAATAAATAAAAATATAACAAATAATATTATTCGTACATTTCATTTAGGTACAACAACAGATACGACAAATATTACAAAAAAATGTATAGATTGTAAACACTATGTATTGAATATAGCTGTAAATAATCATAATACAAAATTTTATGATTATGCCAATGCAACATGTTTAAAATTTAAAACAAAAAATATCAATACAAATCAAATGGAATACGCAAATGCATATATTAGTAGAAGCGAACGTATTTTATGTGGGTCAACTGGAAAGCATTTTTCTAAGAAATAACCAATAAAAAACAATTAAATACAATTAATTACAAAAAATAAATAATATAATATTGTTGTAAAACAACTTAAAGAGAATTTATATAAGTAATATGTAGATATAAATATAGTTATATTTGCAGCAGCGTGCTCCTTTAGCTTAGTGGTAGAGCATTCGCTTTGTAAGCGAAAGGTCTTGGGTTCAATCCCCAAAGGGAGCTATTATTATAATAATTATTTTTATAATACTTATTATATCTAATATTTTGTAAACTAATATTTATAGTTGTCTAATGATTTAATTTTATTGTATTCTCGTTGACATGTGTCACAGCACGTAACATATCTATCAACCAATAAATTGTCACAAATGCAACAAACAAGCGTTGAATAATCTGGTTCTTCTACTTCTTCTACTTCAACTTCTGTATCCATTTCTGCCGATTTCATTTCTGTAGCAGCCTCTGATGCAGCTTGGTCTTGTGCATATTCTTCGGTGGACGGCATGGTATAGTCGTATAAAGGTACTACGTTAAGTGCTACGTTAAGTGCTATCATATTCTCTGTCTCTGTCTCTGTATCGTCGTAAATTATTTGTCCCAAGTTGTTAGCAATATAATGATTAACATAATCAAATATACTATTACTATAAATATCATAATAACTATTGTTATTATATTCAACTTGCAATAAATTATCCGTGTTAAAAGCAGGAGCGTCGTTAGTTTCGGGATTCATTTTAATGTATTGTTTGATTTAATTATAATTTTCATATTATATAAAAACTTAGTTCAATTTTTTATATAAATCACAATTGTTTTCTCTCATTGTTACATTTATAAGTTTGAAATTTACAAATATTTTTCATGAATAAATTATTTATTATTGTTTAATAATTTATTCACTTCTTTGTATGTTAGTTTAATAAATGTTAAAAATGATTTTGTATCATTTTATCGTGAATTTCCCATACTTCATGATAATTTGTGACTTGTTCATATTTAATAATTGGACTATATGTAATTACTTTATATTTTCTACTATACTGACTACCAATCCATATTTCCCATATGTATCTATTTTCAGATACAATTGGTTCTGAACAATAATTTTTAACATATGAACTTCTACACCAAAAAAAATTAAAATATATAAAACCAGCTATATGAGGTATTGCACCGGCAACTTCTAATAATTTATTATTATCAAACTCATCAATATATTGTTTATAATTTTCAATTGTATATTTAAATAAACAATTACGTGTTGCATGTTGATTTGACATCATTCCTTTTGAATGAAAACATAATAATACTGTGTCTGTATCATCATCGTTTTGTGCTATCTCATATAGTGTTTTAATTCCAGGAAACTCATAAACATTATCTTTAAATACATTAATAATTGTTATTTTTGGATATTTATTTTTTAAAAATAATATTAAATTATTTAGTTCTATATCATCAGCAATAACACTCATGAAAATTTCATCAGCTTCATTATATAATGATGATTCTTTTAATTGTGATAATTGTTCTTCTACGATAGTTTCCCATTTATTTGGAATTAAATATGCAAAATAAACAATTTTAATTTTCATTATTATTATTATATCGCTATATTATTTCTAAGTTGATATTTTTTAAAATAATAATAAAAAATACTAATAAAAATAATATATTTTATTATATTATAAATGGGAAACGGTTCAGGAGCAGGTCGTCTAAGTTCACGTATTTTTACAAATTCATTTCCTGGTAAAAATTATCAAGTATATAGACCATATGATATCAGACAAATGGGTAATTCATTTTATGGATTAAGTAAGCCGCAATATGCGTCGCAAACATATCATCAGTTAGCAGCTTTAGGAACCGGTATAGGTGACAGAGGTAGCCGTTGGGATAGAGCAACTAATGCAAGACCGATTCAGTTTGTGCATCCAAATCAATTATAGATTATAAATACTTTTTGTCTCATATAACAATTTTAATAATGAAATAATAATAATATAATAATATAATAATATAATAATATAATAATATAATTACAATAACAACAACATTTTCTTTAATTGGTCAAGTTCATGGGAATCGTAATAACCATTTTGTTTATACTGTTCAGTAAAGTTAGTAATATGGAAATTAATGGTTGCCAGATTTTGATAACGGAAACGACAACTGTCAAAATGTAGTTGTTGATCTAACAATTCAGTCAAATCAAATATATAAATAACAAATATGGATTCTAAGTTAGCAGCTAATTCAGTAAGAATTTTATTGTTGCTAATATTAATTATATTTTTCAATAATGTAATTAATTGTTTTGCATAGTCACATAATTCAGGAGTGTCGCTTTTTACCGAAAGCAGATTTATAATATATGCAACATATGTCTGTTTTAATCCTGTGAGGTGCGCCATTATAGTTTAAATAATAATATTGTAATAATTATTTATAATATTTTTTTCAATTTTATTGCAACATTATAAATTGTACCACGTTAAATATTAAATTTAACGACAATAACAATTGTGTTTGCTCCTACTACTCCAGCAGGATAATTATATACACCTGTAATATTTGTTGTTACTACTGTATCTACTAAGAGAGTATTTACATAATTTAATCTTGTTATTGATAGCGGTGCATAATTAATAGTTACGTAAGAATCACCTGTGAATTTAATAACAGTATTAAAACCTGGTTCCGATGGTAAATACGTATATGTGCCAGTAACTGAGTATCTTGGAATACGTGGATAAGGATAATAACTTGCAGGGTTATTATTGGCAAGTCCTAAATGTGTATTAATTTTGGTGCAACCGCCACCGGTGAGACAAGAAGACGCCTTAATCATTTTAGCACGTCTATTGGCAATATTAGATGCCCCTACACCGGAACCGGAAGTATAAGTATTCCATAATGTAGTAGGTTTATTGCAAATGAGACCATACTTGGGATTTTTTCTGCCGCCGACCCCAGTGTTCTTTTTGTATAAAAAGCCGGGAAATTTAGAACCACCGAACCAAAGTTGTCCATAACTATTAGAACCGTTTCCTACTCCTTTGAAATATGACATATATATTATATATTATATATTATTTTCTACAACCTTTTCCACTTTTGAAAAAGTGGAGCAAAACCTACAACTGAGTCTCTACAGGTAAGCTTAATAGTTTGGCACAACCTTTTCAAAGGTTGTAAAGGTTGTAAACTTCATGGTTTGGCACAACCTTTTCAAAGGTTGTAAAAAGTGGATTAAGATATCTTTTTCGTAGGAATATCACTGGATACAATGTAAATAGAATTCTCCGTAATAATAATATATTCGCTTCCCGATTTATAAAACTTAGCAATAGCACTGGTATACTCCTCAGGTGACTTTACAAGCAATTTTTCACCAGACTCTCTCACACCAACGAGTGCCTTCTTATCCACCGAAGCAGTCCAATAATCCAACATAATAGGTTTGTCTTCAACAATAGATAGTTTAGCAGCATGTTGTAGTGTTACATCAGAAGGGAGACGATAACTTGAGTTACCTGTGGTAACAGAATGAGAATCAGATGAAGAACTAACAGCTACTTGTTTTTGGTCGGACATAGACATTATACTAAAATAAAATTATTGTCTTTAAATACTTATATTAATATATTAATATATTAATATTAATATATTAATATTATTATAAATATTATTATAAATATTATTAATATTATTAATATTATAATAAAAACTTGTGATATATAAATGAAAGAAAAAGAAGTGTCAAAGGATTTTTTGCAGTATACGCTGTATAATACAGAGAATTACAATAAAAACATCAATAACACATTGCAAGAAATATTACCAAATTTTATGAATATAATGACAGAATACATGAAATTTATATCGGAAAAAATAACTATGAAAAAGAAATCATATTATTTATTTATTGTGGAGCGTGGTATAGACACGCTAATTCATGTTTTTGAAATGATATTTTATTATACCAAAAATTTACCATTAACAATTTATCATACACAAAAGGCATACTATTTTTACATAGAATTTATTGAACAAATATCAGACGATAACATAACATTTTTGCAATTAAGTTCAAGAGATGCTGTATTATTTGTCTATAAAAAAACAATTTACGATTTAAATAACGAATATAAAAAGAATATGGTTAAAATAACTGAGTCCGAAGAAGAAGTAATTGAAATAATAAGACTATATACACAAATATATAAAAAAACAATTATATTTTTAATAAATCATAATGAATTTATATACGACAAAAAAAAGGAAAATATTAATTCTTTTTGTGAAAAAATGCAATTATTAAATAATAATTTAAATAAAGGAAAACTTAAGGCTAATTATATAAAATGTATAAACGAATTTATAGATTTATTAGTGCATAAACAAGTTAAAATAAATGATTTTTTTAATATTACAGAAGATTTTATAAGAAGGTTACAAACAAAGAAAAAAACAATTGAAGATACGGCTATTATTAATAAAATACACGAATTAAATACATGTATTGATGAAAACGAATTAGCCATGTTGACTGCCAACATTTTTAACTAATATTTGTCTCGTTAACAAGGACTAATTTAGTTTTATTTTTGGGCTTTGTTTCTCTTTTTTTACGAGGAGGTTTTGAAAGTTTGACATCAATAATAAATTCATTGTTATCAACAAGATCAACAGTAGAAGCAACAGTAGAAACTAAAGGAACCAAGGGAGTAACAACAATATCTACAGTAGGACCAGTAGTTTCTGGAAGTAATGTAATATTAATTGTTTTCCTGCGAATTTTCTTCTTCTTGTCTTTAAGCATAGTATGGTTAACGCCAAATACATTTTGACAAATATTATGAAACTCTGTTTTAAGTAACCCAGTCAGAAACTCGTAAATCACATAAAGCACTGGTTCTTCACACATTCCGACAATTAAAACACTGCCTGTCCTAAAAATCATAAATGACACTTCAGTAATATTCATATAATTTTCTTTATTTTCTGCATTAATTTGTATTCCAGTTTGCTCAATAATGTCATTATTAAAATGAAATTTACATTGAATTCCAGGATAAGAGCACGGGTCATAAATCGCATGTATCTTATACTTGTATTTAAGTAAATCATACAAGGCTTCTCTGTTAATATAAAATCCACAATTGAAATTTGAATTAATTAGCACAGTGTCGCTTGTTTGTTTATATGATAGCTGTGTGGAAACAAATGGCTGCAATATAGTGATAATATTATGCAATACAGTTTCAAACATTTCGTCACTTTGAACTCCAGGAATTTCTAATTTGCCAGTATTAAAAACCTTTATGTGAAATTCTCGGAATAAATCGTTCATTTTGATGCGAATAATCATAACAAAACAGTTATAAAATGCCTGTTTCTTTTTACCACGATAACTCATAATATCTTTTTTAGAAATGCCAACTGTAATTTTGCGTATATCCTTAAATTTAATGCGTCCCGCTGGATTTTCAATATGAGTCATGACAAATTCATCATAATATAATTCAGATTGCAGTTTTTCTTGTATAATATTTAATTCTTCAGGTGTTTTTGAATTAAATTTTATTTGTTTTTTAATAACTCCATTGGACGGAGTTGCGTATGGCATAACTGGTATATCCCAAAATATTTTCAAATCAACCGGATCAGTAAGGTATGCTATTTTGGATTTGGTAGATATGTAAATAGGAGTTGGTTCTGGTATTTCAAAGGAATCTTTCGTTTTTGAAGAAGCTACAAGACGAATGTCTCCATCGTATTCGCCATCAAAATCAGCATCAGCATCAGCGTCGCAATCAGCATATGACATGGTATTACTGCAGGTGCCGTTATTGCTATTAGATTCATTGGTTTCGGTTGTATCGGTATCGGTGTCATTATAACTATAACTATTAGATATAAACTTAGACCACTCGTCGTCAATATTATTTGCAGAAGCACTTAAAGCCATTTATATTATTGTAATAATATCTTTATATTCTTTGTTATATTCTTTATATAATATTTTTTATAACAAATAAATTTCAATTATTTTCTTATAATATAGAAATAACAATAATATGAATAATACGAAGAATATGAATAATTGCAAAAAACAACCGATATACGAAAAAAGTAGTATAATCAAAATTTCCCCAAGTTCCCCGACAAACAAATTAGAGAATCAATATAGTTTAAATGAAAATGTGTTTGATCCATCCAAGTGTTCACCTCCAAATGAGTTTTTATTAAAGTTAAAATTAAGAATGGACATTTACAACTCTTTTATTAAGGATGAAATTCGTAAGAGCGAATAGTTAACATAGTAAGTATTGTTACAATCCTCAAAATGTAAAATATTTTCAATAAAATAATAAAAATCGTTATTATTATTGATATCGTTTGTTTTGTTACGTATGATATAATTTAAAAAATCCTTAATGATATTTTTTTTATCAATATTATATTTAATGCTAATATTATTGACATGACTAATAAGAGTGGGTAAAATTGGTTTTTTCTGAATAAGTGTATATAAATTATCCCAAACATCTTTATCAATTATATTAAAATCATCAATATTATTGTTCTGGTTAGACTGCATAAAATTAATCATGCTTCTGATATCGGATTTATATAATTGTTGGATAAGATAAATAGATTTGTCATTTAGCTTTAAATTTTCTGATTTAGAAATATGCATTAAAAACTTAAATATTTCAGGTTCAGGCAATTGATTAAATCGCAATCTTAGAAATTCATTTTGCAGACCTTCATCAATGCGGCTAATGTAATTACAAATGAGACAAAACCGAACATTATTAGAGTAATTTTGTAACAAATAACGTAATGCTTGTTGTGCATTTTTTGTCATATAATCAACTTCATCAAGGATAACAAATTTCATTCCATGATTAAAAAGAGTATTAGAATTAACAAATTGATTAATTTGGTTACGTATAATGTCAATACCTCTCTCATCGGAAGCATTTAAATGAATCATTAGTCCTTTATTTTTTTGTCCTATTTTTTCTTGATATGCATTAACTAAATTAATAATAGTCGTCGTTTTTCCAGTTCCAGGGGGACCAAAAAATAACAAATTAGGAAAGTAAGATGTATCAATGATATTTTGAAGAATGTTTTTATTTAAGGGGTCTAATACGATATCATCAAACTTGGATGGTCTGAATTTTTCACACCAAGGAATACTTGCCATAGATTAATATTAAGTATTATATTATGTTTAATATAAAATAAAACAATAAATAAACACTTTATAAAAATATAAACATAGTTTATGTTAAAAATACAAATGGACAAAAATACTGAAAATAATAAAAGAAATAACAATAATAATAAAATGAAAGCGTCTTATTTAGAGATTATATTAGGTTGTATGTATAGCGGAAAAACGTCCAAATTAGTTGAAATATATAAACAATGTCAGTTCTGTAACATACCAGTAGCTGTAATAAATCATTCTATTGATAAACGGTATGATGACAATTTATTATCAACTCATGATAAGGTTATGATTCCCTGTATACAAACTAATAAATTAATTGATGTATGGTATTATAATGATATAAACAATGATGATACTACTCACTTAAAATTTTTAGATGATAGCATAAAATTGATTAATTCGGATGTAATATTAATCAATGAAGGACAGTTTTTTGATGATTTGTATCCCGCTGTAAAACATATGTTGCAGCATGGGAAACAAATTTATATAGGTGGTTTAGACGGTGATTTTGAGAGAAAACGGTTTGGTCAAATTTTGGATTTAATACCTTTATGTGATAAGGTAACAAAATTAACATCATTATGTAGTTTATGCAAAAATGGTACCCCAGGTATTTTTTCAAAGCGTATAACTTCTGAAAAAGAGCAGACTGTTGTTGGAAGCGATAATTATATTCCGGTTTGCAGACATTGTTATGAATATGATGATTCAAATAAATAATAAATCTATAAATAAAAATCTATAAATAAAAAATCCAATAAGTAATTTATATTTATTCAAAAAAAATTGAAATAAATATAAACGATAAACAATACAACAAATATACAAACTAAACAACAAATTAATTATAATGAATCAGAAAAATACCGTTACTCAAAAAAAGCCATCGGTTGGCGTTCCCCATTTCAAAACCAAATGCAAGGAGGTTAGAAATAGTGGATACGATACTGAAAAATGTCTTGGGGATTTAATAGACTATCCAATTGTTCATGCAACAACCATATTAATAAATATTCGTCCTAATGCAGAACGAAATGGGATACATATGATTCATATTTCAGACGATTGTCCTCGTGGTTTTGAACAGATTGACTGTAGTAATGAAGACAGTCCGCTAAATATGGGACATATTCGTGTAGGACACGCAGACGACAGTGAGACATCCGAATTTGGCCAAGGTATGAAAAATGCGTTTATCAATTTATGCGAATCGGTTGAGATAAAAACGCATGCAATTTCCGAACGTGGAACCACATTTAAAAAAGTAGAGTTTGATTTCATCACTATGATGTTAACTCCTGAAGCCGAATTAAGTTACGAACCAGAAACAATGGAAGATATTAGTGAGACAACGTTTACAAATCACAATACACGTGTATTAGGTAGAAACGGTTCAGATATTAAGTTGACAAATATTAGAAATGGTTCAGACAACTGTTTTGATGATTTTGACGAATTTATAAAAAGAGTAATGAATTACATTAGTTTAACGTATTCCGATTATTTAAAGCCAGGAATTATACGTGAAGCACCGGTAACCATTAGAGTAAATGACATGCAAGTTGAACCATTGCCAGATTATTTTGAAGACGAAACTTGTCAAAAGCGTTTAATTCACCACGAAATACAGGTTTTATTGAAAGGAAATGACAATCAAATAGATAAAATATTAGTTTCCAGACAAAATCTGAAAAAAGTGTCTCATTTTGTATATGATTCAACTAAAAAAGATGAGACAAAATTAGAAGCAGTTACGTTTGATGTATTTGATGATATTATGCGTAAAAATATAAATATGCAGTCACAATGGAAACAAATGACATTCAACTCAACTTCAATTTACGGAACCCAATATCATTATAAGGATTGTGAATTGCCTAACAATAGGATTAGAATTAAACGACGTGGAAGAAATCATGGCGATATTGAGCAGATGACAAGAAAATATGGAGACGGTTATTCAAATCATATTTATAACGAATTAACATATGATGCAAAACAATTAAATAAGTTTGTTGGAATAGCAGTGCATAAGGGGGTCAATTCGGGGAAACGAAATCCATTGATATCCATAATCCACGAATTACAAAAGTTCACTATAAGTAAACTAAAAAGCGACAAGTTAAATGAATTAAGTTCAGATGATGATGGAAGTGAACCAAAAATTGTAGTTAAACCTAAAAAGCCAAGAAACCCAAAGGGTAAAAAACCGATTGTTTCCGAAGCGGTAACAGATATAGTAACAACTGGTTCCGAATCGGTAACAGATATGGTAGGAGTTGGGTTAACAGATGTGGTAGGAGTTGGGTTAACAGATGTGGTAGGAGTTGGGTTAACAGATGTGGTAGGAGTTGGGTTAACAGATGTGGTAGGAGTTGGGTTAACAGATGTGGTAGGAGTTGGGTTAACGGATGTGGTAGGAGTTGGGTTAACGGATGTGGTAACTGATGTGGTAACTGGTTCCGAAGCGGTAACAGATGTGGTAACTGATGTGGTAGGAGTTGTATCAAACAGTTCCGAAGAAGAAGAAGTATACGAAGAAACGGTTTGGTCAACAGTTGGTTCCGAAGAAGTAACAACGAGAACGGAAGACCCCAGCAATATACATACACTTAACGATACACTTAACGAGTGTATAAGTATGCAATATAATTCATGGGATGAATTTTGGGAAAGAAATAATGCAAACATAATTAAATGGATGCAGAGTAATAATCATATGTAATAAATAATCAGAATCACATATAATTAACTAATTTAATAAATATTTATTTTTTTGTTCTTTTAAGCAATGGTCAATACAAAATGTAATTATAGATTTTGATACAATACAAGCATATTCATAATTTATGCTTCTGTATGAATAATAATAATTAGCATATATCATAAGGCCTATAATGGATGTATAATAATTAAAGTAATAATCGTAATATGAAATATTATGAATATAATAACATTTGTTATTTTTATTTTTATTATAAGGCAACAGTTCATCTAAATTTGAAGTAATTAACATTCCATATATTAAAATAATAACAAATAATCTCTCATAAAATAATATGTTTATAAATAAATTATTGAATACAAAATTAGATATAATTACTGGGGTTGAAGTTAATAACATATAAAATGCAATAAAACTTTTTATTTTTATATCTTTTTTATGCATTAAAGAGACAATATCTGAAACACGGTGTTTAATTATAATATTTGTCTCTTTACTACTACTAAGAGATGGCGAGTCCACCAGTGAATCAAGTGTAACAATTTGGTCATTTAAATTATCATTTTGCATTTATTATATATTATCTATAATTTATTAAACAAATATATTTAAATTATATTTATATATATTTTGAAAAATAAAGAGAGAAAAGATATATTAAAACAATTTAAATTGACTGTGATATAAATAATATAACAAACAAACAATGGCTGACAAAGATATAGTAAAGGCAAAGCGTGGTCGTAAATCAAAAAAGGAATTAATGGCTTCCTTAGGAGTTGTTGTAGATAATCCTACGCTGGTCAGCCCACAGCTAAAACCAGAACATGCCGAAGAACCAATTGTAACTCAAGCGAATCAAACGAATCAAAATATTAGTCTAACCGTTGAAGACATTGAAGCTGATTCTATAGAAGATATTGATACCGAAACCGTAGAACCAAAACAAGCTCTAAAAAAACGTGGTAGGAAACCAAAAGGAGGTAAAATAATCCAACAGGTTATTGCGATTGAAAGCCAAAAAAGCGACAAGCCCAATGTTATTCTACATTTAAAATGTTCCATGAAAGATTTGCAAATTGTGACAAAGTCTGGTTCTGGTTCAGCAAGTATTGAACCATATACATTTAATTCAAAAAATAATTTGTGTTATGATATAATCGGTGGAGAGAATATCACTAAAGTAAATACCAATTCTACAAATTTAATGAATTCAATGAATTCTATTTATAACGAAAATAAATCATCAGTTAATGATTTATATGACAATAACGAATATGAATATGAAGAAACAAGTAAAGAAGGCGGAATTAAAGATATATGGAAAAAATTAAAACAGCTTGAGCACGATTTACATGTCAATAATGTAAATAATAAAAAATCGGCATGTTTTTGGGACACGTGTGAATTTGATAACCCGCCAGTTTATATACCCAAACATTATATCAACGGAACATATAATGTATATGGTTGTTTCTGTTGTCCGGAATGTGCTGTAGCATATTTAATGAATGAAAATATTGATAGCTCGGCTAAGTTTGAAAGGTATCACCTATTAAATCATATTTATTCCAAAATATACGATTATACGAAAAATGTTAAACCATCTCCTAATCCATATTATATGCTTGATAAATATTACGGTAATTTAACAATTCAAGAATACAGATCGCTACTTAGAAACGAAAGACTGTTTTTAATTGTGGATAAACCTTTGACACGAATCTTACCCGAATTACACGATGATAATGATGATTTCATATTAAATAATAAAATTATTCCTTCAAATAATAATTATCAACTAAAATCCCGTATGCAACGGAAAAAGCCGTCAAAAAACTCAATAGTAAATGAAAAATTTGGCGGCACACATGTAGTCACTGTAAATCAGACACAGACACAGTTTTTAGATGAACAATAAAAGGGGGAGCCTACGACGCAGACCAGAGACCACGGAATAAATGTGTTACCAGATTTCATTTAGTTCCCGAGCATAATACATGCCATCAGTGCGTTTAATGTCAAATATTTGCGCAAAACGTTTGGAACGCATTAAAACACAGTTGACCCTATATTTAGACATACTGTGTGGGTCGGTTAGCATTAACGTGTTAATTTGTCTCGGCTTTACCAATGCTCTCCACTGCTTGGCATAATTATAATACAAATCCTTAAAATATGCGTTTTGATGCTCGCCAAAAATATTATTGTCAATTAAATATGATTCAAGTGTATCTTCAACTATATTTAATGCAGAGATGTCCGCAATATTTTCATCTAATGTTGTATGCCCATCTAATTTAATACCATCGGGTTTAGCTAATGCTTCATAATGCTCAACCACGTCATTTTGCAAGCGTTTATAATGTATACTATCTTCCTTTGTCCACCAATAATTTAGTGTACCGGTTTCATCAAATAAACAACCTTCTGTATCAAAACCATGCACCATTTCATGTGCAATTATAAACCCGATAAAAGCTAAATTGTATGATATATTTTTTGTTACATCTACAAATGGCTTTTGCAGTATTGCATTCGGTAAAATAAATTCGTTTTTCACATTATTGTAGAATGCGTTTACATTGTAAACATTCATTTCATCATTATTTAACCAAAATGTCTCGTCTGGAACGGGTTTATGCAGTTGTTTATTATAACTGTTGTATAACCAATGTAGGTATTTTACGTTATTGCCTAAGGCGTCATCCGGTGCAAAATTACAATCAGGGTCTTCTGGCCATTTGTCTCTATAACCAATTGCACAAATTAATTTATCTAATTTAATTAATGCACGTTCTTTTGTTGGCTGACTTAACCATGTGTTTTTGGTAATTCGTGATTTAAATGTCTTTTTGATTTTTTCAATCAAATCTGTAGCATAATTTATTTCGTCTGTATTTTTATAATACTTAATATATGTCTGACTGACAGTAGAACTCATTATTGTAGTAATGTTTAATGTAGCAATCATATCAATATGTTTTTCTTTTTGTCTCGTTTTATTTAATTTAAGTGTAAAAAAATCAAAAACAAATTTATGCAATGTGGAATGAAACATTGAGACATACATTAATAATTTAAATACCCAATATGAATTCCATTTATTAGTTGTCCATTCTTTTTTCATTAATGTAAATGCATGTTTTATGAATTCTGGATTTGATAGATTTATTTGTGTTATATTTTGGATACCGAATTCTTTGAGAAATTGTTCTGCGTCACAATTATAAGCACTTTTTACTTTTTTTATATCAAATTTATTGTATGTTTTAATGTATGATTCTGATTCACTTATTAAATACATATGCTTTGCTAATTCCATCTCAATGTCAAATACATCGTCTGCGTTATAACAGTGATTTTCACCAAAAAATAAATTAAATAATAGATTTATAAACTCTTTAAAATATTCTCTTGTTTTATTATATGCTTTATCATGTTTGAAATACATTTCTTTGATAACAAACGATAATCCACTTTCATTAATAGTTGCAATATATCCTTTGGGTTTTTTTATATCATGAACAATAGTCAGATTTATTGGTGTTGAAACGCCATTGTATATCATCCATTTTAAAAATGGATATAAATTATCATCATGTTTTCTAAATTCATTCATTTGCTTAATGTATAAATATGTTTGGTTTTCAACTAATGCATTATTCCAACTTGTTATTGCTGTGTATAATGTTTTGCATCGTTTTGCATTAGGAGTATTTGTATTTTTATTTAATAAATGTTTTTTGACGCAAAACAACAATTCATTATCCACCTTTTTTTGTAAAATAGTGAATAAGCTTTTATATAATGTATCTTTTGAAATATATGTATTGGTAACCCATGCATTATTAACATAATAATAATAATTATTTTTTAGCGTATTTGATTTTCTTTTTCTTTTTCTCGTTTTAATAGTTTTATTTTTATTTGTTTTATTTTTATTTGTTTTATTTTTATTTGTTTTATTTTTATTTGTTTTATTTTTATTTGTTTTATTTTTATTTGTTTTATTTTTATTTGTTTTATTATGGTTTATTTGTTTTAAATGTTCCATATATTATTTATATAATGTATATATAATATATTATTACTTTTTATCCTTCTCTCTCTCTCGCTCTTCTGATTCATTCAGGTTTGTCATGACTTGCTCAATATTTATCGGATTTTGTTCCCGGTATTGTTTCATATTTGAATCCAAATTATATCTAATTTGTTTATAGATTTCTTGATTTATTGAACTAATTCTTGGACTAACCTTTTTCTCTGGAATACCCATATAATTTTTTATTACCTTCATATAATCATAATTAAAATCCTTTAGTTTTTCAAGAGCAAAAGTTTCATCATAATTAGTTTGTGTCATAATTATATTTACATGTTTATTTATAACTTCATCACTTAAATAATCGTTAGGCATTGTAGTCATAGTTTTGTATATATATTAAATTAAATATTTTTTAAATCATATTAAACGCATTGTATTATTATATATTATATTATAACAATCATACAAAATGACATATCAATCCCAATTAGATAAATTAATGCAAATGGCTACGATTGAGCAACTTAAGGATTTAATGCGGCAATTTAATAATAACATTTCCGAATCGGAAAAAGAAAAAGAAAAATCTTTTTCTAATCAAGAAATATTATCATTGCCTATTGTTCAAAAAGTTGTATTTGCATATGAAGAAGAATTAAAGGCTGCTAAAAATCATTTAAATCAAGGTCATCAACATTGTAGTTGTCATGATAACAATAAAATTTTTAATCGTCTTGATGAACAACATAAATTATTTACTGATATGTTTTTTAAAATGGAAGATAAAATGAATGAACTAAGTAATGATATTCATAAATTAAATATTATTCTAAATGTTTCTAATCAATCTTCTCATTTTGTAGCTACAGAACCAGTTATTTCTGATCATGATGTTGATTCTGAACCGTTTGTAGCTGATGCTTCTCAAGCGATTGATGCCGATGAGCATGTTGCTGCTGTTTCTGAATCAATTGTTGCAGATGAGCATGTTGTTGTTGAGCATGTTAATATTAAGTTAGAAATTCAAGAAATTGTTGATAATAATTTAAATCAACATATTGATGAACACGAATATATTATTGTAGAAAATAATTTTGACATATTAGAAGATGATGAATCCGTTATTTCGGAAGAAGTAGAGGCAGAAGATCAAGGAGAAACAGATGATGAGGAAGCAGATGATGAGGAAGCAGATGATGAGGAAGCAGATGAAGAAGTTGATGAAGAAGTTGATGATGAAGAGGAAGCAGATGATGAGGAAACAGTAGAAGCTGATGAATTAGTAGAAACAGATGTTGAAGCAGCTGAGGCAGTAGAAGAAACAGATGAAGAAGCAGTAGAAGAAACAGATGAAGAAGTTGCAACAGATGATGCTGAATTAGTAGGCGATGAAGAAGTTGCAACAGATGATGCGGAAGATGAAGAGGTATTTGAAATTGAAATTGACGACGTAACATATTTTGCAACAGATGAAGAAAACGGAATTTTATATGAAGTAACAAAAACTGGCGAAGTTGGAAAAAAGGTAGGAATTATTAAAGACGGAGAGCCAATTTTTTCATAATAAAAATAAATTAAACAAACAAAATTAAATTATACTATAATATAGTATAAACAATGTTAGGATTGTGTGCACCAGCATTAATTTATGTTATTTTTGTAGTTATTCAAATAATAATGGATACATTTTATGGATTATATAATACAGCCTTATTTAAATTTATTGTTATGATAATTTTTACACTTATTTTAAATGCATTTTGTAATGCAGGTATGAGTATTATTTCTTGGATAATCGTTTTTATACCATTTATTTTTATGACTACCATAGTTTCAATACTTTTATATCTTTTTGGATTAGATGTAGCAACAGGACTAAAACATAAAATACAAGATAAAATACATGATAAAATACATGATAAAAAAGGAGGTAATTTAATTTATTCAACCGATCATCACGGTAATCAAGATCATAATGGTAATTTAATTTATTCAAGCAATAATAATCCTAATTTATTATCTTCAATGTATATGGATACATCATATTCAGAAAGTCCAGCATCATTTGATGAACTATAAATAATTTATTTTATATTAAATAAACTATTTAAAAATTAGCGTAGTAATAATAATAATGTTAAGAATAATATTAAGCATATTTTTTGAACTATTGTTTTCAGTAAGTTGCATTTATTTTTTTGCAAATTTAACACCTGAAAAAACAATTCAATTAAGAAATTATTGTTATAATTTAATGTATAATTTATCATATAATATTATTTATGTATTTAGTGTATGTCAAATAAAGTATAATAAATTAACTACATCTCTGATAAAATATTTACATGATGAACAAGTTATTTATCAGGTTTATAGTGATGAATTTGATGATAATGACATAATTACAATTACATTTTTCAACAATGCAACTCAAATTAAGGAAACTGTATGTTTTAATTCAAAAAGAGAATTAAATAATTTATTTATTAAGGATAATGAACCTATAAATTATAATTTACTAATAATGTCAATACCTCCTAAAAATACAGAACAAATATTTGTTACAAGTGATAGTGTTTATGTTACAAATGATAATGATAATAAACAAAAGAATAAGGTAATGATATCATCATTATATACTACAAATATGATTGATTTTAATCGTTCTTATACGTATGAAGAATCGTCATTTAAATTTATATCAATTAATTTAACATATAATAATAAAACATATCCTATTTATTTGAAAAATGCAGAATATAATTATTACATTGTTAACAATGTAATTGATAAAGTATTTTTCCAGTATTATTTAGTGAATATATTAAAAGTTGTTTTGCTTGAACAATTGAATGACTTTAGCTATATATTAGAAATTATGGATCATAATGTAAATATGTTTTCATTAAACGAAACACAATACATCATATTTAAAAAGGATGATTATTCTGTTCTTCAAATAGAACCAATGAGAGAAATAGTAATTGAATCAACCGTGGAAACAGTGGAAACAGTGGAAACAACGGAAACTACAGTGGAACCAACAATGGAACCAACAGTGGAAACTACTGTGGAACCAGTGGAAACAGTGGAAACAACGGAAACTACAGTGGAACCAACAATGGAACCAACAGTGGAAACAGTGGAAACAGTGGAACCAGTGGAAACTACTGTAGAAACAGTGGAAACAGTGGAAACAGTGGAAACAGTGGAAACTACTGTAGAAACAGTGGAAACTACTGTGGAACCAGTGGAAACAGTGGAAACAGTGGAAACAGTGGAACCAACTATAAAGGTAACGGTGGAAACAGAAATTAAATAAAATAACAAAAATAAATATAATTTAAAACATTAATAAACTAATTTAAAAAAAATTGAAGTAATATAAATATAATGGCGACTCCTCAAACAAAAATATCAATGAGTTCTCAAAGTAAACAAACCAGCAATAATATTTCTTCAAATAATACACATTCTTTGAAGAATACCTGGGTATTATGGGGTCATTTACCTCATGACTCAGATTGGAGTCTAAAAAGTTATAAAATTATAGCAAAATTTTCATTAATTGAAGACGCCGTTGCAATCACAGAAATACTACCGGAAGCTTTGATTAAAAATTGTATGTTATTTGTTATGAGAGAAGGTATCGCACCAATGTGGGAAGATGTTCAAAATAGAAATGGGGGTAGCTTTTCATATAAAGTTTCAAATAAAAATGTAACAGATGTATGGAAGGACCTAACATATGTGCTTGTAGGTGAGACTATTAGTGCAAACTCAGGGTTTACAAATAGTGTTACTGGTATTACTATTTCCCCAAAGAAAAATTTCTGTATTATTAAAATTTGGTTAACAAGTTGCGAAAACCAAAATCCCGCTTTGGTCACGCAAGAATTAACTGGAATAAGTTCACAAGGATGTTTATTTAATAAACATGATAAACATGCTGATTTTAAAATTTAATAAATCCTTAAATTAATTAAATAATAAGTTTATATTAAATTTTTTATATAAAATAAAAATTTAATAGTTAATATTAAAAAATAAATTAAAGATAATACATGTTATAAATTAATATCATATAATGAAATATCCATTTGTTTTATTTTATCGTGACGATTCAAATGCTTTTATTGACGATTTTTTTCATAAGAATAATAAGCTATTGCAATGCACAATGCATATTATTAATAAAAAGGAAAAAATAAATAAAATATATAATACTAATTATCAGTTATTAGTAATTTTTGATAAAGACAAGTCAAATATAACGCCACAAAATATAAAACAAGAGTATAATATTTCAAAAACAGTATTATTACGTACAATACTAATAAATGAAATACAAAGTGTTGAAAGTTTTAATCAGTATATCAACGAAAAATATATATATATTTGCGGATTACCGAGAGTTTCCACAAGACCCGTTTTTTCTATTTTCACATCTACATTTAATTCATACGACAAAATAATACGAGCATTTAATAGCTTAAAATCACAAACTCTTACTGATTGGGAATGGGTAATTATGGATGATTCGCCAGACGATAAACATTTCATGTTTTTAAGAAAATTAATGGCTACAGATAATCGTGTAAGGTTGTATAGACGTTCAGAAAATAATGGTTGTATTGGAAATGTTAAAAACGAAGCAGTGTCTTTATGTAGAGGCGAATATGTGTTAGAGTTGGATCACGATGACGAAATATTGCCATTTGTTTTAGGTGAATCGGCTGCTCTGTTTTTTAAAAATGAGGAAATAGGATTTATTTACATGGATTTTACAAATATATACGAAAACGGTAACAATTATACATACGGAGATTTTATATGCAAAGGATATGGGTCATATTATTGTCAAAAATATAACGACAAATGGGTTTATGTTTATAATACACCAAATATAAATAACATTACATTGTCTCATTTAGTATGTTGTCCAAATCATCCAAGGATATGGAGAAGAGATTTATTATTAAATATTGGAAATTATTGCGAGTATTTGCCGATTTGTGATGATTACGAAATATTGTTAAGAACTGCAATAAATACAAAAATTGCAAAGTTTCCAAAGCTGGGATATATTCAGTACATGAATGAATCAAATAATAATTTTTCTCTAATACGCAATGAAGAGATTAACCGAATTGGGCCGAATTTTATTAGTCCAATTTATTATGATAACTTTAAAATTCATGAAAAAATGAAAGAGCTTAATGCATATGAAGATGAGAAATATTTAGAAGGATGTGAACAAATATGGAGACGAGATACAGAAACATATACTCATAAATATTGTAATTTATTGGTTAATAACGATTATAAGAGACAAATTTGTATAATAGGATTGAATGGGCTAATTAAAAACATTGATGAAATAAATGAACTGTATAAAGATAGAGAAAATGATTTTTTCATATTAGAAAATAAATGTTCTATTGAATATTTATGTAAAAAAATAGACTCATATGAATTTGGTAGAATGAAATGTTACGCTTTACTTGATGTTAGCGATGATTTGTTAATCAACTATTTCAAAGTAACCTATTGTTCTTCAGAGAATCCAATTATTTTTAAAAATGATGTAACCCATTTAGCTTATAATACAAAATTCAATGAACGACATGAAATCATTAATTCACTAACGAATCCAAATCAAAAATATTTAGAAATAGGTGTTGAATATGGATATACCTATAAAAATACACATTTTAGCAATAAAGTAGGAGTAGACCCTGACCCTAAATGTGAACAACCTGGTCTTCAAAAATATACTTCAGATGATTTTTTTAAACAATGCTCAAATAATACAACTTATGATGTTGTCTTTATTGACGGGATGCATCATGCGGAAAATGTATTAAAAGATCTAAATAACAGTATATCAAGATTGAATAAAAATGGATGTATATTTATTGATGACATAATACCGTTAAATTATAACGAACAACTGAAAATACCAAGGAAACATCATTATGAAAATGGGGTTCTAAAGTATGGCGAAGAATGGACGGGTGATGTATGGAAAGTTATTTATTATTTATTGCTGAACTTTAGGAAGAATATAAATATTGGATATTATTATAATATTAACTATAGGGGTGTTTTACATTTAACAATTAAGGAAAAGTTTACGATTTTAGAAACAGACATTGACGAAATAAATGGATATGATTATTTCAGTTGTTTTAGTCACTACTTGAATCTACTTTCTCCTGAAAATTAAATTATTAACAATCCAAATATTTTATTTAATTGAATAATTAATTAAATAAATAATAAAAACAAATAGTTAAAAGTAATAAATATTATTATTATTATTAACTAATGGAATTGATAATAACAGAGAAACCACCATCAGTTTGTTTAAATATGATTGTTAAAAATGAGAGTCATATAATTATTGAAACGCTTGAAATGTTATGTAAAAAAATATTATTTAGTTATTGGGTTATATGTGATACGGGTTCTACCGATAACACATGTGAACTGATTACAACATTTTTTAAAGAAAACAACATCCCAGGTGAACTCCATATTCACGAGTGGACTAATTTTGCACATAATAGAACATTGGCACTAAATGAAGCATTCGGTAAAACTGATTTATTATTTGTATTTGATGCAGACGATGAATTGCATGGTGATTTTAATATTCCTGCAACAGTTGATGCAGATGGATATTTTTTACATTTCGGTGATTCCCAAGGTATTTCATACAGTAGAATTTTACTTGTAAATAATAGAATCCGATGGGAATATCAATCAGTGATACATGAGTATATTAATTGTTTAAAACCAAATCCTGTTTTAAAACATATTAATAGTGAATATTATGTTGTGTCTGGACGGCGAGGTAGCAGAAGTCAAGACCCAAATAAATACTTAAAGGATGCAAAGGTTCTTGAAGAAGCACATGCAGTAGCCCTTAAAGCAGATGATAAATTATATTTACGATATGCATTTTACTGTGCAAACAGTTATAAAGACGCCGGTAAACATGAAGAAGCCATTAAATGGTATAAAATAACACTTGGACAGGAAAATTGGGTTCAAGAAAAATATAATTGTTGTTTAAGTCTATATGACTGTTATAATTCATTGTCTAAACAACAGGAAGGATTTTTTTATTTAGTTGAATCATTTAAATATGACACCGAAAGAGTAGATGCGTTATATCATTTAATTGTTCATTATTGCTGTAATAATTTAAATAATGTTGCATATAATTATTATAGAATTTGCAAAAAATTTTATGAAAATAGTTATTTAAATGCTAATATGATTGATAAATTATTTATTAATATAGAGATATATAATTTGAAATTACCGTATTACATGATTATTGTTTCTGACCGTGTTTCAGGTGAATATCCTGAAGCTGCTAATACAATTGCAAAAATGTATGAAATCATATTTACAAAAAAATATGATACACAAGACTCATTTTATATAGGAAATATGCTTTATAATTTAACAATATTTATTGATTTATGTATTAGAGAAATTACAAACTTTATGGATTTATTTCAAAAATATATAGACTTTTTGGTTAATAATAAGTATCCGTTACATAAACATGATTTTTTATCATCATTTGAAAAACATGGTTTAAAATTGCCAGTTAATCCTTTAAAAATAGGTGTGCCTGTAAAAACATCATTTTCACAAGAAGAATGTATAAAAAGCAAACGAATATTATTTTACACAGGGTATTCAAATATTAATTGGAATTATTCATATAGTATAAATCATGCACTTGGGGGTTCAGAAACAGCTGTAGCATATCTATCAAAGGCATTCCCGAGTGATTATGAAATTTATATTGGCGGCAGTGTTGCAGAAGAAAAATATGATAATATAACCTACATAACTATTGATACAATGCATAAAATTTTACATACAATGCCATTTCATACTGTAATCGTTTCCAGATATATTGCATTTTATGAAATGTTTCCAAATGTTTCTTTTTACAACTCATTTATTTGGGGACATGATGTTTTATTATATCCATATGGGTGCGGAATAAACGAATATGATATTTTAAAAAAATGGTCTCATAAAATAAATGGCTGTGTATGTCAAACCGAATGGCATGCTAACTTATTTAAATCGCAATATCCTGAGTTAAATGATAAAATGTTTAATATAAATAATGGTCTTATAATAGACTTATTTAAATATAAATCAAAAAAGGTGCAAAATAGATTTATGTATTCTTCTTGCTCAGAACGTGGATTATCCAGATTATTACAATTGTGGCCAGACATACTTGAAAAAATTCCTGATGCTGAATTAATGATTTCATCTTATAATCCGTTTCCGCAAAATGAAGATGAAATACGAATGCTAAACATTATTAATAAATATTCATCCAGTATTAAACATCTTGGTTGTTTAAGTCGTGATAAGTTATATGAAGTAATGGCTACAGCAGAATATTGGATGTATACCAGTTATTTTCCAGAAACTTCTTGTATAACCGCAATGGAATTATTAACAAGCGAAGTAATTTGTCTATATTACCCAGTTGCGGGTTTAGTTAATACAATTGGAGACTATGGTATTCAAATTTCTGAAGGAAATGAAATAAGCAAATTATTAGATTTAACAAATAGTAAAAAGAATGAGTTAAAAATAAGAGGTAGAGAATATGGTTTATCGTGTAGTTGGGAAAATAGGGCAAACGAATGGTGTAAATTAATGTTTGATGGCGAACAACTACAAATAAAAAATAAAAATAATATCAAGATTGTTAATCTAAAAAAGAGAGAAGACCGAAAACAAAATATGATTCAACAATTTGAGAGAGAGAATATTACAAATTACGAGTTTATTGAAGCCGTAGATGGTCCTACTTTAAAAGAAACTGAAGAACTACGACTACTTTTTGATGGCAATAATTTTAATTATCGTAAAGGTATTATGGGTTGTGCATTAAGTCATTTAAATATTTACAATAAATTAATTAATGACGCTGATAACGATTACTATGTTGTTTTAGAAGATGATGTAGACTTATATAGTAACTTTAAAGACAATTTAGATAAAATAACTGCTGAATTTGTGAAACAAGGTATAGAACATTTAGCGTTAGCTCTTTCTCTATCTAATAATGAAACTGACATTCCATTAATGTCATCAGATAATAATAATGAAATACAATTTTTTGAAAAGAATGTGTATAAATTATGGAACATTACATTTGCATATATTATTAGTAAAACTGCTGCTCAAAAGATTATAAATTTTACAAATAACTGTTCCATTAAATGTGCTTGCGATAATCCTCAAGCATATGGAGAAGTTATTAAATATCATTATCCAAATATTTTTATAGTAAAACATCCAAACATTGAAATTGTTGGGTCAGATATAAATAGTAATGCGGATTGTTTACTTTTTTCTAATATTACAACAACAAATAAGAAACATTTAAAAATTGCATATTGTGATTGGTGGTATGAAGAATATTGTGGTGGATTTTTTGATTTAAACAATAATTTTATTACAGATATTTTAAGAAAATATGGAAATATTGATGATTTAATAGTAGTTCAACCGCATGAAAGTCCTGATTTATTACTTTATAGTATTTTTGGTAATGAACATTTAAAATATACAAACGTTAGGAGGATTTTCTTCTCTGGTGAGCCTTTTGGTATAAGGGTGGAAGCAAATTTTAATTTAACATTTGATAGAAATAGCGATAAAAATACTCGGGTTCCGCTATGGTTGGGATATTTGAATGATTATTTGTTAGAAGAATGTCATCGTAGAAAAAATGGTATTATAAATGTCCCTAAGAGAGAAAACTTTTGTTCTTTTATTTCTAATGGCGAAGTAAAAACAACTCATAGAAGAACATTTGTAGAAAAATTGTCTGCGTATAAAAAGGTTCATTGTGGTGGTGCATTCTTAAATAATATAGGTTATACTGTTCCAAGAGGTGTTAATTGTTCTGGGAAGATTGAACACAATAATAAATATAAGTTCGCAATTGCATTTGAAAATGAAGACTATCCTGGATATGTTACAGAGAAAATATGTGATATTTATAAATCTAATTGTATTCCTATTTATTGGGGAACAAGAGAAGTTACAAAGGATTTCAACCCTAATACATTTATAAATGCAAATGACTTTGCAAATTTTGATGAATTAGTAGAATATGTTATAAATGTAGATAACGATGATGCCTTGTATGCAAGTTATTTTAAAGAACCTATGTTTTCTAATAAATGGCTGGATGCATTTAATGACCCGAATAAATCTTTTTACAAAAATTTAGCTGACTGCATTATCGGTAAAAATACAAAATTATATACAAATTTTTATGATAATATAAATACAGGTTCTAATATTAAAGTATTTAATATTTGGCATAATAAATTATTTGATAAATGTTACAACGAACTTGATGAATACTCATTAAACAAAATTACAATGTACGATGTGAATCAATCATATGAAAAAGTTTACAATAAGGATAAAAAATATAACATTGTTCGTGAATATGAATTAACTCACTACAATAACCTTTATCAAGCGACTAATTACTGTCAAACATCTTGTTTGTATCATATTTTTAAAAATAATTTATATACCAAGAGTAAATATATAGGATTTATTCAGTATGATATGGAATTAGCATCAGATTTTATTTATGACATGGAACAAAAAATAAATGCAAGTTTAGACGATGTTTATTTTTATAGCTTGGCTGTTGCAAATAAGGTTGAAGTTGGTTACATATGTAAACCGTATGACAATTCCATTTTAGAGAAATATAATGGTTATTTTAATACAAATCATACATATGATTCTATAAAGGCTCACAATAATTGTGAATTTTTTATTTGTCTTCATACTTTTGTTATTCCTACAAAAACATTTATTAAAATGATGACATGGTATTGTTCTATAACAGATTGGTTACATGCTAACTATATTAATGGATTATACAGTGAGAGCATGTCGGAAGTAACGGAAGAAATATTTGGTTTATTTTTGTTATTGCAAATGATTGAAAATGATTCTATAAAATTAGACACTTTAAAATTACACCACGAATGGCCTAATTTACATAATGAGACAAGTTTTAATAATTATAAAGAACAAAAACCTTACTATTCATTAGACAAAATAGTTAATAATGGAAAAACAGATAAAAATACATGTCATAGTTATTTAGATACATACGATAAGTTATTTAAAGGTAAACAATTGACATGTAAAAATGTATTGGAAATAGGAATAGGAGATGGAGGGTCTATGAAATTATGGAATGATTATTTTGTAAATGCAAATATTTATGGAGTAGTTATTCATAAAGAACATGATTTTTTGAAGGAATATAATAGAGTAAAATGTTTAAAAATGGATGCATATTCACAAACTTCAATAGATTATTTTTTAAATAAAAATATTACCTTTGATTTGATTATTGATGATGGGCCACATACATTAGAAACTATGATTTATGCTGTTAAAAATTATACACAGCTACTTTCAGATGATGGTATATTAATAATTGAAGATATTCCAGATATTCATTGGTGTAATATATTACGTAATAATATTGATAGTTTATTGCATAATTTTATTGAAATTTATGATTTAAGATATATTAAAAATAGGGTTGATGATATTCTCCTTGTAATTAACAAAACTATTGATACTATTGATACTAATAACATTGATAATGACAATTTATTGACAAATAACCAATTAAAGGTTGAATATGGTACACAACTTTGTCGTGTAGATGTAACAAAAACTGCACTAAACTATGTTATTAATAATGTTTTATATATACCCAAAAGTAATCATAATAAAGATATATTATTTGGAGACCCTCTGCCAGGTATTATAAAATCAATTTTTATAAATGGTATTAGTTATGACGATAATTTAGATATAATATATAATTTAAATTTATTAACCAATGATATCCTGAATACTGGTTCTAAAATAGAAGAAAAATATAAATTTACTATTATGGCAATATTTAAAAACGAGACTATGAATTTAAAAGTATGGTTAGACCATTATTTTTGGCAAGGGGTTGAACATTTTTATTTAATTGATAATGGAAGCACTGATAATCCAATGAATATTCTGCAAGAATATATAGATAAAGGAATTGTTACATATTATTATAGAACAGAAAAGCATCAACAAACAGAACATTATAGATATGTTTTTGATCATGAAAAACTAAAGGAAAAAACAAAATGGTTATGTATTTGTGATTTAGATGAATTCTTTTTTGGAATAAACACAACACTAAATAATATATTAGAAACTGAATTTAACGGTTATGATGTTATTTATACAAATTCATTTTTTTACGGGAGTGATTATTTAATTAATCATCCAAAAGATATTAGAACTGGAATTATTCATAGAGAAGAAGATATTCTAAACGGAATAAAATATATATTTAAACCTTCTGCTATAAATAATAGTTCTGAAATATGGATTCATTGGTTGATTGAACCAGGAACATTACAAAAAAAATACATGAATGAAATTACACAGAATAATAAAATAAGGTTAAATCATTATCGTATACAATCATTAGAATATTTTCAGACAGTTAAAATGACAAGAGGTGATGTATCATTGGAATCAAATGAGAATATAAGAGATATAAATTATTTTGAACAGTATCAAAAAATAGCTACAATTAAAGATGATATATTGAAACAAATAGTTGAAAATGGCTATGATGCATTAAAATTAATTAATACAAATACAGCACTAATTGTTGAACCACGATTATTAAAAAAATTATCATTTGTAATCAATGATTTTTATAAAAAACTAGGTAAAAACTGGAAAATTGTATTTTATTGTGGTATAAATCTTAAAAATATTTGGATTGATTTATTGAACAATGAAGATATTGAAATTAGAGAATTAAAAACAAATTGTTATGCATACAATGAATATTGTGATTTTATAAAATCTAAAGAATTATGGGAAACATTATATGGCGAGTATGTGCTACTATTTAGTGCTAATAGTTCAATTTTTAATCAACGTCCGCATACAATTGAGTATTATATGAGCTTAAATAAAAGTTATATAGGTGGAAATCAATGTTATTTATGGAATGAAATGATTCGTGAAAATATACGTCCACAATATAGAAATTTTCAAGGTGGTTTATCACTAAGAAAACGATTAGACATGCTAAGAATTATTAATACTTTTGGAACAGGTAAAACACTTGAAAATTGTCAACAATCGCAAAATTTAACAACAGATGCTGAAGACGTTTATTTTACAATTGGTTGTTGGAAATTAGGACTACCTATTGGAGATGATGAGCAATGTTCACATTTTTCAGTTCATAATTACTTAAAAGATGGATTTTTTGGTGCAAATAGATTAGACCCTGGGTATTATTTAAATTTAATACAACAATATGATAATTTTTGTGATAATATGTATTTATTTAAAAATATTACAGATATAGATAATGAAACCTTAGTTATTCATAAACAAGCGTGTGGGTTTTTTAGTAATTGCACAATACGATTATTTGATATTATTTTATATTTTAATGCTGTTAAACAATTACCATTATTTGTAGATAGTTCAACTCAATTTGAATGGTATAAGCATGGAACTGGAATGAATGATATAACAAATGAATATTTTACTAATAATTTAGATTTTAGCATTTACTATGAAAAACCTATAGATTTTAGGGAACAATATCAATATATTAAATATGATAAACTTAACTTTACTGAGTTAACTCCTTTTGTTACAAAATATTTTAGTCCATCAAATCAAATAAAAGAATGTATACAATTTATAGAAAATAAATATGAAATAGTTAATTATGAGAATATATGTGTACTATTTTATAGAGGAAATGATAAGGCTACTGAGAGACAATTGCCAAGTTATGAAGATATACTTGTAAAAGCCAGAACATTATATGATGAAAATAATAATATAAAATTCTTGTTACAAAGTGATGAAAATGAGTTTATAATAAGAATGACTTTAGAATTTCCAAATAACTCATTTTATTTTAAAAAAGAAAGCAGAACTATTAATAAAACTAATAATTTATCAGTTGATAAAATAAATTTACATACAAACTTTATGTATTCGCTGTATTATTTGGCTATTACAATTATAATGTCAAAATCTAAATATATTGTATGTACAACAGGAAATTGTAGTTTATGGATAGCATTATATAGAGGTAATTGTGAGAATATATATCAGTTTTAAATATAAATTATTTTAAGGTATTATTAGTTTAAATATATATATATAAATATTTATATATTTAAAATGCCTTTTGTAAATGAATTACTAAAATATAAAAATGATTTTTTTGTAGAAACCGGAACATATCAAGGAGAAACTACGGATATAGCTTTAATTAATGGGTTTAAAAATATATATAGTATAGAATTGTCAGATGTATTTTATTTTAATTGTATAAAACGATTTATAAATAATAGAAATGTTAAAATATTTAAGGGAAATAGCAGATATGATTTATATAAAATTATTTCAAATATAAATTCACCGATAACATTTTGGTTAGATGGTCATTGGTCTGGAGTTCCAGATGTAGGGTGTGATAAAGAATTATTATGTCCGATTTTACATGAATTGGAACAAATAAATCAGCATCATATTAAAACACATACAATTATGATAGATGATATAAGACTTATGGATGGGCAACATTTTGAATGCACAAAAGAACAAATTGAAAAAAAACTATTAGAAATTAATCCTAATTATAAATTAAAATATTATGATGATCAATATTCTACAAATGATGTTTTAGTTGCATATATTGATTTGAATGAAATAAAAACTAATTTAGGTGATAAAAAATATTGTATACATAAATATTTAACAACGTGTAAAACAAATCCACAACCTCCTGGTTTATGAGACTTTATAAGAGGTACAATAGCATTGTTTATTTATTCAAAAAAATATAATTATAATTTTTATATTGATAATAGTCATGAAATATTTAATCATTTGTTATCAAATAATAAGCATATTAAGCATAATATATTAGATAAAATATATGAATTTTTACCACCACAATCATATGAAGAAATAAATACTGAAATAAACAAATTATTTTTAAAAAATGATTCATTTTGTATTATGACAAATGCATTTTATACAACAAATAATATGGCTATTATGGAAAATTTTGGAGAAATACCATTTGATTGTAAAATATATCTAAAACAACTTTTTACACCTAATAAAATTACACAAAATAAATTAAAATATGTCTACGATAATTTAAATATAGATTTAAATAAAAAATATAATATTATACACTTAAGGTGTGGTGATATTTTTATTCACGATAACATTTATGATCATAATTTATTTAATTTTCTGAATGATAAAATTAAACTTATTTTAAAATATAATACAGAGACACAGTTTATTTTAGTATCAGATTCAAGTGCTATAGCAATTGAACTTAAAAAACAAAATCCAAATTTATTTTATTGGGATAATAAAAAAATTCATATTGGTGGATTAATAAATAATGATATACAAAATGCGGTATCTGATACATTAATTGATTTTTTTATAATGTCAAATAGCGATAAAATATTTTATTATACTTCTGGCGGCATTTCTGGATTTAGCAAATTTGCATCTTTAATTTATGATAAAGAATATATTAATATTTTGGATTTAGGATACATTAAAAATAAGTTTGATGATGTTCCTATTGATATAGTAATAAATAATAAGTTACTTGATAATTTTCAAATGAAAAATTCTGAATATTTGGTTTATCGTGATTACTATTATAATCCTTCGGGAACACATGAATATAGATTATATTCATATTTATCTACATTTTTTAATAATACAATTATTTTAGATATTGGAACATCACATGGTAGAAGTGCAATCGCTTTATCTCATAATGAAACAAATAAGGTACTATCTTATGATATTTGTGATCATATTCAAAATAATAATCACAAAATATATTCTAAACAAAATGTTGAGTTTAGAATTAAAAATGTATTGGATGATTTAACACCAGAATTAGTATCTCAATGTAAAATAATAATGATAGATATTGACCATTATGAAACCATAGAACAACAGATAATTGCCAAGTTAAATGTTTGTGGGTTTTCTGGAATAATTTTATTAGACGATATTCACCACCCACAAGCAGATATGTATGAAGCTATGCAAAGATTATGGAATGGTATTAATTTACCAAAATTTGATATTACAAAATATGCCCATTGTTCTGGTACAGGATTAGTATTAATGAATGCAGTTAATATTAATTTATTTTTTAATTAAATATTAATTTATTTTTCAATGTAAAATAAGTTTATTTATAAAATCTTCATAAATATCTTTCATTATTTTATGACCCATTTCATTATAATGTAATATTTTTGCTTCATTTATAACCAAATCATTTATGTTATATCCCCTTTTTGTTATTTCAAATACAGGATTTATAAATAATATATTATTTATAAAACAAATTTTTTCCAATAAACACGATAATTCGTATCTTTCTCCTGTGTTATTTGTAACTATATGTCCAACAAATATTATTTTTTTGGTATTTAATTGGGAAATAATTTCCATAATATCATTTGTAATTTCTTTATCATCTTGTCTATTTATTTTAATTTGTTTTGATATGTCGTCATTACTATACTGAGATAAAATACTATGAACATAAATATTATTATATGAATAAGTTTTTCTACCACATATTTCAATTATAAAAATATCAGTTTTTTCAAGCATCTTTTTAAAATTAAAAGAATAAATTGGTGTTTTATTAAGCATTGATGTTCTAAATGTAGTAATTGTTTGTTCAGGAGATAAATGGTTATATTTTAAAAATTTAATTATCTCTAAAATTTCTTTTGTATCATAAGTGTACGATATTTCATTTTTAATACGATTATTATAATTACATAGCGAATCAAGTCGGCACGTACCAAATATAGTAATATTATCACAATACATACAAGAATATATAATATTATAATATTATATATTATTATTATGAACGAAATAATATGTGTAAGCACGACGGAAATTATTAGAAAGGTTTTATGTTTGTATCAAGTTTAAGGAGACAACTATAAAACATTCATATTTAATAAATTGTGGATCTTTTTATTTATTTTACAAACCCAATAAACAATAGTCAATATATCTTTATTGGGAGTTTTATAAGTATAGTTACATATATTGCTATTTATCATATTAATCATTTCTTCAGCGTTTGAATATACCATATTCTCTTCAAAAATATCTTTATAACCTCCATTAATATTAGATACAGGAATTGCATTTAATCCTATACATTCATAATGTCTATAACAATCATCTCTGTCACCTGATGTTGAAATTACAAATTCAGAATCTAATATGTTTGTTAAAAATTGTTTATAATTCAATATTTCACCACTTTTTTCACCAAATATACTAAATTTTTTTCTTATATGGTTATCACACAAATGATTATATAGAGATGCATATTGATTTAATATTTTTTTATTTTTTATTATCATTTGATTATCATTTGATTTTATAAAATTTACATAATCGCTAATAGCATGATGACGTATTCCGTATGGGAATGCCATATATTTTTCATTATTTGTATAAATTGGATTTTGAGATATCCATAAAAGAATATTACTATTATTTAATAAGTCATCTGTTTTATAGTTTTTTTGAATTTGTGGTAAATGCCATTGAGATGTTATTATTATAACTTTTATATTATTTTTAAATATAATTGGTAATACTGTATCATAAAAATAATCAAATAAATCTACTTGAACTTGAATTATTTCAAAATTTTTAATATCATTATAATTGTTATTTTTAAGTAAATTATTTGCATTTAATTCTAAATTAATACCTATATATTTCCAATTTGTTTCTTCTACTTCAGTTGAAATGTAATGATTACATATAAAATATGGGCTAATTGGTGTAACTAAATATTCAATTGGATTTTTATTTTAATATATAATATTATCAAAAGTATTCATATATATATATATAAACTATAACTTTTATATTATTTTTATATTATTTTTATATTATTTTATACAAATGAATCAAAAAAAATAATTAAACCTACTATTATCATATTTTGTATATAGCCCTGTACATACAAAATGTCCCCATAACGGACACCATACTTCTCTCGCTATTCCCATAAATGCCGCCGCCAATGAGAATGTGCTCCTTGATAAAATTAATACATCCGCATTACATAATAAAAACATATCATGGTTTTCATCATTACTACGTATACATCTATAAGGATAGTCTATTTCATAGTCACCAGGTGAAGTAACCATTATAACTTCATGCTCTGGATATTTTTGTTTTGCTTGTGATATAGCTAATTCTACTTTGTCTTTTGCTAACGGGGTCTGCATATTGCAATATCCTAATGTAGCAATTCCTTGTATGCTTTGGTTATTATTATCAATTCTATTTTTATAATAATTACTACAAAACGAACCATCATAATCAGCTCTATCTTTCACATCTCCTAATCGCAAATGAACCAATATAGTTTTTTCTGGATTAAATGGCAAGCTATGACTATTAGTTTGAGACACTGCATTTAAAATTTGTTGTCTCATGGTTTTACAAATATATTTTTTGAAATAGCTAATTAAATCCGTATGAATATTGTATAATACTTGGGTTGTAATTATTAATAAATCGCAACTATAAAAATATGAATTTGGATTAAAGTTGGTTTCAAAATTTAATAAATATTCCATCGCATTTAAGTTTTTATATTGTTCCAAATAATTTTTAACTGGAAATTTTTTATTATGATTATCAATCCAATTTAACATAGCTTTAACAATAAAACTGGGTTTATATTTTGTGCCTTCATATTCGTAATCATTATTATAATTTACTTTATCCGGTTCATACACAATATACAAATTATTATAAAATGCATAAATTATAATAGATAAATATTGGAGAATATGACTTCCCAATCTATCGCCTCTTGAATATAAATAAATAGAATCCATGGTTTATATTATGTGTTATGTATCATTTTATTTTTAAGTATTTAATATAATAATATTAATAAAATATTATTATATATTTGTAAGCTTGATTTATAACCTTTTATTTATTTGTTGTATTATCTCTCTGTTGTAAAAAAGAATACCTGAAATAGTCTGCCATTTTCTTTACTGTCGCCAAAATAATCCATTGACATATGATACCTATGTGAGTTAAATAATATCAACCGATTAAACACATTACCCGCTCTATCAACCATTTCCCATTTTGTTAAATCCTGACTATAATTATCTGTTTCGGACTTATTATTCAATAATTTATTATCTGCTTCAGTTGTCGTGCCATCATGAAACCTATAAAATGCAGTTCCTGCACTTAATGGAGCATCTGGTGTTAAAAATAATACTCCCGCCCAATTATTCCAGCTATCAACATGCACCCAAGAGCGGTCTCTTGATGTTGTATATTGAAATGCTCCATTATAAATAGTAGTCGCATCAGACAAATCTTGCTTTGGAATAGGAAACTCTACTATTTTTCCTCCAAATGGTTCTACATATTTTTGTATAGCTTCCTTTAAATGTTCATTTGCAAATGAAATAGTTCGCTGTCCTGGATAATTACCTTTTACGCCAAAATCCTGAGTTAATACAAAATTACGTGTATCCAATGCATTATTATAAAAGTTGTCAATTACAATGAGTCCGCAATCAGGTGGTCTTTTTGCATTTGCAATCCTTAATATATCTTTTCTAATATTTGGTTCATTTAGAACTACTGTATTGATTGGTACTTGTAAATCTACTGTATCAACTGTATCATTTGCCTCTTGTGTTTCCACTGTATCATTTGTATCAACTAATATATTTCCATTTAATTTTCTCTCAATAGCGTTCATTTATTACTAAAATTATGCAGAATATTTTTAAGCTGTTTTATTTTAGTAATAAATATAATTTAATTCTTTAATGCTTTGATGCTTTAGGATTTATCTAAGGAATAAAAGGTCTTTGGTTTTTTGGAACAACCAATGGTACCGGCATTACTGTATCTCTCATTTTAAATACATGTGCCGAATCTAAGCATTTAAGCTCCGGAGTTAGGCACGGAGCAGGATTAACTAAATTAGTAGAATTAATTCCAAACAAAAATGATTCAATGTCTGCTGGATTATGAGACAATGTTGTCCATGGTAACTGACCAGGATTCAATCCCGTTCCTGCAAGTTTTGTATCATATGCCTGTCCATGTGAGCTATTTTTATATAATGACCAATCCTGCATTTGAATAAATTGTCGTTGGTCTAAACAATAGTTTCCTGGTGTATTTTTATTTCGTGTAGATGCCATATTATGTTATGTTATAATATAATTATACATTAAAATAAGTATTTTAAATATTATTATTAAATAATAATTAAAATAATAATAAAAGTCAGTTGAAATCCTCACTATTATTGTGTAAACAAACTGATTGTTTTTTCTTTAACTTTTAGCAGCAACTCTGGGTCTATTTCGCCTACAGTAAATAACTGACAAAGGCAAATATGGGTTAAATAAAATAATTTTTGACTAAATAATGTAATGAAAATTAAATATTCGGAATTTCTTTTCATGTTTTCCAGTTCAGTAGGAGTTCCTGTAAAATTTTCAAAATCAATCAATTTAAGTTTAATATCATCTAATAGTTGTCTAAAACCTTGGTTGTCAATCATGTGCTCAATTGCTGATTTAATTCCTGCATCAATATTTTCATCAGAAATGGATTGAACATTAAACACTGATAACAACTCATCCCGATATAACTTTTCACAAATAGCATATACATCATCCAAATTATAATCATATTCAGTATCATCATCCGAGTCGGAATCAGATGACGTATTTGCCTCTGTCTTAGTAGTAGCAGTTGTAGCAGTAGTAGCAGTTGTAGCAGTTGTAGCAGTTGTAGCAGTAGCAGTTGTAGCAGTTGTAGCAGTTGTAGCAGTTGTAGCAGTTGTAGCAACTGGTTCTACTTTATTTTTTTTATTAACCTTAGTTGGTTTCTCAGCTTTAGGTTTTTTTTCAGCTTTAGGTTTTTTCTCAACTTTGGGTTTTTTCTCAACTTTGGGTTTTTTCTCAGCCTTGGGTTTTTTATTAGTAGCAGTTGTAGCATCAGCATCTACTGTAGTAGAAGTAGCAGCAGCAGCAGCAGCAGCATTCTCCTTGGCAACTGTCTCAATAATTGAAGTCTGCTTTTTATCCTTATCATTATCTTTATTTTCCTGTTTGGTTTCCTCAATATATGCTAAATTCTCCTTCATTAGCCTTAATTCCATTTTTTTTTGTAAATTCATTAATAATGCAGCCTCAATATCGTGATATTTTACTTGAAAATTAATATTATACATTTTATAATATTAACATTTTCTCTTTAAATAATTATCATTATTTATTTAACTTATAATAATACCAATATTTAACTACGATATAATTCTCTATCACGAGTAAGCTCTCGTGAAGGAACACCGCCACGAATCCATCCATCTGCTGCGCTGCTTTCAATTAGATTGTTAGGATTTTGAATTGTCTCTTTAACTTCAGGAATCAAAGGTGTTGCATGATAATTTAAATAATTTTTTTCCATTAAATTGGTAATTGTTCTCTTATTAGTATTACCTTCACCTTGTTGAATTTGCGATTCCAATATAGAATCTACTGAACCTCGTCCTAAATAAGGAACTGTCGCAAAAGGTCTTTGGAATAAATCAATTCGGCATCTTGGATGTGTCTGAACTGTTCCTATTAATAGTCTGGAGCTGTCGTCAATGTTAGAACCACACAAATCAGAACCCATTGAACCTTTATAATTTACACATGGCTGAGTTACGGCTAATTGTGTTGCCTTAGACATAGTACAATCGGATGCAAAATAATTTTGTAGTAAATAATTGCATGCTTGTGAATTTTGAATTGTATTTATATCTTGGCTACAACTATCATTGCCAATTCGTGAAATATTATTAAATGCAAAGTCTGATACGTAAGCCATTTTATATATATTAATACAATAAAAATTAATAATAAATATAAAATTTAATAACAAATTTATATTTATATTTATAAAATACAAAATACATATTATGTCTAAATATAGTAATTAATAATACAAATTAATACAAATAATGCTCTAAATTAAATTATATCTTTCATTATCTCTTACCCGAGCAATTGCACCTTCAGCACCAGAAGCCTTACCGGAAGGATAGTCTGAATACAACCACTTGGCAAATGCCCCTTGATCATTGGTTACCCTTGTGTTTGCTGTAGTATAGAATCGCATCATAGATTGGTCTAAATCATAATTATCCTTTAGATCTCCATATATTTGACTATTTGTTCCTTTAATACTCGGATTCAACATTTGTGTCTGTTTTTTAACAGCATTGTTAATGTCTTCATTAACATCAGGATTAAAACTGGGTGCCGCAGCTCGTCTATCAGGATCATCGTAAATATCAGTCAACAACACATTTCCCATAGGATTTTTATAATTGGTGGGATGAAACTCGCTTCTTAAAACAGTTTCTAATGTAATGGGATTTGTTGTGGTTCCTGCGTCTAATTCATCGGATGGCAATTGTTTTAAATAATCCCGATTAACCTTGAACCCTTCTTTCTTAACAAGCGAAGAGACAATATTTTGTTTTCTTAACTTGTAAAGTGAATATACTATTGCAATTGTAATTGTTCCTATAATTAATAAATTAAAGTTTCGTGTAAATAAAAACCCTAAAAGAGACAAAACAATAACGATTCTGCTAATAGCGTTTAATTTTGCCTCAAATGACATATTTTCAGTAGGCCATAATTGCAATATATCATCTTTATTAAATAATATAGTAGGTTCGTTTGACCAAAATGGAGTTGTCATTATATATATAATAATCTTTTTTTAAAGTGAGAAATACTTTTTCTCTCATACTAACTTTAAATAAAGAGTAAATATATTCTAAATATAATATTATTTCTTTTTCTTAGGCTTTTGTTTGCCTTCTTGCTTTAAAATCGTTTGCTGCTGCTTCTCTTGCTGTACTGGTGGCTTAGCACCTCTCGGCGTTTTTTCGGCTTTCTCTCCTGTGCTAAATATCTTAATTATTTCCTCTTCGGATATAGTTTGACTCTTCGGTGTCACTGGTTTTGCTACAGATGGTTGGGTATTTTTTGCATCTACTTTTGCCTTCATTCTCTCCTTCATCTTTGCCGCTTTCATATTTTTATTCATTTGAGCTTCCATTGCTCCCATATTTAATTTTCCACCCTTTCCTAAACCCGGGATACCCAGTTGGCTAAACATTTTCTGCATATCACCCATCCCCGGCATGGACTGCATTTTGTTTAAAAGATCCATCCCTTCGCTCATTAACTCGCTCTCCTTTATTTCACCTGATTTGATTTTTTCATCTATTTTACCTCCAATATTCTTAACCATGTTCATCAGCTTACCCGGATTCTTAAAAAGCTTCTGAAACATATCATTTGCATTAGTTGTATTATCCATGTCTAAATTTAAATCACCCGCCGTCTCTTCTGCTAATTCCATAGCTAACTTACCCAACTTTCCACCCATCATTTCTTGGAGGTGTTTATGAATATCCTCTGCGTTTGGCATCGGTGGTTGTTCTCCTGAGCCTGATTCAGGTTGTGTGCCTGTTTCACCACCTGTTTCACCGGTCCCCGAATCATCCGGACTGGTATTAAATAAATTCTGCATATTTTTCATAGTTTCTTCTAATTTTGATTTTAATTCATCTTCATTAATTGCTTCAAATAACTTGGCTGTATCTCCCAGGTCGGAACTTGTATGAACTGAACCAATTACAGCGAATAAAATTAACTGCAAATATTTCCAAATGGTTTCTCTCGTTGTATCACTTATATCAAATGACCACAAATGTTTAAAAACAATTCCTGGTAAAAACTCTGTTGTGTTTATGTCTTCATTTGTTTCCTTAAATATATCTACGTTTTTATACAAAATATCAAAAAAACGTTCCGGAAATATTTTCACACAATGCCTAAATACAATAGAACATTGTTTTGAGCGTTTGTCTTCATCGGCTTCCTTATCCCACCATCTTGAAACGATACCGGAGTATTCAGGAAAAGTAATTAATATATCTGTTATAAAGTCGTTAATAATTTTATGGAATTCTTCTGGAACAACTATTTCATCTACTGATTTTGGAGGATTAGACATTTATATAGTTCTTGCAATAAATATATTTAAATCAAACTAACTCAAATATATTTTTATTTTTATTAATATTTATTATTTTATTATTTTATTATTTTATTGTGTTATATTATATGAAATTTCCAAAGTTTGTAAACAAAAAAATGATTATATTTGTTGTTTTATTTGTTGCGTTTGTTTATTTCTCTGGTATTTTGAATGTCATGAGAGAAGGATATACAGTACCTCCCAATACTTTAAAGGCAAAAGACATGGACTGTAGTAAGTGCTTAAATAATGGAGTGTGTTCTGAACCTTGTAAGAAATTTATTAGTGATAATAATATTACTACAAGCAAACATAAAAATGGTATTTTTTATAGTAAAAATACTTATTTTGAACCGAAAAACATTATAACGATGTCTGGAAATTGTAGTGGATGTAGTAAAACAATAAGAACTAGAGATGGCAGAGATGTACCAGGTACATGTGATACTATTTGTGATAAAAATATAAATTATCCCATTTATAAATGCATTTTTAAAGGAGAAACAAATAAAACCACATGCACACTTAAAAAAACAAGTAGTTAATAAAAACTACTGTGGAACCATAAATGCTATTTTAGACAAATTTTGAATGTATTTCATTGTTTTTAGCTGATCATTTGGCGTCATTTGTTTCACCGGGCCTCGTAATCTATCAATGGATGACATAATTTGATCCGAATTACCAGTTCTGGTTAAATCATTTGCATAATCCTTATCAATAAAAAATTCAATATTGCCTGCCATAATTTCTTCTTTATAAGGAGTAGCTACATACTGTATCCAAATTTTTACAATTAATTTAGGATTTGCCTTTCTAATAGCAATTAATGAATTTTTTGCCGTCAAAATATCGGCGTCATCTGGAAAAACATTGTGAATATCTGTAATAAATTCAATAAAATGATCATTAAAAACTGTCAATAGATTTGTATTTGGACTCGTCATGTTATATTTTATTTACATATTTTTCTTTAAATAATTTTCCTTAAATTATATAAAATTATATAAATTATACAAAAATTATATAATTATAAAATAATAAAATCTAAAAGTCATCATTATCAAACACCAATGTTTTCTCTAAATGTTCCTTAGTTTCTTTAAATCCACCTATAAAATATTTATTATCAAACACCATCGGAAACATTTTACATTCTATATTAGCTTTAATTATTGAGTTAATAAACAATAAAAATTCTTGTTTACATTCTAACAAATATTCATCGCAATCTATTAGAGAAAAAGTTATTCCCTTTTCCTTAAGTAGCGCCTTAACCTTGCTACAGTTAGGACACCCACTTTTACTATATATTGTATATTCTCCTGATTTTGGCTCAATAAATTCAATACTTTCCATTTCCATGTATTTATTTATCAATATAAAATTGAAATTATTCTTTAAAACAATAATATCAATAACAATAACAATAACAAAATGTCACAAACTATTACTCCCGTTGCAACCGATGATTCCGAATATAATAAATTAGTCGCTCTAATTAGTCCATTTACAAGCTCTTTAAGTAAACCTGAAAAACAAGCTGCGTTTGATTTCCGAATATTATTAATTAGTGCCATAAACAAGGAAAAATTACTTACACTTATGTATTTAAATAATGGAATTAAAAATCTCATCAAGTATTTTACACCTGAATTCAATAAAATGGTGAACAAAGAAGTTATGTGGGATGATTCAGATAGTCTAATCCAATTCAAAAAACTTCATTTCATAGCATCAGAATTAATGGAACAAATGCGTTGCAAGGATACATTAGAAGAGACAAATTATATATTTATGAATATTGGTACTGAAAACATTGAAGGGTTGATGCGCATTTATCATTAAGTTAACCCTTGTTAACACGTAAAAAAATCTTATATAAACTATATTTTATTATTTTTCATTATTTATTATTTTTCATTATTTATTATTTTTCATTATTTATTATTTTTCATTATTTATTATAAGAAATATTAGTTAACTCTTGTTCTCTTTTTCTTTGCAACGATTCAACATTCATTTCACCATCTTTAAGTTTATCAGACTTATAATCATGATCGTCTTGAGGTAAATGTAATGACAAATTTCCAGAATCATGTAAAGACACATAACTATGCATTTGTCTTAATCCTCCTTCTCCCTTCACACTTAAATCTGTATCATTTTGGTCAAGGAAACTAAAATTATCTGAAACAACACCAGATCCAAAGCCAAACCCAGATCCAAAACCAAATCCATCTAAAAATGCCATAGGCTCCATATTATTTTTAGTTGCTACTTGAACCTGTACTTCTTGTGCTGGTTTTAAATGTTGATAAATTTGGTCACCGTAAATTACCTTGTAGTTTTGATTTAACAAGAGAAGAGCGGGAACTTTGGTTACATTTTCTGGCATAATAATTTTTTGACCATTTTGCAAAACAATAAATATTTTACCATTACTATCCTTAACCCTTTTATCAATACAAATAAAATGAATGTCTTTAGCCATTCCAGTTTTAGAAACTGATTGCAATAATTTTTTTGATGGTTCGCAAAAATTGCTATAATATAAAATACTACTCATTAAAATAACTCAAGGTTTTCATAACCGAATTTTAACTTATTCCTTTATTTTCTTATCATTTATCATTTTTTATCATGTTCTATTTTGTAATATGTCACCAAATCCAAATAATAAACGCCTAAAGTATATTTATATTTACTGTTATTCATGATAATTTATTTATGACAATTTATAAAATGAAAAAATTGAATTATATTATTAATAATAATATTATATTAAATATATTATTATTATATACATATACCATGAGCATTAAAATTGAAAACGTAAAAGAAGACGCTGATACCTTAACATTTACTCTTACCGGAGTAGATTTTAGTTATGCTAATGCGGTTAGACGTATTATTTTATCAGATATTCCAATTGTAGTATTCAAAACAAGTCCGCATAGTGAAGATAAATCTACTGTATTAATCAATACATCTCGTTTAAACAATGAAATATTAAAACAGCGACTAAGTTGTATTCCTATATGTATTAAAGACCTGGATATTAACTTGAAGGATTATATGCTTGATATTGACGTTGAAAATAAAACAGATACGACAATGATAGTAACCACAAGGGATTTCAAGATTATGAATCTAACAACCAATAAATACTTGGAAGAAGCCGATGTACGTAAAATATTTCCTCCTTTTATTCCATCCACCGGAAAGAGTGAATATTTTATTGACTTTGCAAGACTGCGTCCCAAAATTTCCGAAGAGATTCCAGGAGAACGAATTAAATTAACATGCGAATTTATGATTTCAACTGCTCGGGATGATAGCATGTTTAATGTAACCGGTGCATGTTCATATGGATTCACTCCTGATAGAGATGAAATGACAAAGCAAGTTGGTATTCGTGCTGCAAAGTGGGAAGAAGAAGGTAAAACTGCTGCTGAAATAGAGTATGAATCTAAAAATTGGATGTTATTAGAAGGGCTACGATATGTCAAGAAAAATAGTTTTGATTTTATTATTCAGACGCTTGGTATTTATGATAATGTTGATATTATTACATTAGCTTGTGATATTTTAATACAAAAAATAAATATTCAGCGTCATTTATTAGACACCGATGAACTGGAAATTAAAAAATCCGATAACACATTGGAAAACAGTTATGATGTCATTTTGCATAATGAAGATTATACTGTAGGTAATATATTAAATAGCGAATTATACGAAACATTTTATCGCCAACTTGAGGTATTAACATATGTTGGGTTTAAAAAAATGCATCCTCATGACTCAGATAGTATTTTAAGACTTGGATTTAAAGAATCATCGGGTAAATCAACTGTAAAAGATATTTTAACTACAGTAATAGTAGATGCTATTAGAAAAATTGAGGACATTAAAGGCTGTTTTGATGGTTCCCGAAAAAGATAAATATTATTTAGAACTATTGCATATATAATCATAAAATAACACAAATAAGTATTTTTTATTTGTGTTATTATTGTTATTTTTTTTATAAATTAATATATATTAAATTTCTACTTAAAGAAGAATATTCAAAATTATATTTGCCTTATATTTTTATTCCGAATCCGCTTTCACGGTGTCAATATGCTGTTTCCTCATATTATAATTCAAACAATGCATCAACAGAGACGTATGTAAATTGTTGACATAATTAATAACCATCGTATTTGTTATAAACAGACCTTGTTCACGCAATTCAGTCAAAAATTTTTCATGCAACTTAAACATATGTGTCTTATATTGTCCACTATATTCACCAAGCGGTTTCTCTTTTTTCACATAACACGAAATGTAATTTTTATGCAATGTGTTTGTAAATGTATGCACTTGGTCCCTATAACCAGAAAACTCTTTCTTTAGCTCCGGATAATACCTTAAAAATTCGGGCAGTTTTCCCTCCTTTCTTAAAGACAAATATTGATACTGAGTTTTACATTGGTTTCCACGCAAATGACGCACCTCTTCATAAATTGGATTACGAATCTTTGTTCTTTGGTTTGTATACGTATTTTTAATTACGATTCCCATTACATTATATGGTGTATTAGGGGACGCAAATTTCTCAATTAATTCGCTATAATTTGTGAATTCATATTTTTCAGGAAACCGAATTGTCGTTTGTGACCATAGCCCACCGGTTCTAACGTGATTCATATTTTGTGGCACAACAACTACAGTAGAATCGTTATGCACAATTTCATAAACCTCTACAAGATATAGCTGGGGAGTCAAAAACGGTACTACAATTCGGTTACATGGATGCTGCAAAATAAAACTATAACAGAATGTTGGATTTAAAGTATCAATAATAAGATTATTTTGCAGACATGCCTCGGAAAACATGGCGTTAAATGTTTTAGTTGAACCCTTATAAAAGGCGACATTAGCATCTACTGTATTTCTGGTTGCAATTTTCCAAGAATTAACTATTTTATCAAAAAATACATTAATCATAGTTCCTTCAATAAATTCTTCGGCAATAACAGCTGCAGAAGATTTATTATATATTTGAATAAATGTATCAGCAGGAATTGATTTAGGTGGAGCAAATGATACAACCTTATTCTCACTATTGACAATAACTGACCTTAATAGTCCATACACAATAACTAAATCAGTAGCTAATAGTTCTTTATTGTATCTAACAATTTTGTAATTCTCATTTGATTTAGTAGAATAATTTGTAATACTGAAATATTTCATATCTGTTTCCAAATTATTCGGATCTGGATTTAATGATGAAACAAAATTAGGAATGTTTGATAATACGTAAGACATTTGTATCGTGTTATATTATTTAACAAAATGTCTTTAAACTAATATCATTTATCATTTATTTTTTCAATACAAAATACAGACAAACCTATAACTAAAATATTACTTGTGTCTTTTCAATGCAGTTGGCACTGTTTTATTATTGAAACGTTTTATAGTGAGAATAATGAGACAAATAATACGCCGAAACAAAACAAAAAGAAGCTGAGGTGAACCAATAAAAATAAGTAGGAGAACCGACCTTATTAGTGTATATATATTTATTAAATCCACGAATAATAGTTTTTTATTATATTTAATATTCTTTAAACTCTTTATATTTTTAATATTTTTATAATTCTTATTTGATTTAGTAAAATAATTGGTTAGATCAATATATTTAATATAAGTTTCAGAATTATTCGGATTTGAAGCCAAAATAGGAATATTTGATAATACATAAGACATTTGTTATTTGTGGTGTACTATTTAATTTGACAAAATGTCTTTAAACTAATATCATTATCATTTAAACCGTTGAATAATTAAAACGGTCATTGACCAGAATAATTAAACCCGCACAAATCGGTTTTAATTATTCTCTGGTTTAATTGCAATAATTTAGTTATAGTTAACACATAATTAATCTAATTAAGAAATCAATATAGATAAAAATTTCTACTATAAATATAAGATGTCAGACAATTCACTCAATACAAAAGACAAAGACAAAGATAACACAAATGATTCTGATATTATACCTAATATAGCTACATCCATACCTAAAGATGTTAGTCAAGACAATGCAGCAAAAAGTATTGTAAATGTTTTAGACGGCGAAGAAGGAGTTAATGGAGAAACAAAGGAAGAAGGAGAAACAAAAGAACAAGGAGAAGGAATAAAGGAAGGTGTAAAAGGAAAGGGAAAAGGCGACGAATCATTGACACTTAAATTAGGAGACATTATTGAAATAACTGCAACTAATAATGAAATATTAAACAATCATGTATTTATTATTGAATACATTGATCCTAATAAAATAAAATTGGTTAACGCTGATACATTTCAAAAAATACAATTATTAATCAATAAAGATGGACATATATCAGACAAAACTATTTCAAAAATAACATTACTTAGCCGTAATGAAAATGAAGGCTATGCAAGACAAAATGATTTATTAACAGGCACATGGATTAATATTTATTTTGGAGGAGACATACCAACCATTATTACCGGTTTAATTACTAATTTAGAAGATGATACAATTGAAATTAAAACAATAGACAATGATACCATTTATATTGATTTCGGATATCAAGGTGTTCCTGAAGATTTACCAATTGAAACATTTGAAATTAGACCCCCACCCGAATCCGTAAAAGACAAGTCTGCTGCAGACGCAGATGCAGATGCAGCTGCAGATGCAGATGTTGATTTGGTTTTAAGTGCGGAATCTGAAGCAAAAGAAGAAGAAACCGTATTTGTTCCAGTTACCCAAGTAAAAGAAAAAATATCCCGACTAATCATTGATGCAGACCAAATTGAGTTTGGAGATACTGTTAATATTCGTGAAACTGTTACCATAGATAGAGACAAATATAGATATGACATTGAAAGCCAAAAAAATGATTTATTGGAAGAAATGATTTCCAATATACCTAATACAAAGCGTAGCGACAGTGTATTAAATAATTTACACATAATGATTACCAGATTTATTCAATTACGTAATTTAGCATCCACCTTTGATGCAAATCACAATATTACTGGAATTATAAAAAAAACGGCAAATGATAAACCCCTTGCTGAATATTTATCAACATTTAAAAACAATTTATATTGGATTATGATGGTTGCCAAAAATGTCAAAAAGGCGTATACCAATAAAATAACACAAAAACGCTCAAATGATATTGAATATTTGGATGAAAATAGCGATTTACTTGAAATGTCTGCATTATTTCAAAATTATAGGTCTAATGACGGTGTTGAAGGACAAAATAAATATACAGAATTATATCATTCTTTAAATAAACATACAGTTCCTTTTATGTCGGAGAATCCGGATGTATTAGATAACGTTTTTAATGCATCTAATGGTGTTATTATTGAGGGCAATGTTAATTCCGATATTAACGTTATTATTGATAACTTAGGCGAATTATATTCTACTGTAGTTTCACGTGGTTCCGAAATTGCCCGAAAATTCGTAATTCAAAAATATAACATGGGTTTAGACAAATTACAGTCTAATAATTTAAAAGGTAAACGTGAGGCATTTCATCGTGTAAAGTTAACGAGAAATGATGAAATCGCTGTCTCGTCTATTGTTACTTTGCCGGAACCTACTGTACAATTTTCACGAATTAGTTTACCAGGTTCTAATTTGTTAATCCGTTCAAATCTAAATATGCATTTTTTAAATTATTGGCAACTATTGAAACAAAAGACACAATATGCAAAGGTTGAAATAAATGGATTAGATAATGAAATTGAATACACCGATTCCAATTTTGTGGATAACATTAAAAATTACATGCTTGACCTTACTGAATATGAAATGCCGGAAAAATTAACCAATGTAGACATTTACGACCAATTTTTAAAAATTATTATACCCAAAATTGTTGTGCTGTTTAATTTGGTAAAAAAATATATCAAGGGTAAACTATCTATGGTTGATTTAATAACCTATATAGAACCTTTTTTGATATATCCGAATGATTTGACTTATGTAAACTATAAAGAAATGAACACATTTATCAAAGAAAAAATCAAAGATTATAATATTAAATATATTGAATACAGTAGAGCTTTTGCATCTATTAAATCGTTGAGCACGCATATTTTACCAGTTAATCCAATTTTGAATCTTTTAGAAAGTAATTATACAGTTAAAAGTCAGGTTTTTGGAGCATATAAAATAGTCCTGGGCACGAAATCAACTATGAGTTTGTCTACTTCAGAAATGATGGCCAAAATAATTTCAACTGATTATGGTAATTTGTTTAATACTGCAGTTGTTTTTTCTAATTTAGCACTTATGTATCCTGCTGAACTAAATCCTATTTTTGATTTAGATAAGGATAAACTAAAGACACGTCTTGAACAGTCTCAGGAAGCAAATAAATGCACTTCACATATTATTGCTAAAAAATATTACAGTATGGATAAATTATTGGCAGATAATGAACGTGTTATTTATTTTGATAGAGATTATGATACAACAAATTACGATATATTAGAACAAAAATTTAAACGAGAGAAAAATTCTCTAAGTCCGGATGAATTAGAACTATACATATCTGAAGAGTTTAAAAAGAAAAATAAACTGAGCGATAGTGAAGCCATGTATATGGCAGAAACATTAGTAAATAGAGCTAAAAAAGTGATTGATGGTCAATATGCTATAATTGCAAAGCAAATAAACGAATCTGAATTAACTGAGATAAATTATGCAAATTTGGAATATTATATTAGACAAAATGATCAATGGGTATTGGCTGAGGATATAGACCCAAAATGGTTTATTCAAGACACTGATATATTATGTAATATACAGACCGATTGCTTATACAACCCTAAAAATACAACTGATGATAAATGCGAATCTGTAGAAGTCATCAAAAGCACAATGCTTGATAAAGCTCTTAAGGATATTATGAAACAATTTGATACAAGTTATAATGTATCTAAAGAAGATTTAACTGCAAAAATAACACATCATTTAGCTTATTATGAAGACATGATGACACGACTTGAACAGATACAAAATACGTATTATTATAAATACAACAATATAAAACATAAATTGGGATTGGAAATTCAGGAAGGCCCTCCTATAATAGTGTCACCGCATACAAAATTACGTGACTTAATTGTCGGACAATCCGATTTTGTTAAAAGACAAAATGATATTTTGTTATTTGCAAATAAATTTTGCAGATACGGTAATCCAGAAGTTGCAAATATTAATGATGGAGAAATGGAAACCTGGTGGTGGATGTATTGCAAAGAGACACATACCAAATTATTACCCACATTTCGGGTTATTCTTGCCAAAACATTTACTAATAATCCTAATAATTATGATAAACAAATAGCGGTTTTGATTTCACTTATTGGTAAAGAAGGCGGCAATGGTGATGTATGGGTTGATAAAAATAGTGGAGAAGTAATAAGAGAAATTGATTTTGACGTATCTGAAGGCTATAAAGATGGATTTAAAGACGTTAGTCGTTCTATTTTGGCAGAAGACGCAGTTGAAACAACTTTAGAACAAGCTAAAAATAAAAAGGTGGCGAAACGATTGTCTCCTGAAGGCGAAATGGTGTCAAATATTGTCTCTTTTATGACATCCACTATGGGCATTGATTTAGAACCTATTCGTGATTTTATAATTAAAGTTGTTACTGAATTGATGAATGACGTCAAGGTTCTTGAAAAAGAACCCGCTTACAAAGAGCGGGAGAAAGAAGCGGCGAAAAAGGGGAAAAAGTTGCCGGAATATATTATGGTTTACAGTTCTACACTGCTTTATTTAACATTAGGTATGATTCTAATTGGCATACAAACCAGTATTCCATCTATTAAAACTCGCAAGACATTTCCCGGATGTGTGCGTTCATTTAGTGGTTTCCCAATTGAAGGAGAAGGCGATGATAGTGGATTAAATTATTTGGCATGTGTTGCCTTCAAAAATAAAAATCCTGTCACTATTCCATGGAATGTGTTGGCTAAATCAAAGGAAGACAAGGTTGCAGCAACAGTTAAAGCATTTATAATTAAATATTTGTTACCATATTCGGTCGTAGACCAAAAAATCAAAGAGAAGGTTGAATATTTATTAGCTACACCCGATATTTCAGATATTCCAAATGAACATAAATTAAGTCTTTGGAGACAATTTCTGCCATCCTTAAGTCGGTTTCATATTAGAAACTTGGAAAATATAACGGATGGATTTAAAGAAGAATTGGAACAAGAGATTCGCTTAGGCGACCCCAGACAAATAGACAAAATGTTGGTGATTGAGTCAAAAATACTTAAATATTCCATGGCAATTCAAGAAGATATTCAGAAAATAGTGGAACAGAAGGATTTACTATTAAAATCATCAAGTCAACCTTTTATGGTCAATGCTTGTTGCAATGAAAATGAAACGGTAGCCTTAACTACTTTGCAATATTTTATTAATGAAAATCCCGTTATAGCGGTTAACAATAAAATTATCAGAGACCTCAGTGCATTATTAAAGGATTTTAAAATATTAACGGATAGCGCTATTATGATAAGTAGTGTAAATTCAAAGCGTATATTTTCTGGAATATCTAATGACTTTGACGAAGAGACAATTTATCGTGCATTTATTGATTTATGTAAATTTCAGTCATCTTTGCCGTTAACAGATGAATTAATGGCTATTTGTCAAGATAAACCGGATTATTTATCAAAAGTGGATACAATTGAAGAAAAAATAGCTAAATTGAAACGCAATGAGAGAAATTATACCAAGGATGCATTTTTACGATTGTTCCAATTGGTAAGCAGATATAATATTATTAATATCCCATTATCATATGCAAATGTTTCATGTGCGGAGTCATTGAGACAAATATTATTTAAACTTGACGAAACGGATGACCAATATATTCCCGGAGCAATAAAACAAAATTTAAATGTATTATTAGACACGTATGATTTAGCTATTCAAGAAGATACTGCAGATATGACGAGATTTAAAAATTACTTGGCAAAATCTAATGATGGTATGCGTAAGGAAATGTTAAACTTTATAAAACGAAAGGCGAAAATTAGCGGCAATGAAATGAAAAATATTGAAAGATTTATTAATAGCTTAACGGTTTGGGAATTTGATAACAATCCCAGAAATATTGATGTAAAAATATCAGATGATTCAATGTATAATTACATTAATTTTTATAAAAATTTCATTTCCCTATTTTCTACTGTTTTTCCTGAAATAATTATTAACCGGCAAATACACTCATTTGAATCCCATGAATATTGGGGTTTTCATTTAAATCATAAAACTGAATTAAAAGAAACAGTGGAATCGTTTTATGAACCATTGACTAAATTTTTCGGAGATGCATCAATATCTAATGTTCTTACTGAAATACAAAAAAGATGCAACGGAATTATGTTGCTTTCGGAAACTACTCCTGCATTAACCAATATTAAAATTGGTGACAAGGAAACTCACTCGGTATTTGATAAGAGAATGGTTACGTTATTATACGAGTATTACATTTTACAGATTTTTACTGAATATATATCCTTAACAAAAGACCCTACAATGGTAGCACAAATATTAAAACATCCTGAATTAGAAACTGATGTTTATAGCTCAGATTTTTTAGTAGAGCAGCAATTGCGTTTTTCTGAATCCGAACAATTATATATAGAAGGAGATGTTAGCAAATTACAAGAAAATATTGGTAAATTACTTGCATCATTTATTTTAATAATGAAAAATTCCAAAAACATAATAAACAAATCTTATGACAAAATAGAGGATGTTATATTTAAACTTAAGGAAGCAGAGAAATACACGTTTACTGATAGATTAAAAGACATGACCGAGGAATTGAGAGAAGTTGATATGGTGAAACGTGCCACTAAAATTGGTGTTTGGGAGCGAGGCATATCCAAAGGTTTAAAACAATATGACCCTGAAACTTATGAACATGACAAAGAAGTGGCTCAAAAAATTGCTGAAATGCAATCATCGCTTAGAAAACATGCTAATGTAACAGATAGAAATATTGACTTACATATGGAAGATGCACTTGAAGATTTGGAAGCACAGGCATTTATAGATAGGGATGAGTTAGATATACATAATGTTGGTGAAAATTTTGAAGATGGTGACCCATATGGCGATGAAAGAGATGCTGATAATGATGGTGATTATTAATTTGTATAGACAGAAATATAACAAAATACAAAATATAATAAAAGATGTATAAAAAATATAACAAAGATAATATAAACAATTATAGAAAAGTTTATATTATATTATATCAGACATATGTTGAGAACATTTACAAGAAATAATATAACTTTAGTATCTATTTTATTATTTATTTCAGTTTTTGGAATCGTGCAACTCATTAAACCCGCATTCCTGTATAAACCCGATGGCAGCACTCGTGATTTTGGCATCGGTTATAAAAATAAAACAATTATGCCTGTTTGGTTATTTTCTATTATTTTAGGAATTTTATCATACTTATTTGTATTATATTATTTAGCGTATCCCAGAATGTTTTAGTTACAGTCTACCAGTTGTAAGAGGTGGGCTAAATATTACAATTCTTGTGGTCGGAGATAATGTTAGTATAGCGTAATCATTTTTATTTTTGATTCTTTCAATTGAATATTTATATATATTTTTGTATTCAACTGTGTTTTTATTGATTTGTCTCATATATCTACCGTTTCTTAGCTTGTATGTCATTGTTTATTAGATTATTAGATTATTAGTTTGTTTAAATGTTATATATTTTATATTATTCAAAGTAATATAAAATATTTTTCAATTATTTATTTATTTATTTATTTATTTATTCATTTATTCATTTATTCATTTGTTTGTGTAGTTGTTGGTTTGCCTAAATTTTGTTGATTTTTTTTGGACGTTTCAGATTCCAAATATTTATCATAATTCGCCTTAATTGATTTAGCATCTCTTATACATCCTCTTGTTGCTAAATTATAATAGACAATAGATGTTACTAAAACTGCTGTATAAATATACCACATTGATTCTCCTGTATTATCTTTAGACACAACTAATGCTAATAATTGTTTTTTAATATCTTTATTTTCAAACATTTCTGGTTTCATAAGGGGTTTTAACAGTAACCAAATTTTTGAAAAGTTTTCAGGATAAATTTGATTAATCAGCAATGCTTTATTACCGCAAATTTTTAATATAGCTTCAGCTGCTTCCATCATAGCACCTTTTTGGGTTTGATCTTGTGTCCCGTCAATCGCATTTTTCATATTTGTATCAATCAAAATAGATGACAATATTTCATTTGATCCTACTGAGACAAAATAATAACCGACAACATCCGAAAATACTGATTTTAATTTAGGAAATGCAGAAAGCATTGCTAACATAATTCCAAAAATTAATAACCATGGGAAAAACGTGTAATATGCTGCTGCACTAATATTTTTACCTGCATCTCCACCACATTTATTAATAAGATATATAATATTTAATATAAATTGTGTTACAATGACAACTAATAAATAAATGGCTAATTTAGGTCTGCAATTATAATAATATGAGATTATATTATCTTCACTTAACTCACCAGAGTCGTCAAGTTCTAATACAGGTTTACCAAATACTGGAACAGATGAAAAATATAGTAATGTAGTAAGTATAAATATAATTATTGAAACATAAGATATATCCATATATAGATAATTGGTATAATTTTTTTTTGTTTTTTAAAGGTATTTATTATGAATTACACTAAACCTATTTTAACAGAACCTGGAGTAAAATACTTCTTAAATGAAACTTTAAAACAATGTCATGTTTTTAAAGAAAAATACAATAATTACTTATTCAATGTTGGAATATTTATTGTATTTATATTAATTTTAGGAGGCTTATTACTTTATAAGTATAAAGGTAAGCTAACAGCAGAAGAAATAGCTGAAAATGAACTTAATAAAAAACGGTACATTTTATCTAAAATCAAAAATTATCAAGACACTAAAATACGTGCACAACAAGAATTAATAACTGGACTACCTCATTGGGAAACAGAGTTTGATGTGATTACAAAAAAAAATATTATTACATAACTTAGAATAAGTAGAAATAAAGTAGAAATAAAATTAGAATAAATATATAAATATATTCTATAATGAGTGCTTCAAATATTCCAGATGTTAATGATGCATTAAATGAATTTTATAAATTAAAATCAACTTATGAAACTACATATTATACAAAATATGTTAAGCCTATAATTTTATCCAAAGATAAGAGCAAGAGAGAAAAGCGTATTGATTATTCAAAATTACCAAAGGCAGAATGTATCAATTGTAAACGAAATGTAGGAACAATATTTTCAATTAAAAATGATGTAGAAGAATATGTGCGATTATTTACAGCAAAATGCGGCGATTTAGATAATCCATGTCCTCTTGATATTAATATAGAATACGCAGGAAGATATACATATAATTCACAAATAGCTAACAATGATGAAGACTTGTCTGAACTAAAAAATAAAATAATTAAGGATAAAAATGACATGATGTTTGGTTATATTAGTCAACCGGATGCTATACAAAAATTTAATGATAAAACTACTGAATTAAAAGATATCACTGAAATAGCGGGGTTTGTAATTAATACCAATATAGTAATTAATGAAAATCCGGAAAAAAAGGTTTTACTAAAAAATTTAGAAGATGATTTTGGTATAAACTATTTGATGCCATTTAAACATATGACTAAGGAATATGACGATTCTAATGGAACCGACCAAAAAAAAATGCATGAAGCTGTTAAATTTTATGTTAATGAAATGATACCAAAATTAAGAGAAATACAAGCTTTAAAATATGAAACTGAATATGTAGATTGCAAAAATAGTGAAGACGATAAAAAGAATAATGAAAGCGATGAGTATTTTTTGTTTCAACGAAAAAATAGTTTGTCTAAATTGGAATTTAATTTTTTCAGTAAAGATAGCGTTAAATCATTTGTAAAAGGTGTTTTACAACCTTCGGCGAATCCATTGTCGTCTAAGTCAAAAACCCGCAAAATACGTCCGAAACTTAAATTGGTTCAAGCTGCCGATGAACCTGCAGTTAGTGGTACTACAGTAGAACCTGCAGTTACTGGCACTACAGTAGAACCTTCAGTTACTGGCACTACAGTAGAACCTTCAGTTACTGGCACTACAGTAGAACCTGCAGTTAGTGGCACTACAGTAGAACCTTCAGTTACTGGCACTACAGTAGAACCTGGTACTCAACCTGGTACTCAACCTGGTGCTACAGTTAGTGAAGCTGCTGCTGCTGAAAATGAAGTATAAAATAAACAATAATAAATTATTATAATGTAAAAATTAAAAATATAACGTTTATTTATAAGTAATCCATAAAATGATATGCAAATATATTTCTATACCAGCATTTTTATGCAGCTTTGTAATTGGATTATTTTTTGTATATGTATTAGGACCAGAAACCAAGGTAATCTACAAATATCCATCACCTTCTAATTACAAAGATATTTTATACAAAGATAAAGTAGATCAATGCTTTGAAATTAAACCAGTGGAAACCACTTGTCCTATAAATCCATTAAGTGTTAAAAAGGTTCCTATGCAAAATTAAATTCTTGTATTTTATAATATCATTTTATAATATAATGATACAACTATCTAAATTTGTTCATAGCAGTACAGGTAGATATATGATGTCTATTTTATTGGGTTTAGGACTGGCTACACTTTTTAGACAAGCATGCAAAGGTAAAAACTGTTTGATTTATAATGCTCCTCCAATTGAAGAATTAGACGAAACTTATAAATTCAATGATAAGTGCTATTCATTAGAGAAAAATTCAGTCAAGTGTGACACTAAAAAACAAATATACTCTTTTGAATAGACTTTTGTTTTTGAATATGCGTATTTTATTAAATACAGGTATCTTTAGATAATATATAATATAATTATGGGCGATAATAATACAACAAGTATTCATGATTTGCCTACAGATCCCGTGTCAGGTGGCAGCATCGGTGGTAATATTTCATTAGTAGCAAATGAAATTAGGCAGCAGCAACAGCAACCTCAGCAACAGCAACAAGGTTCTGCCTTGTCTCTTGACCAAACCACAATTAGCCAAATTGTTAATGGACTGCAACAAGCAAGTATTGCTGGAGCTACTACATTACCCAGTAGAGATATTCCTCAAAATACCCAATCTTTAACACATGATTCGCATATTCAACCAAATTATGTCCCTCCTCCATCTAATAATGACTACATTAATGATGCTGATTATGATAATGATAATAATATAAATAATTATAATCGTGGCGAACAAATGAAAAATTCATTGGATTCAGTTTATGATGAAATTCAGATACCATTATTAATTTCTATTTTGTATTTTATGTTCCAATTACCGATTATTAGAAAAACATTATGCAAGTATATACCTTTGTTATGCAATAATGATGGAAATTATAATATTAACGGACTTGTATTTACATGTGGGCTATTTGGTCTTTTATACTACTTTTTGTCTAAAACGATGAGGATGTTTAATACCTTTTAATATTAGTTTTTGATTTATTATGATTTATATATTTTTAAAAATAAAAATAATATATAAATATAACAGTAATTTGTTATGAGTTATCAAGACATTTCATTTTTAATTTTTACCGAAATTGTTGGTGATTTTGGCTACAAAAAATTTGCAGATAAAGGCGGAGTAACTAATTTTTTAGTAGGAACTTCCGGTTATATTGGGGTTATTTATTTTTTAATCCGTTCGCTTCAAGGCTCTCAAGTATTAATGGTGAATGCTGCATGGGATGGTTTAAGCGCATTAATTGAATCAATTGCTGCATTTGTAATCTTAGGAGAACGATTTGATGACCCTTGTAAATATCTTGGTATTGTGTTTATCATATTAGGTCTGTTCTTTTTGAAATTACCTTTAGTAAATACTAATAAATTTGTGTTTCCTAAGTTTTTTGTCTCTTAAAAAAAGAATCCCTTCTTTTTCTTCTTATTTTTTTTGGTTTTTGTCTTTGATCTTGTCTTCATTTTATTTTTCTTATTATTATTAGTCTTATTTTTATTAGTTTTATCATTTTTGTTATCATTATCTGTTTTCACGTTATCCATTGGTCTATAACGCAAAAACCACTCTTCATACTCTTCTGTTTTCTTTTTATCCTTTAGTTCAATAAACTTCTCGGCTTTTTCTGCTCTCATCTCTTCTATTGTTAGTTGATGTCCCATGCAATTTAAACTAAACCGCTTCAATAACCCTTTTTGAGCCAGTCTATTCTTCTCTTGTACCTGAAATAAAAATTTGGACATACATAACATACGGTCTTTATCATAATATGGTCTGTCTGCGTATAAAAATGCTAAATAAAAACTTAACATGGTGTCTATTGTTGCTATTTTTATATCATATCCGTCTATTTTTATTACATTATAGCTATGACATGCCAACGGCTCATAAATTAAAACAACGGTATCACTTCCTACTTTAATTTCGTAATGTGGTGCAATAATTTCACCAACAGGGGGGCGTTTTATTATTTTGACATTTTTAATACCTATATCAAGCAAACGTTCCTTTACGATTTGAGACGTTGTTAATGGGTCTTCTGTTAAAACATCAAAATCCGGAATTTTATCCAATTTTTTACGCAAATTATGTGGCATATATTGCGAATAAAGCGATACAGTATAACCGCCAAAAAATACAACACCTTGATCTACTAATGTATTCCGTATATTTTCGTATATTTTTTCAGAAAAATTAGGATTGTTCATTGACCTCTGGAAATCCATGTGAGTGCATTGGTCACTTTTCAATGGATAATGTTTGTTTAATAATACCAAACGTTTAAGAACCTTTTCCCAGCGACTCACGTCACCCTGTGGTCTTGATAGTTCTAAATACATTGACATGCGCAATAAATTTGGCGGCGAACATAGGATACCAGCTATGCTAACTGCATCTTTTTTGATGGCATTGAATAAATCTTTTGGAATATATGTTATGTCGGCTACTGGTATGAAATTTACAAATACTTTGTAAGTGCCATGATGTTGACCGGATTTTGCTTCTACTTCAATGAACCCAGCTTTAACATAAGTGTCAACTAATTCTTTTGCATCATTTAATGCATTGAATGAATAAAAATCCAAATCGGGGATTTCAATGTCTCTATTGTAAAATTGCTCTTGTCTTGGTAGAAGCCGATTAATACTTTCGCCGCCGTAAATAATGAGCTTTTTACTTCTGATGAAATTTTCAACGATACTAATTATTTGTTTGATTTCAGGTGAATTTGCAACTTGTTTGCCCTGTATTTCTTCTGCGGTATCCACTGCCTGACGGAGAATTGCTAATTCACAGTCGCTAAATTTTAACCCTTTACATGAGTCATTTTTCTTCATATATATTATTAATATTTAATTATATATATTCATTATTTTTATTAGTATTTTATTGGTATTTTATTGGTATTTTATTAGTCCATTGAAGATATAAATTTATAAATTTATACATCTCTTAAATATAATTTAGGTTGTAACTCACTTTTTACATCCTGTTTCTTTAATTTAGTAATGTGGGCGTAAATGACTAAAATGCAACGTTTATATATCGGGTGTTTCTTGATTCAAAAATAGTTTGTTATATGCATCATTTGGTAGTATATCCACTTTATTTAACTCTTTCATAAAATAACATCCAAGTATTCTTTCAAATGCACAAGAATGATTTTTTGTATTGGAATGTAAATCGTATATACCATTATTAAACATATTTTCAACAAATAAATTATTAGAACAGAAACAATTCCATAATACTAATGGTTCATTATTCCATTCATTCATATTTATACTTACTAATAATTTATTAATTAAATTTAATCCAAAGTCACTCCAATTTAAACCATTTGTGTAGACGTTAAAAGCAATTGCATTTGGTGTATCGCAATCCAACATCATTAAATCTAATTTATAATTAATATGAATAGTTCCTTGAATAAAAATATATTTATCGGCACGATAATATTGTAATGCTAATTTATATGCACCCATTTCATATCTGTGTGTAGTACAATTATTTTCTAAAATTATAAAATCTAATTCACGTGCAGTTTTATGCCAATTGTTATTTAAAGAATTATTATCAACAGTAATTATAGTATCGTATTTATAAACATTTCTTAATTGAGTTAAACAACTAATAAGGTGATTATAGTTATTTTGGTCGTTATTTATATAAACTGCCACTATAATTATGGTTCCTTTAATATGTAATGGCTTATATTGTAATCCATAATTAATATATTCTGAATATCCTTGAACAGTTCCGCAATCGAAAAACATTCCACTCATAATTTTGCATAATAATTTACTATTGTTATCGTTAATGTATCGTTTCATAGAATATCCTATATGTAAGTCTTCTTTAATTATATATTTTTCAAATTCTGGTTTAAAAATAACAGACCCCCATCCATAATTATAATCGCAAGTAATATCCTTATCTATAATATCTGTAACAATGTTATTATTAATATTACATTGACCAATTTTACCCAATTGTGTATTTCGAATATTCCATACATAAACTCCAGCATTTGTATCAGTATTTAATAATAAATCTTCTATTAGAATTGGTGATAAATTATCTACAATTGTATCTGGCATACACATTAATGTCAAATTGTATTCTTCGCCTTCTATACATCTTATAATTGTTTCATTCATAGTTTCAGTATTACCAACTAATTTAATAATAATATTTGTTTTCGTTTCTGAGAATTGAGTTTTTATTAGATGTGATACAAAAATTTCAGTAGTAGGAGATACTCCTATAATTATTTTGCTGCATTCGTATTTTTCTAATATATTAATCCAATTTGATAATAGTGATATATTTTTATCTTTCATAGGAAGCATAAATTTAGGTAAATTGAATAATCTTGAAGCTGTACCTGCGCACGGAATTAGTCCAATTACAGATTTCATAATAATATATATATATATATATGTGTGTGAATATTTTAAATTATTGTTTATATATATTTAATTTAGAAACAATTATAATTTCTTTATCAAAATTAAAATTCCGTAAAGAATCATTTTATATAAATAGCCATAATCAAAATATTATAAATGAAATAGATACCCTAAATATTTATAATAATATTGAAGTTATGCCAGGAATTCAAGAATTCTTTTCTTTATTGATTGAAGAAAAGAAAATTATATATATTGTCACAGATATCTCAGAAAAAATTTTAAATATTATAACTTTAAAATTTTCGTTTTTATCAGAATCAATTATCATAATTTCAAAAAATATTACATGTGAATCTTATATAAAAATCATAAAAGATTGTAGTAATAAATGTAATTATTATGATATGATTAGTTTTGAAAGCGACTTCAGTAAAATAATATCAAAAAATATAATTTATAATTTAGTAGTTATTAATGATAAATATAATATAGATAGCAAAAATTTATGCATTGAAAATGTAATACATAATTTTATTAATATTAAATCATTTATCTATAAAAAAAATTTTGAATATGTTCCTTTTTATGTTTCATCTAAAACCAAACACCGAAATAAATGGAATGAACTAAAACAATATTTTCCAATATTATCTCGTTGGACTGATACCAATAAAAGTAAGTTTGAAATGAATAATGCAGATAAAACGAATATATGTGCTATAATAAAGGAAGATATTTTTAATTCTTCGTTTGGCGTTTTATATCTTGAGAATGATGATAAAAATCATATCGGTTCTTTAATTGAGTTAGGAATGTTAATCGGACAAAATAAACCCATTTTTTTATGCGGTAATAATATATTTGTAAACGAAGTATTATTTAACTTTGATAGTCAAATAAATGTTAAATATATTGATAATTTTAATTTATTTGAAGTAATCCGTAATATTCAATATGATATAAATCATTGTTACATAGAGTTTAAAGATAATTTAATGAATATGATGCAAAAAAATATTGAATAACAAATATTTTCTATTATACCTTCTCTCATTCCCCCCTTGAATATCTAGTGCAACGCCATTCAGGTGTCCAATTTTAAATCTTGAAGGGTAAAAATTAGATTTTTAATTCTATTTTGCCAACAGTTGTTACAGTTCTGGTTGCATATGATACATTTGGATTTTGCGGCGCAGGAGCAGCAATAGTTTGCACTTTATATCTCAAATTTTCAGGTTTTAATACAAACGCTGTTCCGTTTTCTTCAAAAAACATATTATTTTCCTCTAAATTTGTGTCTACCATTTGATATCTCATTGCCATAAATTGACATCCATTGTTTCTCATGACAATTGAATTTGGATTTGGTGGATTTGAACCTTTGTCAGGAAATCCTATTGTCATATTTACCATGTTATGATTAATTAATTCATTCATATCTGGTGTATAAACTATTTCATAATTCGTTAATCCTCTTAAAATTGCAGTGTTGCTTACTATATTCACATATTCATTAAATGCGGTTGTTAAAAATGTTTTATTACTTCCATCCACCATAATAATAACCTTTCCGGCTAATTCATTTAATTTCATTTCCGTTATATTTCTATTACTATAACTAAAGGCTGGTCCCAATATTCTACCATTTGTTTTATTAAAATTGTCAAATAGTTCAGTTAGTTTTTCATATATTTTTTGATTAGATGATTTTATACGTAAATGTAAAAAAATAGGGTCTACTGGATTCGGAGCAGTTGACGTCGTAAAAGCATAGTTACTTATAACATTTAACACTTCTCCAAAACTAACATAATTAAAAGTTTCTTTTACACAATAGTTATCTGTAGTTGTTGTTGCAACTACAGGAGTATCATCTATATAAAATATTTCAAAATCTAATGCTCTTATACCCTGTTTTAGCAAACTTTTAACGACACATGTATCTACATAATCGTTTTTATAATTACCACCCGAACAAGCATTGTATGCCGATTTAATATAATAATCTCTTAAAGGCTGTTGAAAATTTTGATTATTAACGTTTATAGAACGAATTTTACCATTGACTGATCCGTACATTATGTTCATAAAATTACAATCCTTAGCTCTTAATCCGTTAGAAAATATAGTTCCAGTATAATAAAAATACACTACTAATGCTAATACAAGGATAACCATATTTACTACAGACAATGCAAATATAGCAGTTGAATCATTCATATTTTGAATTTTATTGAAAGCATTTCCTATAGTATTTGATACACTTGACATATTTATAATATGTCAACATAATATTTTACAAATAAATATAATATTATCATGTTTATAATTAGTTAAAAAAATAATATGTTAATACTATAACAATATTATGGCTGGAGGATTAATGCAATTAGTAAGTCAAGGACAACAAAATATATTATTAAACGGTAATCCCAGTAAAACATTTTTTAAAAGTGTTTTTGCACAGTATACTAATTTTGCTCTTCAAAAATTCCGTGTAGATTTTGAAGGCTCAAAAACATTACGTTTAACGGAACCATCTACATATACATTTAAAATACCTAGATATGCGGATTTATTAATGGATTGTTATTTATCTGTTGTCCTACCAAATATTTGGAGCCCAATTTTGCCACCACAAGATCCTGCAAATAATACTTCAGTAAACACTAATAGTGATCAATGGGTTCCATATGAATTTAAATGGATTCAAAATTTAGGAGCTAAAATGATTTCTAAAATCAGTATAACATGTGGCAATTATACGCTTCAAGAATATTCTGGGGACTATTTATTATCTGCTGTACAACGAGATTTCAACACAGATAAAAAGAAATTATTTGATAATATGACAGGTAACGTTGCTGAACTAAATGACCCTGCCAATGCGGGTTCTAATATAAATGCGTATCCCAATGCATATTATACAGATGCACTTGCTGGACCTGAGCCATCTATACGAGGCAGAACACTATATATTCCGTTAAATAATTGGTTTGGATTAAAATCACAGATGGCCTTTCCATTAACATCATTGCAATATAATGAACTACATATTAATGTTACATTGAGACCGATTAATCAACTATTTCAAATACGTGATGTTTTTGATTCAGCAAATAATTATCCATATGTTGCTCCTAATTTCAATTTATGGTATATGCAATTTTACAGATTTTTACAGCCTCCACCTGATGTTAGTATTGCAATTGATTCTTATTCTGATTTAAGAACCCTATGGAATGCGGACGTTCATTTAAATTGCACTTATTGTTTTTTGTCTAATGATGAAGAGAGACAATTTGCATTGCAAGAACAAAAATATTTGATAAAACAAGTTTATGAAAAACATTTTTATGATGTTACTGGCCCCAATAAAGTAAATTTAGAGTCTATTGGCATGGTGTCAAATTGGATGTTTTATTTCCAAAGAAGTGATGTCAATTTACGTAATGAATGGTCTAATTATACAAATTGGCCGTATAATTATGTTCCGAATGATATTATTTTGGCACCAGTGGATGGTAAATATATTATTTATAGACCGGATGCATTAAACAATCTGGTTGCTGTTTCAATTGGTCCTGGTGTAAATCCAGATGGCACTCCAACTGGTCTTGCTATTACGCCAGTTTACACGCCAGAAAATGACAAATATATTTTAATTAGTTTGGGTATCTTATTAGACGGTTCATACAGAGAAAATATACAGCCATCGGGTGTATTTAATTATATTGAAAAATACACAAGAACCAGCGGAAATGCTCCTGAAGGATTGTATTGTTACAATTTTGCGATAAACTCAAATAATATGGATTTACAGCCGTCTGGTGCAATAAATATGAGCAGGTTTAATTTAATAGAATATGAGTTTACAACTATTATTCCGCCATTAGACCCATTGGCTCAAAGTTTAGTTGTGTGTGACCCATCTACGGGAGAAGTTATAGGCATTAATAAGCCAACGTGGCGAATTTATGATTATAATTTTAATTTAACCGTGTTTGAAGAGAGAATAAATCATATTATTTTTGTTGGCGGCAACTGTGGTCTCGCTTATGCGACATAAAATTCTCGTAATATAATATATATTATTGAACTTAAAGCTCTTTAAGTTACTTTACAATATATATTATTTATCAATAACAACCGTTTTGATAACATTTATTTTTTTCAGTCAGGCAGTATTTAAATACTGCATGACATTTTCTAAAACCAAATTTACTTTTGGAAATAATATAAACAAACATATTATTCCTTAAAAACCTAAATAGTAGAATTTGAAGGCGGGGGTCCCAAATCATAAAACATACCTGTTGATGTAACAGACAAAGGATAAACCGGTTTAATTAGTTCCTCCGACGCAGACAACTTTGGCAGCTTACTGTATGCTAATTTTAAACCATAATTAAATGATTTTGTCCACGTATCTATTCCTTCATACATTCTTGGCACTTTAGCGTCATTATTTATAACTCTAGCAAAAGCTCCAATATCCGTTGTTAAAGTTGAATATTGCGGTGTCTGAGAAAATGTTAACTTTCCTGCAGCAACATCATTTTGCGGCATATCACAACTACTTAGTTGTGTAAATGATTCTATTGTTTTACTTTTATTTTTATTGTTATTTTTCTGAATAAGGGTAGGTGGAGTGCAACCATCGCAATCAATATCCGCAACACATTGTTCTCTTGTTATGGCACATTGAGCTTTTGGGCCACAGAAGTTTTTACACGTATAAAAATTATTTACTACATCTACGTCTTGAACTGTTAATTGACTATCTGGATTATATTCTAATAATTCATTTGGATTATATATTTGTTTTAATCCCTCTTTATAAGAGGGACCATAATATATATATTTGATTGCAATTGTAAATAAAAATGCTAATACTAATAAAAATACAATTTTTATAAAGTATTTTTGTATTTCATTTGCTTTCATATTTATAATATAAATTGATATAATAATTGATGCAACGATGCACGTTTACTTTTATTTATTTTATATATTTATTATAAATAATGTTCAGTGCAAATAATACTAATACTGATAATGTTGAATCAAAAAAAAAGGAACAAGCAAATGAAGTTAAAACTACTGATTGGAAAAAATTTGCTATGAAATTTTCAACAAGTTTTGTACTTACTATTTGTTTAGGTGTTGTTGTGTTTGGGGCTTGTGGATTATATACGACCAAGGTTGCTCAATCTAATATTCTACCCTCAGAAGTAAAATTCGCTCCTTATACAGATACTGATTATAAATTAGACAGTAGTGCAGATAATCCTGCTAAAATATTTATGAATATTATAAAAATTCGCCCTTGGAAGGGTTTCAATTTTTGGGATGATCCAATATCAGTCCATTCACAAGAAGCTACCTTTATAAAGGAAAATTTTTCCGATACTTGGATATTTAAAACACTATGTTCTTTAAATGAATCTGCTAAAAAAAATGATACATTCAGTAACATGAGCTATATGATGCACGATGAATTGAAAACAAATCTGGCTAATGCATTTGGAATAGTAAATACAATATATTCATTACTTTATAAACTTCCTGAATGGGTTGTAATGTTATTTTATTTTACAGCAATTCCATTTATTGGTATATTTTTATTATTTTATAACGGTATTCGGGCTTTAATTACTCATTTAGGTAACACATCTGCAGCATTTAGAGAATATAATACTGAAAATGAAGAATGGGAAAAATGGCCGTTATTAGATAAGAGAAGAGGATGGTTATATTTCTTTTGGGTTATTATTGTCTTTATTTTTTATTTATTTATAAGTTTTTATTTAGCTATTTTTATGTCATTTTTTACAACTATTTATAGTTTATTTACACCTTTATCAAAAGAATATAACTTAAAAGGTTCTAAAGAAACATACGGATTTGGAACATTTTTAAGGGACACATTTGTATATAAAAAATCGTTCATTTTATTTTTAACAGCATATACATTATTAGATTCAGTAAAGACATATTTAAATAATAGCAATTATATGATTGGCTGCGTTATTGCCATATTAATTTTAGCTATTGGATTTAATATTTTCAACCCTACTGACCCTAGTTTTAATGATGTTACACAACAAAATTTTACAGAATCTCCTGGCAAAATATCCAGAAATATTACGAGTAAACAAGTTCCAGCAAATGTTAAAATTGATTGTCCAATTAAAGATAAAACATTAGAGACAACTGACAATCCATTACTTATGAATGCTGATCCTTCTGTTAGTCCTTCTGCTACTCCTGCTGCTCCTTCTGCTGCTCCTGTTAATAATAATCCGACATTTTATAGACAACCGCTGTTCCAAACACCAGGATCAGGACAACCAGGATCAGGACCAGTAATAACCGGTGGTAAAAAGTATATCCCCAGAAGGCTAAATAAAGATGGAACAAGTCATCAAAAATACAATTTCAAATTAGCATAAATATTAGTTTAAATAATACAAACAATTTAAATATAAAATATATTATTTAAACATGGAATTTAAAAAAATAAAGAACAATACCCCATTTATTAGTATATGCACTCCAACATTTAATCGTAGACCATTTATTCCATTTATGATTAAATGCTTTGAACACCAAACCTATCCAAAGGATAAAATTGAATGGATTATTATTGATGATGGGACTGACCCTATCGGCGATTTAGTTAAACATGTCCCCCAAGTCAAATACTATCACTATAATGAAAAAATGGTGTTGGGTAAAAAACGCAACTTAATGCATAACAAATGCTCAGGAGATATCATCATTTATATGGATGACGATGATTATTATCCTCCAGATCGTTTTTCACATGCGGTTCAAACATTAGTAAATAATCCAACATATTTAATCGCAGGATGTAGTGAAATGCATATTTATTTTGCATCACAACAAAAGGTATATCAATGCGGACCATATAAAGAATTTCACTCAACTGCTGCATCCTTTGCATTTAGAAAAGAACTTTTGCAACAAACCAGTTTTAATGACGAAAATGCGTTAGCAGAGGAACGACATTTTTTGAAAAATTATACGATTCCATTGAAACAATTAGACTGTTTGAAAACAATAATGGTTTTTTCACATAAACATAATTCGTTAAATAAAGAGGTTTTATTAGAGAATCCAGAATCAACCAAAACAGTTGAGTCCAGATATAAAGTAGATGATTTTGTTACTAATCCGGAACTAAAACAATTTTATATGATTGATATGAATCAAATGTTGTCAAATTACGAACCGGGTAAACCCGAATATAAACCAAAATTGATGGAACAATTGAAACAAATAGAAGATGAACGTAATAAACGATTATTAGAACATAATAAAATGTTGGAATCACAACAACGATTATTGCAAAAAGAAAGAGAGAGAAATGGAGGAACCAAAGAATTAGATGCAATGCGAAATCACTATGAAAAACAATTGGCTGACAAAAGTTATTTAATTAATGAACTATTGAAAAAAGTAAAGGAACTAACTGTTGAATTAGCCGATTATAAGGATAAGGATAAAAAATAAGAGAAAAAAGGTGTATAAATATTGTTACCTGTTGTTACCTTATAGTTGACGTATATGTGTTATCTATACGTCATGTTTTGTCTTGTATTCGGCAATGATTTCCTTAATTCCGGATTCTTCAATTTCTGTATATTTGGATAAGCTTAAAATATTAAGTTTTGAGTTTATTTTTTCTCGCTCAACATTATAACGTTGTTTTATTTTATCAAACTCTAAATCAATATCTGTTAATTCCGTATTATATAAAGCAGTCATATAGGGTTTTATTTCATCAAACTCTTCTGTCATAACATCAATTTCCAGTTGATGCAATTCTTCAGCTGCAATCCGTTCTTGTTCTGCTATTTCTGCCTTTTTTCGTTCCAGTCGTTCCTTTGCTGTTTCGCTTATAAGCGGAGCCTTTATTACAGTAGCAGTTAATTTTTCTATAGTTTTTGGTTGATTATTTTCAAAACCCAACAAATTATGATAAAACAATGGCCATTTTTGTAAATTTTTAAAGGTTGCTGTTTTTGTTATTTGGTTTGGCCCATTTAATGATTCCCATTCACTCCATGACATTTCTTTTAGTTGACGTGACAATATCAAGACATTTTTCCCATCGTCTGCACCCCAACTAACTAATCTGTATGTAGCATCCATAATATCAATTATTTTATGGAATCGCATAAATTTGCCGTGAAAGCGGAAAGCAAAATAATCTCCTTTTTTTGATGCATTGGCTTTACTATCAGTCCATCTCCAAGTATCTCTGCTTACCAGTTCATTGTAATGAAGCATAGATATTGAGTTATTTGATGTTGTGTTAATTGGAGTTGTTGTTAAACTGAACATTATGACTAACTTTGTATTTGACTTTGTATTTGACTTTGTATTTGACTTTGTATTTGACTTTGTATTTGACTTTGTATTTGACTTTGTATTTAAACTTTATATTTTATATTTAATATTATAATTTTAAATTATAATATAATTTCAATTTTTTAGTTATATACTGTAAAAAATAAATAACTAAAAATATGTTATAAAAATAATGTTATTTCTAAAATATAATTTAAAGGAATACCACATAATAATTATATATTACAATAGTTATTATGTATGAAATGGACCAACATGAACCTGACCATGATGTATTAGCTGAACGTATTACAAAAGGAAATGAAGCTATCCGAAGTAAACTCGGCAACAAAGGATATTTTAAAATTACCAGACCTTTTAAACAAAGATGGACTGATGGAAAATATCATGATACAGTAACAATTGAAATGTATGCATCAGGTGATGCAGGAAGTTTTATCAGGCATGCTGTAACCGGTGAAAGAACTAAATTTCGTGTTGGCACGGCTGATCAAGATTTATTTTTTATTGTAACTATGACTGGAGTTAAAGATGCAGGAGGATCGTTTCGTTTATTTTATGATTCGCCTACACAATATGAAAATCATCAGTACTTGTCATTAGATGCAGCTACTAAAGAAAAATGGCATAATAGGGTTTTTGGAACCCAATAATTATATTTAAATAAGTTTGGTTTTATTAAACTAAGGTACCAATATATGTTTTAAATTCATCATTATGTAGTTTTTCAATCGCTTGTATTATTTTCAGATGTTCGTTTTTGCCTCTTTGTAAATTATGATCCATATAGTTGCCGCCTCTTTGACTTACGCCTCTTTGACTTATTTCTCTGTCGTACTCAATACAAATATGAATTTCCTTTGCTATTTTTAATTCATATTTTACTGAATTTTTGTCTTTACCTAATTTGCGATCTTGTCTATATCTTTTTTCGTCTGTTCCGTGATATTCGTACCAATTGATTACCATAACACTCCATATTGTTTCTTCTGTAAATAATTGGTCTCTATCTTCAAATTGTTTTATTCTTTCAACCTCATTTTGAATCAATTGTGCACACGGTGTTCTAAAACATAAAGCAATTTGTCTCTTAAGAAATGTAGGCAAATTGTTAACCCAATCAATGTCAACGGTATTAGCATTGGTATTAGTATTAGACATGTTGTTATCGTTTTGTTTGTTTTATTTAAATATAAATATGTAATTACTTATATTTAATGGTGTAAACATAAAAAGTTATTTCAATTTTTTTATAATATATTTTATATTTTATATTTTATATTTTATATTTTATATTTTATATTTTATATTTTATATTTTATATTTTATATTTTATATTTTATATTTTATATTTTATATTCAATCATTTGTTTAGCATTATTCATTTGTATCGCTGTCATCAGAAGTAGACACCTCATTATCATCTACATTTTCCTTCGTATATTTCTCTAAATATCTATAAATACGATTGATATCTAACTTTGTTATTTCATAATTTTCAAATAATGCAAGCAGTTCAGTATCATCATACTTATTCTTAATATCCAAAAAGAATGCAAATACATCCTTTTTATCCATACACAATTGCTGACATAAATTTTGTATAAAGATGGAATTATTGTATTCAGTAGAATATTTAGTCAATACTTTTGTAAACCGAACTTCGGCTGGATTAAACTTGGGTTTTTTTTGGAATGTTTTGTGATAAATATCATTATTTTTAAATGTTTTGATTAAGGAACTCATTTCATTAAATTGCCAAATTTGTTTTTGAAATGTTATTCTATCAATATAATCAGCAAAACACATATTATCTAAAATATTCAAATAAAACGGGACAGATTCCTCTTTTTTAACCTTTCCTATAACATCAATAATATTTTCATGCCATAAAAGTCCAACAATAGTTCTGTCTGTTTCATTCATGATATTCAGATGGTCATCAAATGCATACGGTGTGTTAATAAGTTTTTTAGTGATTTTCCTTGTATCGTCATTATATGATTTCATTAAAAAAATATTTTTAATTATGTTGCCATTTAGTATGTTTTGTTTATTTTTATATAATTCATAAATAGTTGTGAATTTTCTTAAATCTCCTTGAATAAATGTAATTATACTTGTCTTGATAGTTTCATCAATAGAAGGAATTAAACTATTTATTATATTACCCATCTGAATCCGTGTTGGGGTTTTTAACTCAATCACATGACAAACCTTCATAAGTTCTTTAATTTTCTTATCTATGTGATAATTTCCTATGCAAATGATTGGATTCAATGTGATATCTTCAAGTCGCTGTTTTTTCGTTTTTTTGGGACGAATTATTTTAATTAAAGAATTAATACCACCTTTGTCTCCATTATTCATGCCATCAATTTCATCCATTACAATAGCGATTTTTTTGATTTTTTTATGAAATAGGCTCATGATATTTTTATCAGCCATGTTATGTTTAGTTATAGTGTCAATTATGGATTTATTTCGGATGTCTCCTGCATCATATTTAATGATGTCATAATTCAGTTCTTTAAGGACATTTACAACAAATGCACTTTTACCTGAACCAGGCTCTCCGTAAATGTAAATTCCTTTTTTAGTAGCCAAATTGTGTTTATTTAATTCAAAATTGGCTAATATTTCTTTCATTTTATTTACTTCTTCTTCACGATTAAGTAAAATATTAATATTTAACTTGTCCATCTTATATTTCTTACAATATTCTTTTTATGTTGATTTTTACTCAATCCAAGTTCTTTTAATAAATCCGATATTTGATTTTTACATTTAAACGAATCATACTCTAAGCAATAAGAATTTAAAAATAATACATAATTTGCATAAATACTGTCTCTATATAAATATTTTTTCATTTTTAACCACCAAACATAATTTTCCATTAATATTTGTTTAAATACAAAATCATTGTCTTGTCTAATCGTTGTCCTAATATATTGTTCAAGTAATTTAGGATTTATATACTTTGTAAATAGGCTATGATATTTGTAATAGTATTCTTTGTTTAAATTCATGTAAACTATATTTGGAACAAATGATTCAATTATATCAATTATCACAATCGGAAGAACTCTGAAATGTTTAAATAAATTTGATTCATCTTTTAAATTTGAATTTATCATTTACGATGAGTATACTTATCTTATATTCATATTATAAGATAATTATAAGTTACTTTCATTTATTGATTATATTTATGGCATAGAATTCGGTAGTTTAGTATCACATGGTTTATATTGTCCATATCCGTATGTAATACCATCCCATGTAGATCCACAAGTAGTAGCCCATGTATATTTATTACACGGTGTTTCTGTTTTTAAAAATATTTTGTCTTCACGACAAGAGCCTATACTTTGAGTATTTTGACATTTAATGCTTCCGATCGCAGCCTCAGCACTATTTGTTACATCTTCCCAATAATCGGGACAATTTGCAACCACGGGAGGCCATTTTATAACTGTTTTGGAATTAGTTAATGAATATCCAATGATGACTAAAATAACTATTAAAAAAATAATAGCAAATGTTAAAACTATTTGTTGAAAAGATGCATCCATTATATAAATTAAACATATATTTTTTTTATGATTGTAATATAATATGAATAGTGCTAAAGATTTAACAAAGGATAAAAATAGGAGCTCAAATGGCCGAGTAAATATTACTGATTCACCTGATATTTCTAATTTGTTTGCAATGTATGATAAAATTCCTGCAAATCAATGTGTTTCATTTAGAGAACCAACTTTAGGTCAATGGGATGAAACACCTCTATCAAAAGCTTATTTTTCTCAAAATAATATTCAAATTATTCAAAATGGTATTAGAGCCGGTGTATATAAAAAATCTAATAGTCAATATATGGTTGGGACTCAAGATTGTGAATCTTTAAAAATTATCATGCGAAGCATCTTTTTACAGCATGCAGCAAATCAACCCAAACAAATTTCCCAACAAATTGCAGAATTAAATCAAATAGTTTTGGTATATTGCATTTTCCATGTATATTCTGAAGCACAAGGTTATATGAAATATTTAACAGATGTTAGCACATTAGCGGTTCCATTAGCTGCACCTGTGATGGCATCACAAAATGATAAACGCAATTATAGAATGCCTACTTGGTTTTAATGAAAAAAATATTATTATTAAATAAATGTTATATTATATTATTTAATAATTACTATTGCTATTCATATTTATATTATTTATTAGTAACTGCTGTTGTGGTCTCAACTAAACACAGTGTTTGTTTTTTGACCGTCTTTTTTGTAGTACCAGCCTTCGCAACTACTTTATTCCCTGTCTTTTTCTTTGAACCAACTTCCCCTATTTGCGATTGTGTTCTCTCTTGTTGATATGTTTTATACAAAGTTTCTAACATATCTAATTCCGACAACCACATTTGTTCAATAGTAGTTTCCTTTATTCGCATAAGCTCATCTAATTTATTTTGATGTTCCTTATTTATTTTCTCTACATTCTCGTCTGAAACGCTGTCCATCGGCATTCTGGTTAAATATTTGTATTCTTCATCGCCTTCAACTAAATCATATGTTTTCTCTGATAATAATGCAATAATTTCTGACTTCTTTTTCTTTCTCAAATCAATCGTTCCATCTAATAATTCCTGAATATATCTCGCTTTATTTGAAAGCACTACTAATTCATTCTCTAATGCATTTATCATAAAAGCCTTTCTATCCGCATAATATGTAATGCGAATCGCATAAAATGCCTCAATAATATCTTCAACAGTTTCGTATTTTTTCAGTTTGTCTTCTGAATCAAACAAGTTCATGTTTGTAGTTGAACCCATTTTTCCGAGCTTCAATAATTTCTCCAACCCATTAAATACATATTCCGAATTTGTTTGACTCGTCATTTGCTCCAATTCATCTACCTTTCCTTTTGCAAATGTTATAACAAAATCTACTGTAGTATCCTTACTGTTATCATCGTAATGCTTTAATACAGGCGTTATTTTGTTTCCATCTTTGTCTTTATCATTTAGCAATTCCTCCAATAGTTCTTTAAAATCCTCAGTCCAATAACCAATTGGCAACTCAGTAACTCGTATGATATCCGCACTAATTCTCTCATATACACCCTTAAAGAAATACTGGGTCTCGTTTATTTTAATTATTGACCCTGTAAATCCTTCATAGTACGGCACAAATTTTATCTCTTTATTCGCATTTATATTATTTTGTAATATATTTTTCAAATATTCAATAATCGTTTTCGGATTATAACACATTATCTCTGTACTAAACCCCGTGCCAATTCCCTTAGAACCATTTACTAAAATCATTGGGATAATCGGCACATAAAATTGCGGTTCAACTGGGGTTCCATCGTCATCCAAATATTTTAAAATATGGTCGTCTTGTTCCGGAAATAACAGCCGTGTAATACGCTCCAATGCAGTAAATATATATCTTGGTGACGACGCATCTTTGCCGCCTTTGATACGGCTGCCGAATTGACCTGCTGGAACCAACAAATTGATATTATTGGAACCAATAAAATTCTGCGCCATTCCTACGATTGCCTGATTCAAACTCTCCTCTCCATGATGATAACACGAATGCTCCGAAACATATCCGGAAAACTGTGCTACCTTTATTTCAGTTTGCAATCGTTTTTTAAACGCACAAAATAATATCTTTCTCAAACTGGTTTTGAGCCCATCCATCAAGTTGGGAATACTTCTGTCACAATCATATTTTGAAAAGTGAATCAACTCTTTATTCACAAAGTCTTCATAGCTAATCATGGCTTTGCTGGTATCCACATAGCTATCTCTACTATATACATTTTCTAACCAGTCTTTTCTATCATCTGCTCGTTTTTTATTGAACACCATATCAATTGCATTATCGCTTGCTGCACCGGTGTGTTCAAAACCAACAAACTTTTTCTCTTCAAAATACTCTACAAATTCTGTTTTTGTTGAAGTACCTAAACCCTTGTAATATTTAATATTCCATCCAGTCGTATTATTACTTTGTTTCCATGCATTATATTCGCCATCATTATAAAACCTTAACTCTTGGCTACCTTTTTTCGCCTTTAAAATCGGAGTATTCATGAAACCGATAAATCCGGGTATGCAAGTCAATGACGCCCACTCATTTTGAAACAAATTAATACACAAGCCTTTAATATGCGACCCGTCCAAATCCTGGTCTGTCATAAATACAACTCTACTGTATCGCAAGTGCTTATGCACATCTTCTAATGAAGTATATGTCTTATTCATTTCTAAACCGAGGATTTTCTTGATTTCCGAAATTTCTTTATTCTCCGATATTTTTTTTGTTGCCTCACCTCTTACATTCATAACTTTCCCTTTTAAGGGATAAACGCCAATCGTATTTCTGTCTTCTGATGATAACCCGGAAATAACACCGGTTTTGGCTGAATCCCCTTCGCAAAATATAATCATGCATTCTCGGGATTTTTCAGTTCCAGCCCAGTTCGCATCAGTTAGTTTCGTAATACCTCTAACTGTTTTGGATTTGACGCCATCTGTTTTTTTCGCAGCCTTGTTGTCCTTTACTTCCGTAATAGCGCATGCCGCATCCATGACTCCCATTTTTGCAACCTTCTCAATAAATTTATCACTAACAACACACGATGAACCAAATTTGGAAACAGGTGTATTCATGAAATCTTTTGTTTGACTGTCAAATGATGGATTCTCTACATCACATCTTACAAACAATATTAGCTGCTCTTTGATGGAATTCGGATTCACTTTTACTTTTTTCTTTTTCTCAATAAATTCTCCCAACTTTTTTGTAATCTGATTCAAAATATACTCCACATGTTTTCCACCTTTGCACGTATGAATCCCGTTTACAAATGAAACCTGTATAAATTCATTGGATGGAGTCAATGCAACAGCATATTCCCAGCGTTCACTGGATTCTTCGTATACTCTTGGTGCAGCAGTTTTATCGCCAATATACAAATTTATATACTGCTCAAAATTCTTGGTTGGAATTAGCTGCCCATTATATTTTACCTTTAGCTTTGAATCCGTTACTGCTGAAATATCATATATACGCTTTTTCAATAATGACAGCATATCTGGGGTTAATCCTGGTAAGCCTAAACGTTCATAATCAGGTTTAAATGTTATCTTTGTATATGGTTTGGTCTTGGATGCCTTTGTAACCTTAGGCTCACAAATTTCGCCCAAATTATCTTTAAATTCTTGAACATATTTAAGTCCACGAATATGGTCTATTGTCTCTACTGAACCGTATGTAGACCATATTAGAACCAATTTGAAACCAAACCCGTTTTTTCCTCCAACAATTTTCTTTTCAGTTTTGTCATAATTTGTTGAAGTTCTTAGGTGTCCAAATATTAATTCAGGAATCCAAATATTGTATTCAGGATGTTTTGCAATATCAATGCCGTTACCATCATTAATCATAATAATAGTTCCGTCATCTTGAATTGAAATATCAATATAAGTAACTGGTAATGCATTTTGTTGTTGTGCGTTTATTGCGGTTTGCATTCTTACAACATGGTCTCTGCAGTTGACAATTCCTTCATCAAATAATTTAAACAAACCGGGTACATAGTTGATGTTTTTCTCAATAATTTTATCACACGAATCATTCATAAGCCACAAATCAGTATCTAACTTTTCAACAGACCCGATATATGTATCGGGATTATCTAATATATGTTGCTTATCAGTTTTTTGCTGATATTTAGCGGTTAATTCGTCGTTATTCGTTTGCATTGTATTAATCTATATAGTTTATTGTTTTACATTTAAATAAGTTTCAATTTTATATAAAATATAAAATAATAATGTAATGTTATTAATTACAATTTTATATAAAATATAAAATAATAGTATAAATCATTTAATGTCAATTTATTTTAATCCAGGAAAAACTCATGGCACTACACCTCAATTAAGAAAATTGCTAAATCATTATTATTATTACGATGAAAATACAAAAAATAACTGTAATTATACATGTTCCAGTGATAAAGTATATCAATTAAAACAAGGGTACAAAGATCCATCTCAAACACAAAATCAACGAATATCTCAACTAATGACTTCTACTTTAGGAGGAAGAACCGTATTTGGAAATAATGGGGTTCCTATAAGCATTACATATTTAGGCGGTGTTCAGGGGCAAAGTGGAGGCAGTCCAAGACCACTCCGAAATAAATTTTAATTATTTATTATTATTATTTATTTATTTATTTATTTATTTATTTATTTATTTATTTATTTATTTATTTATTATTGCGTTATTAATAAAATCAAATAAAATATTTTCTTATTTTATTGTATAAGATGACAAAGAATATTCAAACTACTGGCACTCGTGCTCAAGTGTTTCACGGCACTGCTGTAAAAACTTCGGGTGGTCTACATAAGTCTGATTTGATGCAAAACAAATCTGGTCGTATTGTATCTAGAAGAAAACATAATTCTGCCAAAAAGGAGATGCGTTTAGTAAAACATGGATTCGGAACCAAAAAAGGAAAATTCGGATTTGTTAAACTTGGAAAATCCAAGTCCAGAAAACACCGTGGTGGTTCTGGGTTATCTGCATTGAACCCTGCTGAACTTGATTATCAAATGTCTATGCCTAATGTAGAGGGTGTTAAGGATATGGCTGGCGGGTCTCCTTATGGCAATTCATTTAGCCCTGCGGATATTATGGATGCTGATAAAATGATGGGTGGCAAAGGAAGAAGCCGAAGCCAAAGCCAACAGAGAAGCAGAAGTCAACAACAACAAAGACAGAGACAAAAACAGCAGCAAAAACAGAGACAAAGACAACAGCAAAAACAGAGACAACAACAAGTTGCTGGCAATGCTGGCAATGCTGGTGTAAATGATTCTTATATGCTAAGTAACTAATTATAAATATAATATAATATAAAATAATGTACTAAGTAAAAAGTAAATAATAAATATAATATATTATTTACTAATAAATCTCTATGCATGCAGCCACACTGAGCTAATAAATTTATCAAATTTAACATATTCAGACAAAAAATGTGACAAAAATTTCTCAAAAAACTGTTTACTAACAATAGGACAAAATGACTTATCAACAACAACTTTTGCTTGACAAAACGATTTATAATTTTGATATAATTCATCAAACGAAATCAATTCGTTTGTAATATTATCTTTTTTCTGCATCTTATAGTTTGTTAACATTTCATTAATGTCGTCATTTTTAGACCATAAATTGCATCTAATATTTGTTATATATTTATTGTCTATTACTTCAACACTAGGAGAGAAATAATGAACAACCATTTTCACTATTTCCTTATCCGAAATAGTCGCACCTTTATTAGACAATTTATACATAGTTGCTAATTCATCTACCTCATATTCATCATCAAACTCTGAAAATACATTAACAATAGTTACATGTTTGTCCCAAAATGATAAAAAATTACTTACATTCGGTAAAAACTTACTGGTCACATTTACAAATATTATGTCTGATCCATCCTCATTGGTTTTGAGATGATTCTTTAATAAACATTTTAAATTATTTGTATAAATCATGTTTGGAATCTTAATATTAGACAAATATAATTTCCATATATAATGCATATTTTTCCAAGTTAAATTAGACAAATTTGATAAACTGTTATTATTTAGAGCTACAGTAGAATCTTGAACAGTATCCTTAATTACAGTAGTAACTACAGTAGAACAAGTAGTTACAGGTTCAATACATTGCCCAATAAAGTCGCCAACTATTTTATCAATATTATTTAATGGAAAAAACATGGCATATTTTCTAATAGGTTCTTCCACTTTTGTAGCCAAATAATTATCTGAATTTCCATATCTGTCTGAATAATGTGCTGCAACACAGAGAAAATCAATCCCTATTTTATTTAACACATCTTTAATTATTTCAGTTGATATTACATTATCATTTGTTTTTATTAGACGATATAAACTTAAATTATGACTATCGTGATACTTTGATATGAAATTATGCATAATAGAATTTCCCGTTGTAATGTACGCAATAGAGTCTATAAAAGAAATCAGTTTCTTTGTATTTGAATTAACATGAAACATTAGTCCTGTTCCACTTGTCTGCTCACCGGTTGAAACCGTTTTCTTCAAAATACAATCTCCTATAACCGTTAGGAAATATTTTGATTCCATCTTTGTCTCAAAAATGGTATTTAAAAACCCCAATACATTTTGTATAGTATACGTTTCTGGAACCGACTTGAATAAATTTCGCTCCTTTATGGCTCTAATAATATTCTGTTTGGTCTTATGTTTCCATGTAATTAACTTCCCTTCATCCGTTATTGTTGACAATAAATTGTGATGTATATCATCATCCTTTACAATCTGGTATGTCTTACCATCATATTCGTAATATATATTATTATAAGGCATGTAATAATATTGATGCTTGCTTAAAAACACCTTGTGAAAATTATCGTGCTCCATTGTTAGTTCATTTATACGACTCACACGCTCCTCATATTTTTTATTTTCTGACTCCAACATATTCGGCAAATTTGTCAAATATGTCTGCAATCTATTTAAAATATAAGGATTGTCTTTATACTTTTCATATAATTCAGACAAATCGTGATACATTGGATCCTGTTTCTCTTTTTCTTGCTGCTCTTCTTGCATTATTTAGTAAACTTTCAGATATTATAATATCTTGGGGCTTCTTTATATTGTTTTGCATATATATTATATTTGCGACGACCGTAAATAATTATTTTCTCTCTATTATATTAAGGCATTTAGGAAAATTAACGGGTTTAAGCAAATTATACAAAAAAACAAATAAATATAATTAATTATTTTGAAAATAAGTATTTAAAGATTTGCGTTAAAAATTACATATAAATGTCTAATTTCAATAAAAATTTGAATCAACCTCAAACAGTTGAGGGAAATGTGCTTACTATTAAAACAGTTCAAATTGCTCCATTTCGCACTTTAATGACCGCTCTAAAGGACATTCTTTTAGAAACAAACATTTCGTTTCAACCCGATGGAATTCGCATTATTAACATGGATAAGTCTCATACAATTTTAGCTCATCTTTATTTAGCCGCTCAAAATTTTGAATTTTATGAATGCAAACAAGAGAAAATTATCATTGGTGTCAACATGTTTCATCTATTTAAGCTTATTAATTCTATTGATAATGATGATACGTTGACTATTTATATTGAAAATGGCGACTATTTTGACGGCATTGTCTCTTATTTAGCACTTAAATTTGAAAATGGGGATATTAAACAATGCAAAACACAGAAATTGAAACTTATTGAACCTGAACCGGAAGAGCTTGAATATCCTGATGTCACTTTTTCTTCCATCATTAATCTACCTTCTGCGGATTTTCAGAAAATTATTAGAGACTTGTCTTGCATCTCTGATAAATTGGAAATCAAATCTGTCGGTAATGAACTGATTTTTAAATGCAAAGGTCAATTTGCTGAGGCCGAAATTCATCGGGCTGAATCCGATGGATCTATGGGATTCATCTTGAAACAAGATTCTTCTAAAATTATTCAAGGCGAATTTTCATTGAAAAATTTGGGATATTTTATCAAATGCACCAATCTTTGTTCCCAAATTGAAGTATATTTAGAGAATGATTTACCTTTGGTTGTTAAATATGATGTCGCCAGTTTGGGAACTATTCGCTTATGTCTCAGTAACTTACCATCTACTTAGACTGGATTATTATTTTGTTTATTTTATTTTGTATTTTGTATATTTTGTATTTTGTATTTTGTATTTTGTATTTTGTATATTTTATATATTTTTATATACAAAATATTTATTTAGTCATATTAAATTAGGTTTTAGAATATATTTATAAAATATTTATAAAAGATTTATAAAATATAAAAGATTTATATATGTCTAATTATTCCAATTATTCCAATTATTTAGCAAGTCGTAAATGTTGCGATTTACGAGGTCTGGGTCCTCAAGGCCCCCAAGGGGCTCAAGGAATTGTTGGGCGTCTCGGACCTATGGGCATACAGGGCTCTACTGGAATAACTGGACCACAAGGAGTAACAGGTGCTCAGGGCGTACCAGGTGGTGCAACCGGGGCAACCGGGGCTCCAGGAGGCATTGGATTTACTGGTGCAACAGGAGAACGTGGTCTACAAGGGTTTACTGGTGCAACAGGAGAACGTGGTCTACAAGGGTTTACTGGTGCAACAGGAGAACGTGGTCCTATAGGTGCGCAAGGACTTACAGGTGCTACAGGTGCTCGTGGAGAACAAGGACTGCCTGGTGGGGCACAAGGATATACTGGTGCTACTGGCGGACGTGGTGCTACTGGTGCTACTGGTGCTACTGGGGCACAAGGATATACTGGTGCTACTGGCGGACGTGGTGCTACTGGTGCTACTGGTGCTACTGGCGCTACTGGCGCACGTGGTGCTACTGGAGCTACTGGGGCTCCCGGAGAACCAGGCATTCAAGGACCAGTAGGACCAAGCTCAACTTATTATTTAGATTATCAAATAATACCCCTCCTTCCTAATCCAGCATTTACTCCAAACGGAGAACCAAAATTATATTATTCATATGCTATTACCACAAACTCATGTATTAATTTATTCCCCCCTACTACTGAACCCCCCAATTGCGGCGAAAATGTTTATACATACACGTTATATTCATGCAGGGAAAGTGGTGAACGAACTTGTCCCAATTCTATAAGAATACACGAAACTCCTAATGTATGTTTTGCTCAAGGAGAGGAGAGGCTTCAAGTTTGTTCGTTTGATGGTGTTAATACACGCTATATGTGCGCTATTACTGGTGGACCAGATAATCCAACAGAAAATGCATATATTGAGTGGCATTGGTATGCTAAATACACACTTGATCTGATCTCTACACAGATTGTTACCGGAAAATTTATATTTGTAGCAAGTGCTAATTATATTTCAAACCAAAAAAACAAGTTTGGTTATGCAGGGGCACAAAGCGCTGGAATAGGAATGTTTAATCCGTCAAATCATAACCCATAAAAACAAAGGTATTAAATTAAAAATATAATAAAATATAAATAATTAAAAATTTATATTTATTTTTATTTTTATTTTATAACAAAGTAGAAAATGTAATATCAAAATTATATTTATTAGATTCTTTATAAGATATTATTTCCTTAACTTTTTTATGAAATAATAGAAAAAAATCATCCATAGAATTATCTTGAAATAGTGAAACTAAATTTATTTTATATGTATCGTAAATTAATGAAATATAATCATTTTTTGTATACCTATCAATAATAAATTCAGTTGTGTATATGTCTGGTTCATATCTAAAGTGATTCTGTTGTCTAAGAGTTGTATTAACTGTTTTATGATACTCGCAAAAAAATTGTATAATATTTGTTTTAGAACTGACTGCTAAATCAATGTCATAATTTGCTATAAAAGTGTCCTTATTTTTGCTGCTACAAGAAGAGCAAATAATACCCAAATTAGTTGTTATTTTGTTAATAAATTTTTTAGTCCTTAACTGTTCTTCTTTAGTTGGTTCATCTGGATACACTACCGAAAACGAGTGAAAAATATGCCAAGCTATGTGCTGGATTTTAGTTTTAGTAAACATATTTAATATAAAATTGTTTACATTTTGTTTGTAGAAACTATTATTATTATTTGACAATTGTATTAAATCTTCATCAATAAGCGAAAAACTTGTATTAGAACTTTTAATTTCTTCCATATAATATAATATATAAGATATAAGATAAGATAAGATAAGATATAAAATAATTAAAATAGAATATATTTAAAAATATAGAATATATTATATATAATAATGGCCTTTACCAGATTTCACGACGACCCATGCAGAATAACTAAACAGCTTCAACAACAAACCGACCAAGGTCGCTGGATTCTTGATGTACCAGGAAACGGCGACAAACCTTGTTTCGCTTTAGACCCCCAAATTATCCCCCAAAAATGGGGCGGCAACTTGTGGACTAATTCTATTGACATTCAAAGCTCCCTTTTAGGAATAGATAGGACTTTAAATAGAGACACCATTTTGAATCAAGATAAATATAAAAAACAAACGGTTCACGTTTCGCCGATTTTGTATCCAGTTTGTGATACCTTAACAACCGAACAATCCCGATCAATTATGCCTGCATGGACTGCTCGGGATTTACAACAAAATCATGCATATATTTTGCCTAATGACCCACAAGCTAATACTGAACTACCTTTTAATAACTATGTCAGCACACGTATTTTTGAAAAGGACTATTTTACAAGACACAATAACTGCGACGGTATTCCTAATAATAACCAAAACTATACTGTGTTGCCTGTAAATAATAAATAATAAATAATAAATAATAAATAATAAATAATAAATAATAAATAATAGTATTATTTATTATTTTTCTGCTATAATTATAACTATGAGCTCAACTCCTTTTTTTAAAATTGGTTCTGGATTTAATATTAATGTTGATTCTTTAAACTTTAAAACATTAAATACCGGGTTTGTTTATTTAGGAGCAACTGGTTCTGCTGGCATTAAACATGTTGGCACTAATGAACTTGCGTCAGACATACAACTGTCTGGTGTTCCTACTGTTGATACTGCATCTGATGGAACAAACACAACACAAATTGCGAATACTGCTTTTGTTCAAACCGCTATAGCAAATTTAATTGATTCTGCTCCTGAAACACTTAACACATTAAATGAACTTGCTGCTGCTTTAGGAGAAGATGCTAATTTTGCAACTACTGTTACTGATTTAATTTCTGAAAAAGTTTCAAAAACAGAAGATGAATCCGTATCAGGTGTAAAAACATTTACTGTTTTGCCTGAAAGTAGCCCTGTTCCTACAACAAATTACCAGTTAACAAATAAATTATATGTTGATTCACAAGTAGCAACAATAAATATTCCAGAAGGTCCACAAGGCGCTCAAGGTGTTCCTGGCGATCAAGGTGTTCCTGGCGCTCAAGGTGTTCCTGGCGATCAAGGTGTTCCTGGTGATCAAGGTGTTCCTGGTGATCAAGGTGTTCCTGGTGATCAAGGTGTTACAGGTGTTACGGGTGCTCAAGGTTATCAAGGTGTTACGGGAGCTCAAGGTTATCAAGGTGTTCCTGGTGGGTTTACTGGTGCTCAAGGTGTTCAAGGTTTTCAAGGAATAACTGGTTCTACGGGCGCTCAAGGTAATATAGGTGTTCAAGGTGTTGTCGGTCCTGCTGGTGGTTCTACTGGTGTTACAGGTTCTCAAGGAAGAACTGGTTCTACAGGCGCTCAAGGTAATACAGGTTCTCAAGGTGTTCCTGGTGGAAATACTGGTGGCACAGGTGCTCAAGGACAAACTGGTGGCACAGGTGCTCAAGGACGAACTGGTTCTACGGGTGCTCAAGGACGAACTGGTTCTACGGGTGCTCAAGGACAAACTGGTGGCACAGGTGCTCAAGGACGAACTGGTTCTACGGGTGCAATAGGGGCTCAAGGATACATCGGAGTACAAGGAAATATTGGACCTCAAGGAGCACCTGGAGGTGCTACAGGTGCTCAAGGATCACCTGGTACTCAAGTTACTATAACAGACTATAATACAAATACTACAATGTATCCTGTTTTTATTAATGGAACTGGTTCAAATAGTGTATTAAATATTGATAGTATAACAGGACCGTTAACTTATAATCCCAGTACAGGAAATTTATCTTTATCAAAAATCAATAACATTTCTATGGGTACTACTGGTATTTCTGGCCCTTCTCGTATTTTATTTGGTGATAGCACTACAGCAATTGATGTGATGGGTGGTTTTTGCTGGAAAATTGGAACTCCAATTACTGCAGCTATAACATTAAACTATCCATTTGCTCAATTTTATACATATAGTGGTGGAACTTATACAATAACTTTACAAGCACCAAGTGCTGCAATTTCTGGTTCATACTTTATGTTAAAAGCTGTTGTAGGTAATTCAAGTGGTACTATTACTATTCAATCAACTGGTACCGTTATGGTTAAAGTTGATACATCAACTGCAGTGACATCACTTACATTGGCTTCAAGTGGACCGGCTGCAATAATGAATAGTAGTTATATTTGTAATGGCACTTATTGGTATCAGGGTTGGTAGATAATAAATAATACTATTAGCTATTAGTTATTATTTTTCCTCTAATATACATGTTCCTGGTGTTCTTACGGTTGATACTGCAACAGCTGGAACAAATACAACACAAATTGCTAATACTGCTTTTGTTCAAACTGCTATAGCAAATTTGGTTGACTCTGCGCCTGACACTTTAAACACATTAAATGAACTTGCTGCTGCTTTAGATGATAATGCTAATTTTGCAGCTACTGTAACAAATTCAATTTCTGAAAAAGTTTCAAAAACAGGGAATGAAAATATATCCGGTATTAAAACATTTACTGTTTTACCTGAAAGTAGCTCTATTCCTGCAACAAATAACCAGTTAACTAACAAATTATATGTAGATTCACAAATATCTGCAATAAATATTCCACAAGGTGCTACAGGGACACAAGGTGCAACAGGGTCACAAGGTGCTACAGGGACACAAGGTGCAACAGGGTCACAAGGTGCAACAGGGTCACAAGGTGCAACAGGGTCACAAGGTGCTACAGGGACACAAGGTGCTACAGGGACACAAGGTGCTACAGGGACACAAGGTGCTACAGGGATACGAGGTATTACGGGGGCACAAGGTGCTACAGGGTCACAGGGTGCTACAGGGATACGAGGTATTACGGGGGCACAAGGTGCTACAGGGTCACAGGGTGCTACAGGGATACGAGGTATTACGGGGGCACAAGGTGCTACAGGGTCACAGGGTGTATTAATTTCAGATAATAATACTAATACAACCATGTATCCTGTTTTTACCAGCGGAACTGGTACATTATCATCATTAAATATAGATAGTGTTACTGGGCCTTTAAGTTATAATCCAAGCACAAGCAATTTAAGTGCTGCTAAATTTAATAATATTGCTATAAGCACTTCTGGAACTAATATTTTGTTAGGCGATGCGTCAACAACAATTAATATCCAAGGAGGATATTTATTAAATATTGGAACACCTATTACAGGGGCTATAACATTAGGTCAACCACTTGCACAATTTTATACGTATGCTAATAATACAGGTTCTGTATATACTATAACTCTTCCTGCAATATCTGCTACACTTAGAGGTACATATATTATGTTTAGAAGTGTTGGAGGTTCAAATAATGTAAATCTTACTGCAGGTGCTAATAGTATGTATAGTTTAAATGGATCAACTTACACTTCAATCGTATTATTTATAAATTATTCATCTACTGCTATAACAAATGGTAATGCTAATAATGTCAGTAGTTTTTTCTGTGGTGATACCAGGTGGTTTCAGTTAACATAAAATTTTTACATTAGCAATATAATAACAGAAAATTTGTATTATTATATTTGTATCAATGTAATTAGTATAATTGGTATATTTAGGTAAAATTAATTATTTTATTTTATATATGTCCAGTTATTCTGATTATTTAAATAAAAAAATTAATAGTTCACGAACAGCAAAAGCTCTTAGCCCTCAAGATTTACTTACTTTAGAAAATACCATTATTCAAACTAATTATGCAAATAATGCTTCTACTGTAATAACCAGCACGATTATCGGTGCAACTGGTCCACGTGGATTAGCAGGAGACCCAGGGATTCCTGGTGCTATTGGTTCCCAGGGTTCTGCAGGTGCTCCAGGTGTTCAAGGTGTTCAAGGTTCTACCGGCGCAACAGGTGCTCAAGGGTTTCAAGGTGCTACAGGTGCAACAGGTGCAACTGGCGCTACTGGAGTTCAAGGTTCAACTGGCGCTACTGGAGTTCAAGGTTCAACAGGTGCAACAGGTGCTACAGGTGCTACAGGTGCTCAGGGTCGTACCGGCGCAACAGGTGCAACAGGTGCTCAAGGGTTTCAAGGAGTAACTGGTGCTACAGGTGCTACAGGCGCAACAGGTGCTCAGGGTCGTACCGGCGCAACAGGTCCTCAAGGGTTTCAAGGAGTAACTGGGGCTCAAGGGATTACCGGTCCTCAGGGGGAACGGGGAGGTGCTCAAGGTGCTCAAGGAAGAACAGGAGCAACAGGACCAAAAGGTGACAGTTTTTCCGCAACATTAAATGCAAATGCAGCAGGAAATATATTAATGTGGACTGATGCTATTAATCCTGCTGTATATGATACTGGGTTTAATTATGCAAATAACATATTATCTGTGCAAAAGGTGAGTAGCATATCACTTTTTAACACTGGTACGATAAATACATCAAAAATAAATGTTACTGGAACTGGGTTATATATTGGTGGTAGTAATAAAATTATTCAAGATATAACTGGTTCAGGAATCAATAATTATTTAGGACCACTCACAATTCACTCAAACGCTAATTCAACCCCTAATGCTACTCCTGGAATTGTTATAAGGACAGCATTAACAAATACAGGTTCTATAAAATTACAAACACAGGAATTAGATGCATTAACAATTGACCAAAATGGTAATTCTACATTTGCAAAAAATGTTACAATTAACAACATTCGTTTTGGAACGGGAAATACTTATAATAGTTCTACAAATATAGCTATAGGGAATACATTAGACCATACTACAACTAATCATATTACTATAGGTTTAAATACTATAAATGGTGACACTGCTATTACTAATACCACTGCTTATACCACTGCTGATGGGGGCGATGCTTATACCTATGCCAATACCAATATATCAATAGGTAACAATAATAATTTAGGTTCAACTAACAGTAACATATTAATTGGTAACCAACTTTCAGTTAATACAAAAAATAATATTTGTATAGGACATAATGTTACCAGTAATAACAATATTAGCGATAATTTAATTATATTAGGTTCATCGTCGCAAACTATACTTGTTCAAGGGGGGATAAATTTTAAAACCAAATTGTTAACTAATTCAACAATTGATTTAAGTAGTGACCAACTTTCTCAAATTTATTTTGTTGATAATACTGTAACAAATATTATTTTACCTACACAAAATAGCCAAAGTAATGTTGGTAAAAAAATTATTTTTAGAAAAAAATCAACTGTAAATAGTATAATATTTTCAACTAATATTACAACTGTTGAAACTGTTCTTGTTGAAACCCATATATATGATATTAACAATGATGCATTTAAAAATGATAACTCCAATCAATATTTTTTAACATGGGGCTCATCATCCACTACCATAACATTTATTTGCGATGGAACTGATTGGTATCAAATTTAATTATTCAATATCAATATATTTAATCTCAGTTAATGCTGTATTATTATTATAACATTTAGACAAATACATTAACAAAACAAATCAAATGATGAAATAATATAAAATAAAATAATATGAAATTTATTAATATTTTGTAATAAAATATTAATAAAAATAGTTTATATATATAATATAATATGGAATTAGCTATACCATTAATTGCATTAGGCGGAATGTATGTAATATCAAATCAGAAAAATAATGATAATGCTGCTTCAAAAAAAATATATAATGAAAATAACATGTCTAATTCTACTTCTACTCATAATCCTGGTAAAGAACAATTCTCAAACATGGGAAAACCCTCCAACTATTTACCAAACACCAATGTGCCGACCCAAAATTATCCTATAATGAATAACAGCGAATTAATTGACACAAATCAAAAATATCCAAATCCCAATGTAGCCACCGACAAATACTTTAACCAAAATCTATACGAACAAAGAGAACGTAATAACAAAAGTGTAGGCGATACTATTCAACAAGTATATTCATTAACCGGCGATTATTTGTCATCTCAGGAATTCAAACATAATAATATGGTTCCTTTCAACGGCGGAAAACCCAAAGGTCAAATTTATAATAATAACACCGCTGAAAATATTTTAGACAACTATTCCGGTTCCGGTTCTCAGTTAATCAAAAAAATAGAACAAGCTCCTCTTTTTAAGCCCCAACAAAATATGCAATGGGCTCACGGTGCCCCTAATATGAGCGAATTTTATCAATCCCGTGTCAACCCTGCTCAAAAAAATAGCATGGTTAAACCATTTGAGTCTATTAAGGTTGGTCCCGGTTTAGACAAGGGTTATTCTTCCAGCGGCAGCGGTGGCTTCAATTCCGGTATGGAATCAAGAGACGCATGGCTACCAAAAACAGTAGATGAATTACGTGTAACCACAAATCCAAAAGAAGAATATTCTCTATTAAATCATCAAGGTCCCGCTCAGTCCAATATTACCAATGTCGGAATTTTAGGAAAGGTTGAAAAATACCGCCCCGATACATTTTTCATTAATTCGCAAGACCGTTGGCTAACCACTACCGGTGCAGAAAAAGCTCAACGTGTTGTCGCTGATGAAGTATTTAAAACATCAAATCGTAATGAAACCACGAGTCAATTAACCGGAACACCCAATGCCACTTTAAAAACAGCCAGTTATGTGCCTACAAATCATGAAGAACCAAAACGTGTTCAATGGGAAGGTTATGATGTAGGACATTCTGTGTCTGTTGGCTCTGGTTCACATATTGACGCAGATAATTGTCTTAAAAGTCATACCAATTATAGTAATAATCGCAGCGTTAACAGTCAGCCTCAAACATTTGGTTCTGGGTTTTCAAGTGCTATTGGTGCGGTTATAGCGCCAATAATGGATATTTTAAAGCCAGCAAGAAAGGAGGAATATGTTTGCAACATGCGGGTATACGGAAATATGGGTGGAAGTGTTTCTGGAAATTATGTGAAGACGCAAGGAGATATGCCGGGAATAACTGTAAAAGAAACTACATTATATCAACCAAATGGATACATTGGTAATCAATTAAATGGCGCATATCAAGTAACAGAACAACAGACGATTTCAAATCAACGTGACACAACGTGTGATAAAGGTCAAGTGAATCCAATGGGTTCCAAATATGGATCAAGGCAATATGATGCGGATTACAGACAAACAAATAATGAAGTAAAAGAGCGACTTGTTGCTGCAAGAACAAATCAAGGAAATGCGAAAACATTTAATAATCAAACAAATGTATCCATAGCTAAGGTTGATGCAGATAGAGACAATAACCGCATGTGGGCGCCGAGTGCAATGTCTCAAATGGGTCCATCTTTACAGACATACGGAACAATTCCCAAGCCCCCTCAAATGTATGATAGCGATATTGGTTGCCAGCGCATTGAACCTGGACTGCTTAAAGCATTTTTAGATAATCCTTATACACACAGTTTATCCAGTGCTGTATAAATAACTAAATAATGAAACCAAAATAACTTATACAAAAAACTATATACCAAACAATAAAGTATATTATACGTAATATTAAAATATAAAAACACTATTTTAATATTAATAGCAAACTATAAATGTCATTAAATATCCATGAAAATATAAAAAATAAATTGGCGTATTTTTATGAAATACGTAAAATCCCTAACATTATTTTTAACGGCTCCAGTGGGTCAGGTAAAAGCACTATAGTTAATGATTTTATTTCTCTCATATACGAGGGAAATAAAGAGAAAATTAAAGATTTTGTAATGTATGTCAATTGCGCACACGGTAAAGGTATAAAGTTTATAAGGGAAGAATTAAAATTCTTTGCTAAGACACATATTAATTCAAATGGAGGCAATACTTTTAAAAGTATTGTATTATTAAATGGAGACAAATTAACCATGGATGCTCAATCCGCATTACGGAGGTGCATTGAATTATTCAGTCATAATACACGTTTTTTCATTATTGTTGAAGACAAATATAAATTATTGAAACCAATTTTGTCTCGTTTTTGCGAAATATATATACCTGAACCTGAATATAAAGGACAAACAATTAATTTATACAAATATAATTTAGAAACTGTATTTAAGTTTTCATCTATTAATAAGACCAGAATAGAATGGCTTAAAAAAAAGATACAGACAACCGTAACTTCTAATTTAACAGAGACATCATTATTATCGTTTTGTTCAAAATTATACGAAAAAGGATACAATGCATTGGAATTGTTGACATTAATAGAAAATGGATTAGGTTCAGTAACCGATGAAAAAAGATATGAACTATTAGTTGCATTTGATAAGGTAAGAAAAGAATTTAGAAACGAAAAACTTCTTATGATGTTTATAATAAACTTTACGTTTTTAAATATTGATGTAAAGTTGGAGAATATTTCGTTCATGTAAAATTGTAACTACTTTTATATTATAAACTTATGAAGTATAATATAAAATATATTTGGTGCATATATGCTCTGGGGACAAAACTGGGACAAAATGGTTAAATCTGTTAAATAACGTTGATTTATCCCATGTTTGGTCTTTAACAAATGATTGTTTAAACTTTTTTGTTATTGGGTTTCATGTTAGAAACTGTGCAAATATATTTGGGGATATTTTGGGGAAAATCTGTTAACAGTTGTTAAATTTCCTTTGTAACTATTATTCAACTATTCCTTATCAATAATGACTTCTTTTATGACATTTTTGATAATTTTATCATAATTGGTTAACTGTTCTTCTTTTGTTGAACCAGACATGGTTTCACAAATAAGCTTGTTATATTTATCATTTTCTTTAGAAGTTGAATCATTGTAACATGGGTTTAACTTTTGCCATTCAAAAATATTCTGTATATTTTTATTAGAAACTTTTTTGATTGCCTTTGTTAATGTTGGCTTATCATCATTTTCCTTTGTCCATTGATTATCCTCTTTAATGTAAAGGGTGCTTCTTTTTAAATCACTGCAATGAAGTGGTCGCTTACATACATCTAATTTTTTTAGTCCGTTAATAAATATTTTAGAAATACCGTTTGTATATCCAAGTCTCGCAGTTTCTTCTAAGTCATTTACTTTAAGAACCAACGATTCAACAAAATCTGTTATGTTGAGAGCATCTTTGCATGTCTCATTAAGAAATACATTTAAATTAAAATTTGTTGTGTTTATTGTATTATTATTATTAGATATAATATTCGGTTTATTATTTTCAGCAATTTGGAGCAGTTTAGTATTCTGTTCTATTAATTTGTTATTTTGTTCTGTAAGTTTATCAATTATTTGTTTATTTTGTTCTAATAAAAAATCCTTGATTTCGTTGTCTTTATTTATTATGTCTAATAATAATTCAACACTAATATCTTTTTGCTTACATAGTTTTTTATGTTTACTCAAACCACTGGCAAAAGAGTACTCCTTACCACATTTACATGTAAATGTTTTGATATTATTTGGTTGTATATTTGGTTGTATATTTGGTTGTTGAATATTAAATTGTTTATGTTTTTCAGTTAGTAAATGACGTTTATAATCTGATATCTTATACGAATTAAAATTACATTTTACACAATTAAAACAATTATTAACTTTTGTTTCGGTATTTGTGGCATTATTAATATTTTCAACTTTTGGTTTTAATGTTGGTTTACTTATATTTAATGTTGCATTTAATAAATTAAAATACTCTTCTTCTTTTTGTATAGCTTCATCATGGTTACTACAATTAATAACTGTAATTATTTCCATTTTCCAATTACTCCAGCCACCATTTGTTCTAATTACCTCATATAATTTACATTTATAAATAGGTGAAGTATTGTTTATGCAACATACTTTATGTAAATGTTTACGTTGAACGAAGTTAGTTGTATGTCCCACATACACATCAGTCACTTGGGGATTTTTACAAGTTATTTTATAAATAATTGTATTGGAATAATCTATTTCAGACTTAGGCATATTATAATATATTTATAACTTATTTTTAATATTAAAACGCTTAAATACTTAAATCTTTACATTTTTACGCTGAAAATATATAATTTTAGTTTTTCAATATTACATTATAATATCATAACAAATTATGATTTTGGAAATGTAAAAAATATTTGTATGGTGTATTATCCATGATATTCCAAATGTTATCCTTGTTGTTTTCAGTAACAATAATCTTCAAAGTAGTTATAATATTGTTACTGATTGTCGTCTGGATAACATAGAATCTTATAAATAGCGCTTTATTTATAAATAAATTATTATATTTTATCTTCAAATTATCCGTCAAAAATAAATAAAATACTTTTTTCCAAAAAAGTGTAAAAAAACATCGTAACACTTTTTTTCATGCAAAAAATAAATTTAGAGCATTATGCTCATGGATGCGAAAAAAAACCGTGTTTTCCAAGACTTTATTTGATTTTTCAAAAATGGACATTTATAAATGTCCAAAATTCATTTCCCTTTTTACTTTTGGGAAAAAAATAGAAAAAAGTTTACGGACAAAAGGGTACAACCAACTGGCAGCCAATTATGCAGCCATTACATAAATAATCATTGAAATAATGAGAGCATATATGGTGATGTTTATACCATCTATATTATAGTTTTTCAATAACAACTTCTTTAGAAACCTTGGACATAATTTTATTTAAGTTATCAAACTGTTCTTCTTTGGTTGACCCAGACATGGAATTGGAAACAATTTTTAAATATAAATCATTTTGTTTTGATTCGGAATCAGTGCAACTGGGATTCGCTTTTCTCCATTCATTGATTTGCATGATATTTTTGTTAGCGATTTGTTTTACTGCCTTTTTAAGTATTTCTTTTTCGCCGCCATCTTTAACCCATTTATTATCATCTTTAATATACAATATTTCTCTCTTAATATCACTGCAATGAATAGGTCTCTTATTAGTTTCTAATTCATTTAAATTTTTATTGATTATTTTTGAAACTCCTTCTACATATCCGAGTCTCCCAGTGGTTTCCAAATCCGAAAGTTGCAACTTAATTGTTTCAACAAACTCGCTAATATTCAAAGCATCTTTGCATTGTTCGTTTAGAAACACCTGTAAATTAAATGTTTTATTATGTGAATTATTATTATGTGTTCCATTTTTTATAACATCCATCATCATATTTTTTAATTCACTATTCTCCTTAATCAATAACATAATCAGTTCTTTATCAGTTGGTTCATTTATTATTTTAGATTCACTATTTTCTTTTATTTTGGTTTCATGTGTATCAGCTGTATCAGCTGTATCAGGTGTATCAGGTATTATACATTTTTTCTTATGTTTCCACAAACCATTCCTAGACATATACTGTTTATTACAAATTTCACATACCATTTTTTTCTCAAAAGTTGGCAATAAAAGTGCCAGTTTTGTGTCACCTGCTGTCACCGATGTGTCACCAAACTTACTTTTTATGTGTTTCCCTGTCAAAACATGTGCGTCATAATTACTTTTCTTGCTTGTTTCATAGTCACAAATATTGCAATATATTTTTGAGCTTTTTTTGAGCTTGTTTTTGTCACCTACTGTCTCCATTTCATATAATAACAGAAAAAAATTAAAAAAAAATTACAAATTTTATCGTAACACTTTTTTTCATGAAAAAATATTTTTTAAAGCATTATGCTGAGAGATGCGAAAAAAAACAGTATTTTCCAAGACTTTATTTAGTTTTCTCAAAATGGACATTTATAAATGTCCAAAATTCATTTCCCTTTTTACTTTTGGGAAATTTTTTCATACTTTTATAAAAACAAAAAGAAACCAATTGCAACAATTTATGTAGTCGTTACAGAAATAATCATCAGATTCATGAGAGCATATATAGTAACATATATACAATCCATTGATACAGACAAGATGGAAACATATTAATTTTTTTCTATGATTATTGGAAATATTTGAAATTTTATAAAATGCAATAAATATTTATATATATATATATATGCCACCTAAATTGAAGAAAATAAAGGACAAAGGAGACAGTTCGGGTTCCAGTTCAAGCTCCAGTTCAAGTTCAAGTTCAAGTTCCAGTTCAAGTTCTAAAAGTAGTTCAAGTTCAAGTTCAAGTTCCAGTTCTAAAGGCAGTTCCAGTTCTAAAGGCAGTTCCAGTTCTAAAGGTAGTTCTAAAGGTAGTTCCAAAGTTAGTTCTGAAGGTTCCAAAATTAGTTCCAGAACAAAAAGTTCTTCATCACTTCCATCAGAATCATTAAAAATAAAATTAGAGAGAGAAGATGACTTTAGTTTTGAGAGTGATATTGATGAACCAGAAATATTACATGATAATTTTGAAAAACTTAAAAATTTGTTAGAAACACGTATGGAAAATTCAAAACATTTAGAAAATATACTACCATCCAGTTATCTTCAATATGACCCAAGCTGCATACGCAAATATAGTAATTTTTCATTTCCAAAAGATTACAAATTATTTTATGATTTTGTAGATTATTTTCCTTCTAAAAAAGATTGTGAAGAAAATGAAATTGAACATAATGACGAACTTAAACAATATTTACAAAATCTTCATAATGAGGATACGTATAATGATTTTATTAATACATTAAAACTTGTATCTCCAAAAACACTTAGTTTAATTGATAAAATAGAAGAATTAGATAACAAAGATATGGCTCAATATGGAAAAAAATTTAAGCATTTTATTTTTTCTGATTCAAAATCATCTATGGCGGGAGTTAAATTTCTTGCAAGTGCTTTAATTGCAAGAGGAATGAAATTAGGATACACAGCTGAACCAAAGTTTGGTAAGGATAACTGGAATAAAATGGAATTATTGTCTAATGCCGAATTAGAGAGAACAAAATATAATAATTTTTATATGTTATGTTCTAAATCAGTGTATGATAAACCAATTAGTGTATCTACTAAAAAAGAAATATTATCAAGATTTAATGAGCGTCCAGATAATGTGTATGGTGAAAATATTCGTATTATATTGATGGATGGTGGATATAAAGAAGGTATAGATTTATTTGACATTAAATATGTTCATATTTTTGAACCAACATTAACCGGAGCGGATCAAAAACAGGTAATTGGACGTGGTACTCGTACATGTGGGCAAAAAGGTCTTGATTTTCATCCATTAAAAGGTTGGCCTCTTTATGTTTATGTATATGACTTAAAAATAGAAGAACCATTTAATGCAGTTCTAAACGCAACAAGTGGTATTGAACTGTATTTTAAAGCAAAGAATTTAAATGTAAAATTATTAAATTTTGTTAATGAATTAGAGACAACATGCATCCAAAATGCAGTAGATTATGAATTAAATAAAAATATTCATTCCTTTTCAATTTCTTTTGATGAAAAAGGTGATTCATTACGAGGTGGAGTTAGCTCATCTTCAAATTCTCAATCAGAATCTGATTCTGATTCTGAATCAAATACTCAATCAAGTTCTGATTCTGATTCTGATTCTGAAACAAATACTCAATCAAGTTCTCGTTCATCCTCCAGCAGTAAACATTCTAAAACTAAGAAGTCATTGTCTAATTCTTTTCCATCTATTACATCAGAAATTGTAAGTTCTCGTTCAAATACTTCTTCATTAAATGCAGATTTTTTTAAACAATCCTTATCAAAATCACCCGTACCAATGTCATTCTCTATAGATAAACAATTAAATGCATCTGAAATGCGGCAATATATAAGAGATTATTTTTCTCAATATGCATGGGGACCAGTTGTAATGGAAAACAATTGTGTTTCAAAAGGAGGAAAAAAACAGTTAGGTGGTGCAACAATTATGAATTATACGCCAACCCAAGCATTTGTTAGTAATTTTTTTACACCACAAAATCCTTTAAAAGGTATGTTACTATGGCATAGTGTTGGAACTGGAAAAACATGTACAGCAATTGCGACAGCAACTTCTTCGTTTGAAAAGCAAGGATATACTATTCTTTGGGTAACACGAACTACACTTAAAAATGATATTTGGAAAAATATGTTTGATCAGGTATGCCATGAAATTATTAAACTAAAAATTGAGAATCAAGGAATTGTGATTCCTTCAAAAAATGCGGATCGTATAAAACTTCTTTCTAAATCATGGAGAATTCGTCCAATGTCATATAAACAATTCAGTAATCTTGTATCTAAGAAAAATCAAATTTATGATACTATGGTTAAAATCAATGGTTCTGAAGACCCATTGCGTAAAACATTACTAATTATTGATGAAGCACATAAACTATATGGAGGCGGAGATTTATCTTCTATTGAAACTCCGGATATGGTTGCTCTTCATGCATCATTAATGAATTCCTATATTGTATCTGGCAGAGACTCTGTTAAATTATTAGTAATGACTGCAACACCTATTCAAACAGATCCAATGGAATTAATAAAGTTGGTAAATTTATTTAAAATGCCCAATGAGCAAATGCCAGAAACTTTTGATATGTTCTCAGAAGAATATTTAGATAGTTCTGGAAATTTTAAGCCCAATGGATTACATAAATTTAGAAATCAAATCGCAGGGCATATTAGTTATTTAAATCGTGAAAAAGATGCACGTCAATTTTCTCAACCTGTTGTATCTGTAATACAAACAAATGTATATGATAAGGAAATATTGAAGTACAATAAGAAACTCACACGTAAATTATATTCCACAATGGGTAAAGATATTAGTAACAAATTAAAAACACTTAGAACAAATCCTATTCTTAAGGCAAAGACTTCAACTGGATATAATAAATTAAAAAAGCTTTGTGATACATATGAATCAAGTAAAGCAAAAAATGCATGTAAAAAAATTGTGAACGCTTATAAAAAGAATGAATCCGATAAGATAAAAGAAGGCAAAATAGCACTTAAACAAGAATTAGATGATTATAAATTATTTGCCAAGGACTTTAAAGAGTTAAAGAAATCCGACATAAGTAATGCTACAGAGAATGAAGAATTATCGCCATTATTTTTCCGTTCAAACCATAATAGAGTTCCAATGAATAAAATTGGTTCAGTTTTTAATCGTTTAGTTAGCTGTGGTAAAAATATTAAGTCAACTGAAAATTTAATAAATAGTGCTATTTCAAATAATCCTAATATAGCTCAACTAAAAAATAAGGTTGATACTTATAAACAACACATTGAACAAAATTCCCTTATTCTTAAAAAGGAGAAAAACCCTAAAACAAGGAAGGTTTTGAAGAGACAAATTAAAAATGATAAATCTAAATTATATATTAGGAACAAAACATTAAAATTAAAAATAAAAGAGTTTACTAAAATTGTAAAAAATAATGTAAAACAAACAAAAAAGAATATAAGAGAAAGTCAGAAAAATCAAAAAAAAATAATAAATAAATTAAAAAAGTTAAAAATGTATGAACCTGATTTAGAAGATAAAGAGTTACGTCGTAAAATTTATGATGATGTACAAGTTGCAGTAGAAGGAATTGAAATGCAATTAAAAGAAAAAACTGATAAGAAACAAGCTCGTACTATGAAGAAAATGGAAAAAGAACAAAATAAATTAGAAAAAGGAGATGCAAAATTAGCAAAAAAACATGCAAAAACTATGAAAAATATGGAAAAGAAAAAGGTTCAAGAAGATAAAGAATTTGCAAAATTACAAAAGTTGCGTGAAGTTGAATTTAAGAAATTAGATGCAGAAACTAAAAAACAACGTGAAAAATTAGCCAAAGAAGAAGAAATAGCAGCAAAAAAGAGAGACAAAGATGCGGAAATAGAAAGAAAAAGGAGAGAAAAAGAAGCAGAAAAGGCAGCCAAAGAGGCGGAAATAGAAAGAAAAAGGAGAGAAAAAGAAGAAATAGAAAGAAAAAGGAGAGAAAAAGAAGCGGAGAAGGCAGCAAAAGAAGCAGAAATAGAAAGAAAAAGGAGAGAAAAAGAAGCAGAAAATGCAGCAAAAGAAGCAGCAAAAGAAGCGGAAATAGAAAGAAAAAAGAGAGAAAAAGATGCAGAAAATGCAGCAAAAGAAGCAGCTAAACAAGCAAAAGAAGCAGCTAAGAGAGAAAATGAGTTGGCAAAACAACGTGAAAAGGAAGAAAAAGATGCAAGAATAAAGGCACAAAAGGATGCAAAAGCAGAAGCTAAAACTAAGAAAAAAATTAAAGGTGGAAAATTATATTATTCATCACTATCAAGAACTCGCAAAAGAAGATAAAAACAAATGCTTATAATACTTATAATTAAACTATACCATATATGGTAACAAATTATGAGACAAATATACAGAAATCTTACGATATGTAACTTTTATTGTCATATATGCGAATAAAAGAAAAACAAACGGCTGTTTTACTGACGCTAATTGGTAACATATTTGTTTCACATTTTACAAAATGTTAAAATATGATAATTTAACATATTGTTAATAATGTTTTGCAATGAGTTCAAACTCCAAAAAAAAAACATCTAATATTTACATTATGGATGATTTTAATGTTAGTTCGCTGCATGAGTCAAAAAACGAATGGGGTGCCCGTTTGCTGACAATTTTGACGCCATTATTAATAGAAGGATTCAAATCTATCTTTGACGAATCGGTCAAGTTGTGCAAAGAAAATGATGAAATGGATAAATATTTAATGACATTTCAGAATTTAATAACAAGAATTCCTAAATGGAATTCAAATATTATTGAACAAGAGAGAAAAAGGATTGTTGAGAGAAGTTGTTGCAGTTATTTAGAAGAATTAGTAACATGCGTTCACATAATTCAATTAAAATTATTAACTGCAATGAGGGTTGGACAAAAACAGAAGAAAATAGATATAAATATTCCTAAGTTGGATGATTTTGTTCATAAGGCGTATGTAAATGTAGCAAGAAAGGTGTATAAAAACGTGTATTTATTTGAAATGAATTCCGCTCCGTTGCAAGTGCAACGACATAACCGAGAATTAGAAATAATAGTTCAGGAATGTATTTTAAACGCAGTAAGAGAGAGTATTCCTATTGAGAATATTTTAAAGGCGTATATGGATGAAACTGTGGAGGAAGATGTAATAGAAGAGATTAAAGAGCAAATAATAGATAAACCTGAGACACCCAACGGAACAACTGAATCCGAATTTATTGCAGAAGGAAAAGGGGGTACTCCTTCATTAAGTCAAGGATTATCTTTTAATGACGTAGATTCAGTTTTGCATAAGTCGGGAAAGGAAGAAATGGTTAGTGCACCAAAGTCAATTGAAAGATTAGAAGAGATTAGTAATTTAAGGGCCATTCAGAGAAAGATGGAAGAGGAAGACGATGACATGTTGCGCATTTCAGATGAAACCGTAGAACTAAATGGTTTAGATGTTCATGTAATTGGCGGAGGCGACATGAAACTAAATAATGATTTTTTATTGAATGATATTGAAGTTTTAGCATAAATAATACAAAATGCGTTAAATATGTATTTGAAATGTAAAAATATATTGTAAATGGATAATATATTTTTAGTTGCAGGAGTAATAACATTTATATTTTTTATTTCTAAGTTCTTGGAGATGAGATATGTAGAGAAAGAGGCGAGACCATTGAAGTTATTAATTAAGGATGCGTTGCTTGTATTTGCTTGTATTGTACTTGGTAATTTTATTTTAGAGCAGGTGAATCCTGTTTTAAATGATACATTGTCGGCTACAACTGTTCCAAGTGTGTTTACAGATAACCCGCCTTTTTAAAATTCTACTGTAGAGCCTACTGTAATTTTGCTCTACTTTTCTAAAAAGTAGAAAAAGTAGTTATTTTTGCTCTACTTTTCTTAAAAGTAGAACTAACGTCCAGTCCAAACTTTAACAAATGAATGCGGAACACTTTTACCATTAAAATCAGCAATATACGCATCATAATTATAACTAAATGGTTTTTTGTGATGAAATATGCTACCAAAAAGTGAATTTATGTTCAATAAATTAGTATATTCTAAAGAAAATATGATTCCTATTATTCGTTCTAATGCACATCGGTCAGTTCTACAATGAACTGCATGAAGTAAATTAGAAATATTGTATTTGTTTTCTATTCTTTCCAAAAATTGTAAATTAATATAGCATTGAACCCCAAAACATAATTTAAATTTATCTCTATTCATCCCAAGAATATTAATCTCATTCTTGTTTATTATTTTTTCAATAGGTCCCTTATGTTTTAAAAATTTGGTTATTCTTAAAAGATTTGGCAGATTTTCTTTATCATAAGTGTGATGCCATAATGGAATAACAGGTAATCCAATTTGTTCAAACGGAATACGTTTATGAATAAAAACACTGTCATGTATTATTACAGCATTATCAAACCATTTATGCTTCAAAAAATAAATAAATGGTAATAACTCACCACGTCCATGAAATTCAGATTGAATAACGGTAATATTTTTATAATCAAAGTCGCTTTTCACATAATCATAATTACTATTATCATCAATAATAACAATTTGTTTTAATGGATAATGTGTTCTGATTAATTTAATATTTTGGTTCCAATATTTATTTGTAGTTTCAGAATTAACATGTCTTGTAATAATAAAACCATACGACATTATATTATAAATTATATAATATAATAAACTTAATCAATAATACAATAAAGTTAATATTTTTAAATAATATATGATGGTAGTTCATCAATATTCATAACATCGTCACTTTTCACCTTTCCCTTGTCAAAGGCATTTTTTGTGATTTCAAATTTGCTAAATTCAGTGCGTTCCAATTGGGCGTTAGGAGTATGATTATGAACACAACGGGCAATCATTTTATATAATTTAAAATCAGGATATCTTTCTGTGCCATTATTTTTATACAAAACATTAATACCATTATCATCAGTGCACCATTCTACAATAAGTTTTACAATAGGCTCACAATCTGTCATATTTTTAAGACTATCAAAATCATCAACAACATAATCAAAAATAGAACATGCTAAACGACATAGGTCAAAACTAAAGTTGGGTTCTAATCTCGGTTTTTTATCGTTAAAATATGGTTCAGTGTTATATTGCGTTACTGCATCACCGCCTGTTTGAAAACTGTCGCTACAGAATAATTTTCCATTGAATTTATAAATAGCTCGTCCAAAATCAATAATTTTGAATATTTTGCCAAAAGTGGGAACCTTATAGTACTGTTTTTTATAATAATAATACAAAAACTTTTTATTAGTTGGTACATACATAATGTTATTTGTATGCAAGTCATTATGAGTGAAAGAAAATAGTTTTTGATATGTTATTAATGTCATAATAACTTGCATAAAAATAGCAAACCATTCGTCAGTAGAAATTTCATTATTTATAATGTAATCATCTAATGTGTTTTCACATAACTCTAAACAAATTAATTGTACTGGAAATTTATCAAATGTCAAATGCAGTTTTTCACATTCAATATCGTCAGAATAGTCGTCGTCGTCATCGTCGTCGTCATCAGAGTTGTCAGAATTAGCATCATCATTATCGTTATCATTTGAGTCGTTATTAGATTCATTTACAGAATCCGGTGCATCATTCATATCAGTTGAATCATTTGTATGCGATGTCCTTGAAGAGCAAGATGATCCGGATTTAATACTGGCTGATTTTTTGACATCAGTAATGTCAATTGAATTAGTAATGTCAACTAAATCAATATTTAAATGTTTAACGTCATCTAATGTTACTTGATTAGAGAAAATATTTTCAAAAATACTGTCATCAATGGATTTTAGTGAAAGATTAGATGCGGATTTATTCATAATGTTAATGCTTGGTTTAGGTGCATCTTCGCTAATCTCTTCTGAGATTAAGTGAGAATAATCTTCAATCTTAAAAAGTAAATTCTTATGCTTATTGAAAAATTCGGATTGTATTAAATAATCAATATCATCAATCACGTTAATTGTATAATTATTTTTAACTGAAATAAATGAACCGTAAAAATCAAGGGCGTGAATAAAATTATGCGTATGAAGAACTTTGCTTGTTAAAAATGAGAAAAAACTGTCAACATAGGCAGCATTATTAGTATCATTAATTTTAGGATGCACCTTTAGATTGGCTGTTTTATCAATTGTAGGTAAATTAAATAAGTTGGTATCATTATGGTTATATTTGCCGACCAAATATTTAAAAGGGTCTAATAAAGGTGCCATTTTAATAAATATTTTTTGAGTCATTGAAAATTCATCGTCACCGGAAATGTTTTTTAATTTGCATGTATAAATATTATCTGCATCAGTATGTTTATCATGCTTATCTTGTTTATCCTTAATATCTGAAATAGACCACATATGATTTAAATTGATTGAATTAAAATTAGTAGTGTTCAATGAAAAAAATTTATCATATATAGGAATATAATTTTGAACATTAGAAATAGAGATATGCGGATTAGACTGAAATTTATTGAACAAATTAATATTTTTCCTTTTCTGGTAGTTTATAGTAATTGTCATTAGCTAATAAAAATATTAATAATAATTGTATTTAACTTATTATTTAATAATCTTATTATTATCCCTAAATGTTTTGATCCAATAATTTTTCAAATATGAAATATGCGTAAAAAAAAATTCTTTTTTTAAAGTATATTAAGTATAATATGAACTTAGAACTAAAACGTTTTGATATGAAAAACATTAGTTTTAAACCAAATGAGTCAAAAGGTCCAGTTGTGGTTCTAATTGGTCGTCGTGATACCGGTAAATCTTTCTTGGTAAAAGATCTACTGTATTATCATCAGGATATTCCCATAGGAACCGTTATTTCCGGCACAGAAGAGGGCAACGGATTTTACGGCAAATTAGTTCCGAAATTATTCATTCATAATGAATACAATACGGCTATCATTGAAAATATCTTGAAACGACAGCGGCAAGTATTGAAACAAATTAAAAAAGAAATGGAACAATTCAAACGCAGCACGATAGATCCACGAACTTTTGTTATCATGGATGATTGCTTATATGATAACACGTGGTCTCGTGACAAGTTAATGAGGCTATTATTTATGAACGGTAATTTTTTAGTGAATGGTTTTATGAATGGTCATAATTTCCATAAGTGTTTGCCGTTAAGAGTCATGTAAACCCATGGCTAGTCGTCTGCCGGTTAGAAGGCAGATGGCGACACGTCCAAATTGCGGGGATATCTTGTTAGGATTATGCTACTAAACTCATATGGAAACATATGAGTGGCTTATGTTAACTGCATAAGGTAGAGTAAAAATGTATAATATAAAGACAATCCGCAGCCAATTTTCTAAGTCCGTTATGATAAGGATATGAAAACGGTTCAACGACTAAATGCCCGTGGGCTGAAAACGTCTAATCAACGTTGATGAAAGCTTAAGATATAGTCTAAACCCACTTGAGAGAGTGTTGTGCCCATTTAAAAAGCATGAATTTAATGATTTCAGAAGGAAATGTCTGAATGAAAATGGTATTATTGAGACACTGGAAGGTGATGTTGCTGATAACAATGCAATATCCTTTAGGTATTCCGCCTACATTGAGAACAAATATAGATTACGTGTTTATATTGAGAGAACCGTATATCGCAAATAGGAAACGCATTTACGAGAATTATGCAGGCATGTTTCCCACATTAGAGTCGTTTTGCCAAGTGATGGACCAATGCACAGAAAATTATGAATGTTTGGTAATCAATAACAATGCCAAATCAAACAAATTGCAAGACCAAGTGTTTTGGTATAAGGCGGATTCGCATAACGATTTCAGATTAGGGTCAAAAGAGTTCTGGGAGCTGTCAAAGCAGTTAAATGATGACGACGAAGAGGAGCAATATGACCCAAATAATGTGAAAAAACGAGGCCAAGGGCCGAAAATTGCCGTCAAAAAGAGCAAGTGGTAAGTAATCCGCTTTTAAAAAACTGTTTTAATATAATCCGCTTTTATAAATCCGCTTTTATAATAATAAGTGGATAAAATGCCGTTTGATTTTAACATATAATATATTATTAAATACTATATGTCTATTTATGGTCATTATACAAAACAATATTATGGAAACAAAATCATTTTTCCAGAAAAATCATTTTTAGTATCAGGAATAAGTTTTTATAAACATAATTGTTTAGATATAACATATGAAACAGAATTGACAATGGAATTAGAACCAGACAACGAATATGATAAAACAGCAATATCTATCAAAAATAATAATGACAAAATTGGATACGTTCCAAATTCTCAAATAAAAGAATTATGTAAAGAACATATTACAGAACCATTAAAAGTATTAAATATAAAACTTATTAATGGAAATTACGGCATTCGTGTTATACCTAAATGTTATTATGTTTATGATAAAATATTAGAAAGTAAAGTGTTTTTCTCTGATGATTAATAGGCGTTTTATAAATCCGCTTTTATAATTCTGCTAAATAATATAGCGTTTATTTCTCTTAATACATTTGATAAATCAAACCCTTTTTCATTAGGATTATATCTTATTATTTTATTACCCAATGATGTAATATATAGTTCTCTTATTTTTTCATTTTCCAGGTCACGGTCATCGTGATTATTTTCATCACATTCTATAACTAATTTATGGTCAACAAAATATAAATCTGCTCTATATTTACCTATAGTAAATTGACGTTTAACATTTATCATATTACTATATGCATTTGAAATAAAGCCAATAGTTTGGTTTTCAATACACATACCGATATTTATTTGTTTTATATTTTCACTTAAATCAACAATATATCTATTTCTTAAATTATACGTATTTTTTAACAATTCAAATGCTTCTTCTGTAAGAAGATAAGTTATTTTATTTTGACCTCCATTTTGTTTTATTTGATTGAATTTATTTTTTTCAATAATATAATGAATATTCTCTTTGTAATTTTTAGTTAAATACCTGACTAAATTAACTTTTTTACTTGCTAAATATAATAATTCTTCTAAGTTTCTTACGAATTCGGACATTGTTTTTAATATCAGTAATTAATATATGTTTAATTCAATTTTATATAAAAAATAAAAAATAACAATTATATTATTTAACAAAGTAAACAATTTATACCCATTTAAATAACCCACATGGTTCACATTTATAAAATTTTTTCCCTTTATTTGGTCCTTCTTTTTTAACAGTTAATATTTTAATGTTTGAAGAACAGTTTTCACAAGTATTCTTTGTTTTCAAAAAACAAATACTACAAGTTTTTCTCCAGTTTTTATCAGTTTCTGGTATTAATACATCATCCCCACACACATCACACTCTATATAAATATGTTTTTGGGTTTGTTTATTTTGTTTAAAACAATCAGTGCATCTTGTTTTGTAAGTTTCTGGAGACATTATATAATCATTACAATCAATACAGTTTCTAACAGTAGAAATACAAATATGGCAAAATTTAACATCTATATTTGTAGGTGATACAAAATCAATATTACATTTTAAACAAGCAGATGTTTTTTTAATTTGAATACATATAGAACATAATTTATTATTTATTATTTTTCTGGTCTCTTGATTACAATTTAAACAAGTTACTGTTTGTATTTCCTTTAAAATTTGTTTATTCAATTTTTTAGCTTTCTTTTTAATCCTATTTGGAACACACGAACAAATTCCATTGATATTACTACTATTAGCGGGATTATAAATTACTTTATCTTTTTGACAGATAATACATCTGTTACTTATAGTATATTTAATAGTTTCTGTTTCTGTTTCAGAATCTGAACCAGAAATATATTTATTTTTTCCAACTTTTAATTGTTTTTTAATTGCTCGTTGATTTTCTTTATATCCTTGAGGCCATTCATTTTTAATTTCATCTTTTCTATCTCTTGCAGCTCGTTGCATCAACTTATATTGTTCATCGTTCTCACTAACAACTCTGTGTCTTTTATTGCATACACTACCTACATTAAAGCAAACTCCTGATAAGTTATTTTCAAATTCAAAAACATTTTCAATTGGTTGACTACATATACAAGTATGAGACCCATCATTTTCATCATCATGTCTATATGAAGCACAAGTAAAATCTGAATTATCACTAATATTTAGGTCATCATTTATTTCATTGAATGCTATTTTTAGCTGTAAAAAGCTGTTTAGTTGTGAAATATAACTTTTAGGATATGTTAATAATAATAAGAATATAAATTTATCTGGTTTTTCGGGAGTTTTTCCATTATAATAACGTGCCATAAATTTTTCTAGTTTATTCCAATAAATACAATAATTTTCTGGATTTGAGAATTTTATAATAAAGTCTGGTTCATTCATACAAGATAAAATTAATTGTTTAAATTTTTCATTCCAAATTAATGTAGTAATGACAATCCATTTTCCATTATTTGTATATTCTTGAATTTGTTCCATTTGATAATAATTATATTAATTAATATTTAATATAATTATATTATTTCAATTTTATAATAATAACTACATATCATTCTCCTTCCATTGGGTTTCAAAAGCAGCGGAAGCCGAAAATATTTCCAAAACAAAAATGTCAAGAAGTATTAAAAATAAAACTATATTTACAGATTATTTTTATAGTTTCCAAAATAATAAATAATAAACAACAAATAATATATAACTATAATTTTTAAATTATATATTATTTAACAAAGTAAATATCTACATATCCTTCTCATTCTCCTTCTCTTGAGAAGCAAAAGGGCCGCTAACAAGTTCACTGCGTCCGTAATCGGTTTTACCGACAACCACATTTTCTCCCTCAAACAATTCGCTGCGAATATCGGCAACAGAAATGGTCTCGGAATTAGCAGCAAGATTTTTCTCCTGTGTGCTACTCGTTGCGGCAACACCGACCAAATTGCCATCCTGGTCAATATCCTGTGTCAAAATATTCCCATGTTTTTCCGCATTCAGTTTATTTTCATCCATCGCCTTTTGCTTTGTCTCCTTAACACGTGCATCAAATGCATTCTTTGCAGCCGACTCATTCTTCTGTTTTTCCTGAGCAAGTTGGTTAAGCTCCTCCTCCATATATTCAACCTTGCCAGTCTTGTATGCCTCGGGCTCCCACGGGAGCCATGTGCCGACAGGTCCGACAAATACATCAAAACTTGGATCAACTTCTCTGATAAGTTTAGCACGCAACTCGGCCTCTTCTTGTGACGCAAAATGACCACGAGATTTAAACCCACGAACAGATGTTTGAAAATTATATTTAATATTAAATTGCTTTTCAAGGTCATCTTCAGACTTATCCAAAAAATTCTTATAATCATCCTCAATAGAAGAACTGATGATATTATCACGCTCTTCTTTGACAAAACCTTCATAATCCTTCATAACATCCTCAAAAGACAATTTATATTTGTAAGACATGAAATTAATAAATTGATGGAACTTTTCCATTGATTTAGAAAATTCCCACTTCTTTAGGAACTCCTCAAAATAATACATTTCCTTTTGCTTTAGAATTTTCTCTGGAGTAATGAAAGAAAAACAACCGAATGTCTGACCAGCAATAGCTTTATCAACTTCAAGAAGATCAACATATTTAGGATTAGGACTACCGTCTTTATTTTTATGTCTTTCAAATGCAAGCTTTTTAGATGAATTAGTTTTACTCTTTCCACTCATTATAATTATATATTATTTGAATTGTTCGTTTTAAGTTTTAATTAAATAATATTATATTATTTATTTTATTTAATTATTTTTTAATTTGGTTATATTTTCTTTTATCCGGGTATATTTTATTTTCTTGTTATTTTATATAAAGATGGCGATGTTTGATATGTCTGAATTAGTTAAGCGAATAATTAAGTATTTAGTGGAAGGTTTAATGGTTGCTATTGCGGCCTTTGCTATTCCTAAGCGTTCGTTGAATTTGGAGGAGATTGCTTTACTTGCGTTAACGGCTGCTGCCACGTTTGCTATCTTGGATA